ACTGTCAGATGTTGCACTCAAAATGGCATTAGAGGTGGATCAGCGACTGTCCACTTCCCCATCTGGCACCAAGAAATAGAGGACATTTTAGTTCTCAAGAACAACAAAGGAACCGAAGACAATCGTGTCAGAAAACTCGACTACTCAATCCAAATCTCAAAACTCTTCTATGAAAGGTTTATCGAAGATAAGGAAATCACGCTTTTTTCTCCCCATAGTTGTCCTGACTTGTTTGAGAGTTTTGGGACCCCTGACTTTGATGAGTTATATTGCCGTTACGAACTGGATGAATCAATCCCCAAGCGAACAATCGGAGCTCAAGAACTGATTATGAATCTCCTTAAGGAGAGAGCAGAGACAGGTCGTATCTATATCATGAATATTGATCACTGTAATGAACACTCTTCCTTCAAGGACAAGGTAAGTATGAGTAATCTCTGTCAAGAGATCACTCTACCCACAGAACCTCTCCAACATATTGACTCTATAGATGGCGAGATTGCCCTCTGTATCTTGTCTGCAATCAATGTAGGTAAGTTGACTAAGTTGGAGGAGTTGGAAGACCTCTGTGACCTTTCTGTGAGGTCTCTAGAGGAGTTGATTGACTATCAAGATTATCCAGTAAGAGCAGCAGAGATTGCCACATTGGGTCGTAGATCCCTTGGAGTGGGTTATATTGGTCTTGCTCATTATCTTGCTAAGAATGGATGGAAATACGACTCACAGGAGGCCTGGGACGCAGTACATAAACTTACTGAGTCATTCCAGTATTATCTACTGAAAGCATCAAATGATATTGCTAAAGAGAAAGGTCCTTGTGCTGATTTTTCATCTACAAAATACTCTGATGGAATCCTACCGATTGATACATACAAAAGAGATGTAGATGAGATTACAAAGGTAGAACTGAAACATGATTGGGAAACTCTTAGGGGATCTATTCTTGAGTTCGGACTCAGGCACAGCACTCTGTCCGCACAAATGCCTTCGGAGAGCAGTTCCGTTGTGTCAAATGCCACAAATGGAATCGAACCACCTAGAGATTACCTGTCCATTAAAAAATCAAAGAAAGGACCTCTTAAGCAAGTTGTTCCGTCTTTTGGATCTTTGAAAAATAACTATACCCTACTATGGGATATGGAAGGTAATGATGGATACATCAAAGTAGTTGCAGTAATGCAGAAGTTCTTTGATCAGGCCATCAGTGGGAACTGGAGTTACAATCCAACTCACTATCCAGATAATGAAGTGCCTATTTCTGTTATGGCACAGGACTTTCTCGCCACATATAAGTATGGTTGGAAGACCTCATACTATCAGAATACTTATGACATGAAGAGTGATGATGTAGATGTTGAAGAAGCGAAACCACAATTAGAAAAACTATTCACCGAACTATCAGAGGAGCAAGAGTGTGACAGTTGCACCATCTAAAAAAGTAGAAAGAATGACTGTTTTTAACAAACAGCATGTAGACACTAAGACTCAACCAATGTTCTTTGGTGCTCCACTTGGAGTTCAAAGATATGATGAGTATAAGTATCCAGTGTTTGATAAACTAACAACTCAAATGCTAGGATATTTCTGGAGACCAGAGGAGGTGTCTCTACAAAAAGACCGAGCTGACTATCAATCACTAAGACCAGAACAGAAACACATCTTTACATCCAATCTAAAATACCAAATTCTTTTAGATTCTGTACAAGGTCGTGGTCCTGGCATGGCTTTTGCACCATATTGTGCCTTGCCTGAACTGGAAGGTGCTATGAATGTGTGGCAATTTATGGAGATGATACATTCTAGATCCTATACATATATTATCAAGAACGTGTATCCGAATCCATCAGAAGTCTTTGACACGATTCTAGATGATGAAAAGATTTTAAAGAGAGCAAACTCTGTAACAGCAGCCTACGACGACTTTATAAATGATGCCCACGAATGGGATCAGGGACGTATGTGGGAAAAAGATTGGAAGGATTCACCTTCATCACAATGGACAATTCATGAACTCAAAAGGAAACTCTATCGAGCAATCGCAAATGTCAATATCTTGGAAGGAATTAGGTTCTATGTCTCCTTCGCGTGCTCGTTTGCTTTTGGAGAACTTAAGCTTATGGAAGGATCGGCAAAGATCATCAGCCTTATCAGTAGGGATGAAAACCAACATCTAGTTCTCACTCAACAGATTCTTAAGAAGTGGGCAGATGGAGACGATCCAGAAATGCAACAGATCGCAAAGGAAGAGAGAAGTAATGTAATAGGCATGTTCAAAAATGCCGTTGAAGAAGAGAAGGAATGGGCAGAGTATCTGTTCAGTGGTGGTTCTATGATAGGTTTGAATGACAAACTACTCAATCAATATGTTGAGTGGATTGCTAACAAGAGAATGAAAGCTCTTGGTCTAGATCCAATCTATGATCAACCATTAAAGAACAATCCATTGCCTTGGACACAACACTGGATCTCATCTAAGGGATTACAAGTTGCACCACAGGAAACAGAGGTTGAATCCTACGTTGTTGGTGGTATCAAACAAGATATCAAGAAGAATCAGTTCAGCGGATTCAAACTGTAGACTAAATAATATAAAAGTAGTCCTGTAAAGAATGGCTAAGCAACAAATTGGTGTAGGTTCTGCCAGTAATGACGGAACAGGAGACACCCTGCGACAAGGAGCAGTAAAGGTAAACGCAAACTTTAGCGAGATATACTCGATATTTGGTGATGCGACTAATTTGGTAAGCTTCGCCAAGACTTCTGGTATCTCTAGTGACTCTAATAAGTTTGGTGGTCAGTTACCTTCTTACTATCAAAATGCAACTAACTTAACCTCTGGTTTACTTTCACCTGATCGTTTACCAGAGGTTGTTGTAGCAACTGCTTTTAGTGGTGGGTTGATAGGAAGTGTAACTGGTAATGTTACAGGTGATCTCACTGGTACTGCATCCACATCTGTCAATGCTTCTTTTGCATATGGTATATCTGGACAACCAGATATCTTAGCCAAGGATATAGTTGCAGTCAGTATTGCTTGCACCAACGTTATAGGTGATCTTACTGGGGCTGCAGCGTATGCTCAGACTGCTGGACTTGGGAACTATGCTTTCGTAGCGGGTCTTTCTACGGACTCTCAGAGATCAGTCTATTCTCAACTCGCTGGTGTATCTACTGTAGCTGGGTATGCAACCACCGCTGGTATCGCCACTCTTGCAGTCAACTCTCAAGGCCTGACTGGATCACCTGATATTGTTGTTGGTCTTGCTAGTGGAACGTTCAAGGGTGATGGATCTCAACTGACTGGAGTTGTTGCTGCATCTTCTGGTATCCTTATTAGGGATAACGGTACTCCTATTGGTATTGCTGCTAGTGTTAATTTTGGATATGGTTCTACAGTATCACCCCTATCTGCTGGTATTGTCACAGTAACCGCTGTTAACCAATACGATCAATTAGAAGTTTCTGGTGTCTCAACCTTTACTGGGGACATCAAACCAAATGGAAATATTACAGGTGATGGTAACACAGTCATAACTGGTGTAGCATCTGCTTATATCACTGATGTTCATGGTGGATTGATTGGAAATGTAATCACCGCAGCACAACCAAATATCACATCACTAGGCACTCTAACTTCATTGAATGTCAGTGGTGACGTAAGTATTGGTGGAACATTAACATACGAAGACGTAACTAATATTGATTCTGTCGGTCTTATCACCGCAAGATCTGGTATGGTCGCTACTGGTGTTGTAACTGCAACAACATTTAGTGGTCCTTTAGCTGGAAATGCAGACACTGCTACTTCTGCTGGCACTGCAACCACTGCCTCACGGTCAAATAACATTGCAGTTGTTGATGAATCTACAGATACAACATGTAGTGTATTGTTCGCTGGGGAATCATCAGGATATGTTGCTGCAAAAACAGGAACTAACTTACTATTTGATGCAGTACAGGGAACTTTACAACCCACAAATATAAATGCAACTGGTATTATCACGGCATCATCATTCAGTGGTAATGCAACGAGTGCCACCACTGCATCTACTGCTGATGTTGCAACAAAAGTTACCGTAACGGATCAATCTGGTGACACTTCATGTAATCTCTTGTTTGCTCAAGCAGCAACTGGTGATGTTACACCTCATACTGGAAGTAATCTTACATTCAATTCCAATACAGGTCAGTTATACGCCACCCAGTTCAATGGATCTGGAGCTGGTCTTTCTAATGTACCAGCAGCTGCTATTACTGGTCTTAATGTTGATGCTAGACCACTCTGCAAACAGACAATATATAGTACGGCCACAAGTTTTAGTGTGATTGGTTGGCAAAGTGGTTGGACAGCAGCTCCATTTTCTGTTAGTATTACTCCCACTCAAGCAAGTAGTAAGATTCTAATTGAAGGTGCTATGTTTGCAGACGCTTACCAATATGATTATGCTTTCTTATATGGTATTAGAAGAGCGATATCTGGTGGTGGTACAACTAATATTGTTCCAGCAAACAATGGTAATTATAGACAAGGATCAATGGCAGCTGTTGCACCGTATAGTAACCTTAACTATAGAATCGATCAAGTTACTTACTCCCCATATCTAGATTCACCAAATACTACTTCTACAGTTACATACACGTTCATTATTAGAAACCAAACTACATCATCTTATGATTACTATATCAATAGAGATAGCTTTGATGGGGATAACTCAACTAGTAGAAGAACTTGGAGTCGTATCACCGTAACGGAGGTAAAATCTTAATGGCAACTTACAATCACGAAGCTATTCGTGCAGCATATCCAGACAAAAATTTATTAATTCAAGATGATATTGGTATATTTGATAGGGATATTAGTGACACTACACCGTTTGAAATAGATCAAGCGTTAGTAGATGCAGCTGCAGTCACAACAGATAAAGAAAAACAGAATGCTTACCATAAATTTATGCGTGAACAAGAGTTCCGTGAGGTCACAGACCCAATGTATTTCAAAGTGCAAAGAGGCGAGATAACACAGGCAGACTACGATGCGAAAGTCGAAGAGATCAGGACAAAGTATCCTTATATATAATAAGGTTATAATATTTTACCATGCCAGAATCTGTTAAAACTTCCCCTAAGAAAGAAGAAGAGAAACCGAAAGGCGTTCTCGAAAAAATAAAAGACAAAATCTTACCCGATGAAGATGAGCAGGCTGCTATCATTAGTACATTTGTTCGTCTTGGCGTGTTGGTTTGGAGCGGCGGAATTTTGACTTTAAATTATGTGGCCATTCCAGGCGTTCCTCAACAGAAAATTGATCCGACATTTATAGCATCAGTTTTTACAGGCGTGCTAGCGAGCTTTGGCATCCAGACCGCATCTAAGAAAGGTGACGGTACTATGAAGATGAATGGTAACGGTACTGCTAATGGTGGTGGCAGTGGAGTAACTAAGGCAGATATGGAAAAACTTATTGCTGCGGCATCACAAACTGCACCAGCACAAGTCATCCGTGTCGAACAAGCACCTTTAAAAATAACTACCGAAACTGATCCTAAAAAGTATGAGATGTAATTATGTTTCAAAAAATCGTAAATGGAATCGCTATTGCTAGTGGTGTTGTATCTATCGCCGTCGTGGGTACTGCTGGGTATCTATATGTTAATAAGGATGCAATCATCGAAGATGTTAAAGGCAAAGTAATGGAATCTGTTCTCCCTGCTGGACTTGGTGGTGGAGCATTAGGGGGAATCGGAGGTGCTCTTGGCGGAATGTCAGCAGATGCACCAGACAAAGGTGGTGACTCTACTCCATTACCTTCATTAAGACCAGATATGCCTATCAATCCATTTTAGTCTCAACTGAGACTAAATAGTTGTTTATAGTCACGCAAGGGGAGTAACCTTGATGGACCAAGAACAAGAACTTTGGTTTGCTTTTGACCTAGAATATAGGTCTGTAAAGCAAATCTACCAATCATTGTGTTTCCATTTAGAAAAATGGCCTGGAAACAATGCTGATCCATATGAACAAGAACGTTTAAGAGATTTAAAAAGTAATTTCTATAAACTAATGCTTGAAAAGCAGTACATTTATTGTGATAGTGAGTAATTATGAACATCAGAACATGCCCACGGTGCGAAGCTAAATGGATAGATGAACAATTATATTGGTCAACTGGTAAACAGGGATGTCCTCATGATCTTGCAGGGTTAGTTTGTAACACGCAAGACTTTGAGGAGTGTATTAACCCATGTAAAGGTTCTACTAGTGGACAAACATGGGCACAACGTAGAGCTTTCCTAGATACATTAGGTGACTTCGGTTTACCTAAAGATGATGATACCCCATACCACTAATGGACTTACAAAAAATGGCTACCTATGGAACCGCAGCAGCAGTTGTAGGAACTGGTGCAGTGGTAGGTGGAGGTCAACTTATTGATCAACAGATGGGTGGTCCTGCAAAGAGACAGGAAGTACAACTGCAACAAATTAGAGAAGTGGTTAGAGAAGAAGTTCGTTCTGCTTTGATTGAAGCATGGCCTACTCAATCTGGACAAGTTAAGGGATTGAAATTGGTGATTCCTAATGCCAAATAATCAGATCCCACAGATCTTTATTAATGGGAGTGGATTGAGATTTATCCAACCCATAGACACAGGCACACTTACTATTGCAAATATTCCTAGACCTTGGATGGCGACCCCTCCACAGGCAGTTCCTTACACTCCACCTGTAACTGTCAATATAGGAGTGCCTGTCGTAGATATGCCAGGATGTGTCAAGGTAAATAAAGAAAACGCTAAGAGAGATCCATCCAGAAATAAAAATTTGGTCAATGATGACCCTAAAGGTAATGTAGTATTATGTGATGGTGGTATGCCATACTATGAACCACCTGACTATCAGGCAAATGAACTAACATGGACTACAGTATACGGCGAACCAGAGGAAGTTACAGGTGGTGTCGATACAGGTGATCCACCTCCACCACCAGAGTCCAATACTAGTAGACCAAATACTCCAGAAGATTATAAAGATCCTGAGTGCCCTGGTCCTAATCAACTTAGAGTGGGTGATGTAACTTCGTCAGGAGACGAGAGGGTGACTGGACATCAGTTGATAACTGATCCAAATAATCCTAAACAGAAAATATGTGAGACGTTGTATGAACCTACTACAACTCTTGAGAAATTTTTGCCAAGTACAAATCAGGTAAGTACAACAGCATCAATCGCAATAGTGGCTACTGCAGCGGCAGCTGCAACACCTCTACTACTGAGAGTTGTCAAACCCTTAGTCAAACAGGTTATCAAGAGAGTTCAGAAAGCATTAGGTAAGAAAGAGAATAAACTCTCTGCAGCCGAGATAAGAACTAATAAGTATAGAAAACAAAAAGGATTACCAGAACTAAGGTTTGGTGATCGAAAGAATATGATAAAGGACTTAAAGAAGTCTAGTAAGTAAAAGTTATATTACCAGAGACAATCAACCTTTGTTCATCAGTTGGTATGGTTTCATGCCATAACCATGAAGGGAAACAAATTATATCACCACTACTCTGACCATCAGGAACTAATGTGTTCCCTTTGGTGTCAGTAAAACGAAAGCACTTTTGATCTGGCACATCTACGAAGTGAACCCAAGATATATCTGAGGGAATGTGATTATGTTCCCCTATATTATTACCCTGATCATATAGTTGTGACCAGAATGTATATGTGTATGCCATTTTGTTGAAAGCACCTACACTCTTCACGATATCTTCTACAATAATATCGTATCTTTCATTTAAAAATCTATCTGGTGCCTGATCTTCATACTCTTGATTGATCCAGTAAGAACTTTTATGATTGTCAATCAATTCTATCTCTGACAGTCGGGATTTTAATTTGTTTATTATACTATCAGAGAGTTGAACATTATCATGAGACCAGTATGGCGGTCTAAACATTAATCTTTAGTGTCTCCGATAGAGAATGTTCCTAGAACATTTGCGTCATTACTTGTCTTTTCTTCTTTCCAATTTGGTGCAGGCATATCATGTGTGTGAGGAAGTAATTGACCGCCAGGATTTGTAACTACTACATCAGCACATACTGAATAGTAGGGTGATTTGGGGTGGAAAAATATGCCACTCTTTTTCAATTCGCCACAATTCTTCAGTCTCGCTAGTTCAAAATCTAATCTCTTGTTAGCAATCAGTTGAGTCTGCATATTGTTTTGTAGTTGTGCTGCCTCCATACATTGCTTTTGTAGTTTTCTATTCAATGGTATGGATAGGGTGGCAGACAAACCAAGATTCAATGACTGGTTTGCTGTCATGTCAGTACGAACAGGTTTCTCCCAGACCACTTGGCCAGGATTGTCTGGTATGCCGTCTGGACCATCTACGTCTACTGTTATCTCCATGTCTTCCCCATCAGGGAACCATCTAGTTCCATCTGCTTTAGTCCTTGTGTCATACCATGACTCCCAAGGATAGTTCTTTACAGTAACAGTTTGTTGTGTGGTACGACCAGTGAAGTCAGTAGTATTATACTGAGGTTCCATTACTACATCTCTCCACGGATCTTTTCTACTGTCCGCAAATTGTAAGTAGGGTGTGAAGTTAACAGTAGCACCTTGACATTGCACGCCACCACCGTAAGTATTAGTTATATACGGTCCCTGTAGCACCTGTATAGCTTGATTTGTGACACTGCCCGAGCTGTTCGCGATTGGATTTGCTGTAGCTGATACCCCTCCAACATTCTCTGCTAATGCCGCCGTCGGAGAGATAATTGATAGTACTAATGTACTTATTGCGTAAACGTTGAAGTTGTGTCGGTCACGCTTTCTATGGTGGTGACTCTCTGTATTATTGTCTGATTGGTCATGCCAGGCCCTTGGTAGCTCTGTGTAAATTGGAAAGCTCCGCCTGGATTTGTTATTGTAAAGCTGCTTGGGTTGGAGAAGTCTAAGGAGTCGAAGGAACTTGTTACTGTTCCTGTCACCACTGCTCCTCCTGTTGCACCCGCTGAACTGCTCGGTGTCACATTCACCGTTGATGTATTCACTGGTGGGTTGAGGGCTTCTCCATTGTTGGAGACCCCTGTGCCCGTCACGCTGTACTCCCATCCTGTCCTCATATCGATTGAATTTATGGTCTCGGTCACTGTCGAAGTCGTTTCGGTCCGAGATGTCATGCTGCCCTGTTGGAAATTAGGGACCACAGGCACAGCCTTCGCAGTCCTCACATTCGCAAGGGCAAGTGCAACCACAAATGTCGCAAGAAGTTTCTTCATTAGTCATGTTCAATCTATCGAAATTTCTGAAACGAATTGGCCAGTAGCACTAGTGCCTGCGCCTCCAGCTGTTAGCGTCATAACGCCCGCTGAGGTAATCGTGCCAGCAAGACTGCCTGCCACGCCGCCACTTTGTGTTACTACACTACCATATGCAGGCATGTCAGCAACAATACCAGCAGATACGTCAACACCAGTTCCTATTGGATTTACTGCATCGCCTAGAATAAATGATTCTGTTAGGCTGAAGGCACTGCCAGCAGTAGTAACTGAGTAAGAACCTTGAGTCTGACTAGCCGCCGCAGTTGTAATTGTATCTCCAGCTGACTTGGTGAGTCCACCCATAGTACCAGCGGTGATATTGTTACCGCTTACGCTATAAGTTGAGCCAATTCTTGTAGCCTGAGTCGCTGCGCCGTCAACACTGAGTTGGGTACTCGTAGTCAATCTGTGAATCAAATCGGCCCTCGCTGCCATGGGAGCCGCCATCAAAAGCATAATTATAGGTAAAAATCTTTTCATGTTGATTTCCCACTACTTAGTCTGCCTGTATTTATACGGAAAAAAATTATATAATTTGTTACTAATAATCTTCAAAAGTTATCTGATATGTGTTTAAGTCAATGATGGCACGAGCTAATCGTTGACCAGTGCCTTCTCGGTCAACACTTGTAACAACTTTGGGTATACTTTCTTTGTAATTTGTAAAGGATTGAGCGTATCCTACATTAATAAATCCGAATCCAGGCACGTTAGGTGTGTCTCTTTCTAATGACATGCTTCCACCTTGATATGAAGAAGCTCTTACTACTACTGGGTTTGTGCCAACTTCTGCATACCACATACCTCTGAAATCTAATTCTATTACATTGTTTGCAACTCCGCCTGGCACGGTTTTGATTGCATTTATGTCAATGTATATGCCTTCATACCCCTCTGTGTCTTGGGTATTGTCTCCACCCCATTTCATATATGTAACTGAACCACCACCATCTACAATCTGAGGTAGTTTATCAGTTCCTACTATTTGACCAGCTAATTGAGTAGGGCGAATGAACTCACATCTGAGGTCAAAGTCCTTACCATCAGTCCAGTGCCAGTAGAACTGTAATAAATTTGAGTAAAATACTGGAGGATCAAACTGAGCTCCCCTTGACTTTCCAATTCCAAATGCTAATGGCATAATCTTAACTAGGGATAATAAATGTGCCTTTCATACCACCATGAATGGTGCATTGATATTCATATGCTCCAGGCGCAGTGTGCGGTATGATGAATACTTGTTCTCCATTCTGAGATCCACTAACATATGTTCCTACACCTGTTGATGTGCCTTGGAATTGAATACGGAATGGGTGTGAAGACCCAGTGGTGTTGTTGAAGATATAGGTCATTCCTCTCTGTAGATATAGAGTAGGATTTGACATGTTATTAAGGATGCCAGGACCTGCAAACCAGTATGAAGAAGCACCGTTTGATCCCACAGTATATCTTATTGCAAATGATCTATCAGTTCCATTACCAGTGGTAAGATCGGTGACAAAACTACCAGCAGTACAGATACCAGATACATCTAGAGTAGTTGCAGTAAGGTTTGCAGGGACAGATCCTCCAGAAGCTTCAAAATTAAGTTTACCAGAAGTGTCATTATAAGTTACTGTGATGTTGGTTTCAGTTCCACCATCAACCATACCACCTACGATGTCTTGAACTTCCTCAGTGGAAAGTTGTGTGTTTGCAGCGGTGACTGTGACCACACCAGCTGATGCTGGAGAAACAGATAAGGCATCGCCAAAGTTAATTGTTCCAGCAGTTCCAATAAGAGAGTTGGTGTCCTTAATTACAATACCAGAACCAGTACCAGTAACTCCTGTGAGTCCTGATCCATCACCAACAAATGAAGATGCAGTAACAACTCCTGTGACTGTGGTGTTAGTCTGGATAGCAACTTGACCAGCTTTTAAATTTAGGTCACCATTACTTTCTATAGTTGGATCACCACTCGCTCCAACTATATTCAGGTCCTTTACACCAAATGATTTGTCTGCCATTTCGCTAGTCTTTTGTAGTATTTATTAGGAGAATTTTATCTCAACTCCACCACTAAACTTTAAGTTTGGTGAGTTTGTGATTCTAATCTCAGGTTTCTTTGGTTCAGTAGGTGAACCAGTAGGAGCATCCCATATTACAACAGGTCCTTGACCATACATCTGGACGGAATACATATCCTCCCATGCAGCTGTTGTCGATGTGAATCCTGTTATGTTATCACCATAGTAAAATCTGTCAGGAGATTGAGCACCACAACTGTTATTTAACCAGTTTCTTACATCAGTGTAAGTCCAATCTCTATTATATTGTAGTTTGGTAGTGATCCATCCAGCACATGTAGGACATCCAGAACTAGTGCCACCAAAATCAATATCATACGGAGTTAAAGTCAACCCACTATATGTTTCTGGGTGTGGATATGTAAGAGATGACGCTCTACCATCTGCTGTCATTGTGTCATCAGCAGCACCATAACAATCAATACCTGTTCCCATGTCACTATAGGAAACTTTCTTTTCTTTATAGTCTGTGGTGTTACCACCCAGTCCACCACTTACAATTTGATCATCTAACGCACCAATATTGATAGCAGCATACTCAGTTCCAGCAGTAGATAAACCAGATGTAGTTTTACCTAATGACTGTGGCCACCCTCTTCTATTGATAGTGTTATAACATTGTAAACCAAATTCAAAATGAGTGCTCGCTGATAGAGGAGAATCATTTCCTTGAGCAGCTGTAGCCCAATAGTTGTCAAAATCAAGATCGCCAGGCCTTACCTGAGTTTGATTACTATTACCAGCAGCACAGACGAAGATCACTCCAGCGTCAGACAGTTCTTTACCAGATGCGGTTACAGAACTATCTACCATCTCTCCTTTCATTCTACTACCATCACCATATGCACCTAGTAAATCAATGAATTCTGGTTCACTACCACTTGTATATGATGTGCCAGGCACTAATCCATCTATAGATGATGGTCTATACCAGTAGAATCCACCATCATGAATGGCATCGTCCCTATATCCCCAACTATTACTTGACAGTGTTGGGTTTTTAGTATCATTTTGTTTGCCAGTAACAGCAGAATGTCTATCATAGTTTGGTTTATATAAGTGGAAGAGTTTTTGTATATCAAATTGACTACCATTGATTCCAGCATTGGAACCACCAATACCATTTAACACCCACTTGTTACAGTTGTATGCAGATCCATAATTTTTACCAAATACTTGACCAGCACATTGAGTTCCGTGGTCAGATCCGTTGGTTGGTTTCTGTGTATTACTTCCATTGCAACTTTGTCTACTGTAGAAAGCACTGAAACCACTAGTAGTACCAATGGTAGAGAATCCTACTGATCTCTGACTTGAATCAGACCACCATGCTCTTGCTACAGACTCTACTGGGACTGTTGTACCATCCCAACGTTGAGTCAATCTATTGCCTGGATCTGCATTGAACCAGTCTGGGTCAATATAATATGGACCATCAAGAAGTACATCTAGGACACCACATGTGCCTGGTGTTGTAGATATACCACTCCATGTCAATGCGTTTCCTGTTGAGTATCCTACAGGATCATCATCAGTTGTTACAAATTCTGGGTGTGCAATCCAGAAACCATCATCAGACACGATTGCATCTACACCAGTGCCATCGCCTAATTGTTTTGTCTCTGTCTCTATAATAATATGATCAGATTGAGTTAGTCCAGTGGATGTTGCATCCCAAGGATTCTCTTTCTGTGTGTGTCTTAGTATCTGATATCCAGTTCTGTTCTTATCTGATGCACCTATACCAGCCTGAGATGTAGGTGGTCTAGTGCCTGTCGGTGAAGTATTCCATGCTCTGTAGTTGGATACCGACCCTGTTCCTCTACCAAACTTTTGTATACTAGCAACAATATCTTTTGGATCGGGAGCGTAGTTGCCTGGGTAAGCGTCATAATCAATACAGACAAACTCTACCCTCTCATGTTTTCTTAGGTCTTCTGCTTCCGCATCAGTCAACATGTAGGTTGCTCTGGTATCACTATGTTCCTTTTTATCGGGACACACTATTGATGGATCTGGAATATTATCTTCCAGTGAACCATCTTTTTCTAGTTCTTCATGAATGAATACCCAGTCATCTTTGGTATAACATTTGATAGAGTATGCCTTCTTGTCGTTAGCTCCAGTTGGTTTGACAGCTAACCCTGTCCTATCAAGAGTGTTCGTACTAGTGTGAATCATAAGTTCTCAATGTAAGTCTTGACAAATCTGTATGTAGATAATCCAGATATCCCTGCCTCTGGAGTGACTTTAACTAAAACGTTGTTGCCACTTACTGTTGAAGCAACTGATACCTGTTGTTCTGGGGAGAACATAATAGCATACTCTTGTGAGAATGCTGTGGTTCCATCGTGCATCACGAGAAGTTTTTGTGATTGTCTGAATGTTCCTAGACCGATCATCAATGTGTACTCTGCACCAGAGTAACTGAGTTTAGAGAATGAATCTATCTGTTGTTCCACACCAGCAGATGCAGTGTATGTTCCTACACCAGTTGTGGAAATAGAACCACCTCCACCAGTACCAGCAGTGACTGTGATAGTTGCGTTTGAACCAGTTGCAGTTGCACTTACGGTAGATCCAACGAAGTCAATCGAAGTAATCCCTGATGCAACTTGAGTTCCCTCTTCTTTGATTATGATTCCAGAACCAGTTCCACCTGTAGGTGCGGCTGGTGCCCACTCTGATCCACTCCATGTCAATACATCACTACTATTTGGAGATGCACTGGAAACATTAGATAAGTTACCTAAGTTTTGTCCACCTAGACCTGTTAGATATCCAGCAAGTGCATGGTTGCCCCATGAGTATGCAGTCTCATACTGTGTGATATCCAGTTGAGTTATTTGATTTCCACCAACAGAAATGAATGATGAGGCAGCGAAAGATGTACCTGTAACAACTCCAACTCTGTAGTTGTCAGTTCCAGTTCCTACTGTGCCATCTGCCTCTCTGTTGACTAATTCTTTCCATCCAGCGTGTGCAAAATATAATCTACCAGTGTCATGGGAGTGAGCAACTGCACCATGATAGGTAGATGATGATGGGAAGTCACTGTAATTGTCGTAGTAGAATGGTATTACGTTATCTGTTTGAATACCAACGATTCTGGTAGTAAAGACAGATCCACCACCGCCACCACCTGATGTGGTGACTGTTACAACACCAGCAGATGCTGGGGAAACACTGAAACCAGTTCCGAAGTTTACAGTTCCAATAGTTCCTACGAGTGTGCCACCTTCTCTAATGATGATACCACTACCAGATGCAGTAATACCTGTAAGACCAGAACCATCTCCAACGAATACTGCACCAGTAACAATACCAGTACAGTTGATGTTAGCAACTAAGATGTCTGGTTTACCCTCTAGTCCTTGTGAAAGAGAGGCGATACCAGCAGATGCTGCGTATGCAACAGAAATATTACTTAAACCAGAACCATCACCTGTAAATGATATTCCAGTTACAACACCAACTCTATAGTTTTCAGTTCCAGTTCCAACTGATTGATCTTGATTCTTGTTGACTAGTTCATTCCAACCAGCGTGTGCATAGTATGCCTTACCTGTTTCGTGAACGTGAGCAAACTGACCATGATATGTGGATGATGATGGTAGAGATGCGTAGGTTGACCATAAGAATGGTAGTAAGTTATCTGTGGCAGTACCATCTAAACGACCAGAAAGTTTAAGATTGCCTACAACCTTCAGTTTATATGACTCTGTATTAGTAGTTCCAAGACCAACGTTACTGAGAGTGTGAATACCAGTGGAGTTTGATCTCCAAATACTATCTGTTGATGGTAAGTTTGTAAGTTCAGATCCATCACCAGCAAACTTAGATGCAGTTACAACACCCACAGTGAAGTAGTTACCTAGATGATCACCGTGAAGTATCTGTCTCCAACCATTGTAACCACCCATTGTGGTTCCACTGGAAACGTATGCAGTCTTAGTATTATTTGCCCATGCAAACATACCTCTCCAAGAGGTTGCTTGAGGTAGATCACCTGTTGCGTCAAAGTCGAAACGCATCTTACTACCTTGGCCTGGGAAGGTTACAATTCCAAGACCATTGACATTATCAACAACTATTGATGGAGTTCCTGTTAAATTCTGTGCGACTGAGGCGATACCAGCTGTGTGTGCATACCCTGCCATGGTTGCAAACCCTGTGTTACCAGTGTATGTTGCAACACCAGCCACCTTTGCATACTCGGCTACTCCTGAGTTAGTTGAAACTCCAGATGCAGATGCGTATGTTACGATACCAGCGACTGAGGCGAAGTTTGCAGTCAGTGCCAGTGTTGCCGTGTCAGCAAACCCAGCAGTTCCTGATGTAGTAGATACTCCAGCAACGTTTGAGTAACCAGATGTGGTAGAGAATCCAGAAGTAAATGCAAATCCTACTGTGTCAGCAGCAGAAACTGTGACATTACCACCAAATACTTGTGTAATATCTAAGTTTCTATCGAAGTTAAGACTCTGTGCAACACCAACTAGAACACCACTATCTTTAATGACAACACCAGAACCTGTTGCAGTCACACCTGTAAGACCAGAACCATCTCCAACGAATGTTCCAGTTGTAATACCTGTTAATTGAACGTTACCTGATACAAACAAAGCAGCACTAGGATCGGTTGTGCCGATACCTACGTTCTTACTTGTGTATATTCCAGAGTTCCCTGCCTTCGTCCAAGTACCAGCACTGCCTGCGTTGACACTAAGGTTGTTACCGTCACCAAACGTGGTATAAATCTCTGTAAAGTTTTGATTTACTTTGGTTGCACCCAAGGCAAGGGAATCTCCCAGACCATCATTCGGTGTGAATCCAGTAAATATTCCCTGACGAGCCATTTAGCTAAAATTATAGAGTCCCTGTCTTCTATTTATTGATATAATAAATACGTTATGATAGCTATACTGTATCCTTTCAAAATGGACAAACTTTCTGAAGCCTATTCTGCAATTTATGAAGCGCCTTTACATCCTAATCTACAAAAGAATGAGGATAATATAAAGAAAAAGAACGAGGCACTGGCTGCTAAGAACAAACAAAGAGATGCAGACAGAGCAAAGTCAGCTGCTGAGTTTCAAGCACATAAAAAAGATGTGATGTCAAAAGGAGGTCGTCCTGTTGACGCTTTAGACTCTTGGCAACAAAAGAAATTGAAGAAGGAAGGTAAGTATAGAGCCGAGTGGGAGACACTTAAACTTCTAGAGAAAGAAGATTACAGAGAGACATTCGATACTTGGTTAACAGGTCTTGCAGAAGAAGGATATGATATAGACAGATGGACTGATGAAGAATTAGTAGAAGCATTTATCAATGAGAATGATCTTTGGGGTGCTAGTGATATGGTTATGGAGGCTCTTCTAGAAGAAGAGTCAGAAGAATTAAACGAAGTTAAAGATAAGAAAGGTAAGGGTAGTGGTACAAAGGATGCCTGTTATCATAAGGTAAAAGCACGTTATGATGTATGGCCAAGTGCATATGCGTCTGGAGCATTATCCAAGTGCAGAAAGAAGGGTGCAAAGAACTGGGGTAACAGTTCTAAGAAAGAAGAAGTTGATTATAGTATTGATGAAATCTATCAAGGAAAGCACGGTCAGACTGAGAAACAGTATCAGGACAGCAGATCTAATGCTGGTAAGATGATCTCTGGTGATTCTAAGATGAGTGGTGCTAAGTACACTCATGGTAGAAGAGTGAGTGATGGTGGTGCTGGTCCTCAACCTGCTGGTGGTTCTAAGAAACCAGAAGCACAGGGTAGAATGGACAGCGGCAGTCGCACTGATCTAACATTCCGTAAGGTAGCACTGAAGAAGAAAGAAGCAGAGAAGAAAGAATCAATGAAAAATGAAGAGTTTGTTGATGAAGGCCTTGGTGCAGTAGTATCAGGACTAGGTAAAGCTGCTGTAAGAACAGGGATCAAGGTAGGTGGAAAGACAGGTGGTAAGATAGTCCAAGGCGCTATCAAACACGGTGGGCAGGAACTGAAGAACCAAGCAATAAATGCTGCTGGAGAAGCTGCTGCCGCTGCTGTAAGAAAAGGTGGTGAGAAGGTAAGAAAAAAGATACCACAGGATGATACCAATGTCAATGAAATGGCTATGGCTAACCCAATCAGTCAATCAAATCAAAGACAGGCACTACAAAAAGCGAAACAAACACAACTCGCAAAAAGAGCATTGGTTAACAAGTTAATCAAAAAAGACAACAAACAAGATACAAAGTTACAACAAAAGGTAGCACAAATTCAAATGAGTAGTTTCTCTAATTGGAGAGATGAACTATCCTCACTCGATGAGAATAGAATGACTGCTTACAATGCTGGTGCTGGTGAAGGTAATGAAGACAGAGGTATAAGTAAGAAAGTTGCAGATAAGTTGGGTAGAAGTAATGATGAATCAATGTTTAAGATGAGAAAGACAGGAGGGAAGACAAACAGATCCTACGAAAAGATGATAAGAAAGTCTATTCCTAGCGACAAACCAAACAGAAACAAAACTGGTAGAGGTACACCTCAAAACTATCGTAAAGGTTATGAAGATCCAGAGATGGGTAGGTATCAATCTAAAATAGTACAAGGCAAAGGATCTATCAAAGACTTGGGTAAAAAGAAATGAAGAATTTTCAAGACTTCCAAGAGGCCACTCGTCTCAAAAAAGAGATGGGATATGATAAAGGTGGAACTAAGAAACCATCATCTAAATCTAAGGACTCTGTACTAGATGCAGTAAAGAAATCCATTACAGCACAGTATGGTAAGGGTGCTATCATGAGAAGTGGTAGTAATCAACAGAAGAAAGTCAAAGGTCAGAAGACTGATGGTGAAGGTAAGTATCTCAAACAACATAAGGCAAACCAACAACTTAAGAAAGATGCCAAAGAGATGGGTTACGGTGATGATACAAAAGGGTATGTAGAAACAAGAGCTAGATACGGTAGTAAAGAAAACATGAAATCAGGAAAAGGATTAGGTACATGACATGCCATCAGTCTCGAAAAAGCAACAAAGGTTCTTTGGAATTGTTAGAGCGTATCAAAAAGGCACTCTCCCGACAGGGAAAACGTCGCCTGAGGTTCAAAGAGCTGCTACCAGCATGAAGAAAGGAGATGTAAAGAAATTTGCATCTACTAAACACAAAGGATTACCTGAAAAGAAAAAATCTCTTCCTGAAGGGTACAAGGGAGAGAAAAAAGATAAGAGTCTCTTTGCTAGATACAAAGATCTACAGGATCCTAAAGACCCAAACACTTTAGAAACCCTCCTCAAGAAAAAATCCCAACAGAAAAAGATGAATGAGTCAGTCGCTGTTAAAGAATTGGAAGATGGTCTAGTAAAATTAGACTATCCATCCTACGGTGAAGTTGATGACCTGATGAAGAGAATTGCTTCACGAAATGGCATCGATACCACTCTCTTGCACATGCAATTTAAAGCAAAACATCTCATGATTCCAGATGATTGGGCTAAGAAGAAGATGTTTGAACCTGTCATGATTCCTAAGACACCAGTAAAGGAGAATTTAGGTGTGATGCCTAACAGAAGAGGTCCAAATATTGATGAATTAGATAAAAGATATCAAAAGAAGAAGGATCCAATAGTTGAACTTGGAGCAGCAATTTTAAAATCAAATTTAAAATCAAAAAAAGAACAAGAAAAAGTAGATGAAGGTAAAAAAGGAACATTTGAAAAGATTGGTGGTGCCGTGGCTGGTACTGCTGGAAGTATAGCTGGTGGTATAGGTGGTGCTGCTGCCATGGGAGCTGCTGGTAGTGCAGTGCCTCTCGCAGGCACTGCTGCAGGGGGATTAGCTGGAGGAGTTTTAGGATCAATCGCTGGTGGCGAACTCGCTGGACTAAAAGGTAGAATGGTTGGAAGAACTGTGGACAAGGCACTAGGGACAGTCACTAAACCTATAAAGGGTGCTGGTAAAAATATTAAATCTTCCCTCCCAAAAAGATCTAGAACACTAACCACAGAAGAAGGCCTCCGTGATTGGTTTGGTAAATCTAAATCAAAAGATGGTAAAGGTGGTTGGGTCAACGTAGTTACAGGTGGAACCTGTGCTAGTGACGAACCAGGCGAGGGTACTCCCAAGTGTGTGTCATCATCTAAACGTGCGAGTATGACCAAGGCAGAAAGAAAGTCTGCGGCAAGAAGAAAGAAGGCAGCAGATCCAGGCCAACAATCAAAGTCAGGTGCTGCAAAACCTACATATGTTAGTACGGATAAAAAGAAAAAGGTGAACGAAGAGAAGGTATCTAAGGATCATCCTAATCATCCTGACAAACACGAAGACCATCCTGATATGTCTTACAAAGACGCTGCTAAGATCAGAGTGGAAAAGAAAACTGCAAAGAAACAAGTAGAATCTGGTAACAGATCTAGGTTTACTGATAAATATTATCCAGAAAAGAAAAAAGACCTTAAGTATCCTGTAGGTAACAAGATCGTGAAAACTGGCAAACTCACAAAAGAACAATTCGCTGCTATCTTAGAAGATGCTAAGATGCACAGACAGACTGACATCAACTTAGATAGACTTCACGATAAGTTTAGTAAGATGGATCAGAGTATGCCATCTAATAAGTTTATGTTGAAGAGAATACAGAAAGAAAAGAAGAGGAGACAAGATAAAGCGAAGAAAGAAAATCTAAATCCTACTACTCAGATTAACGATAGCTTTGAGATTGATCCTAAGAAGCATAAGGATGCACAGAAGAAACAGAAGATGAGGAATCTTGCCATAGGCAATGAGAATTCTAATGAGAAGAAAGTTGCAGAGAAGAAAGCAGGCGGTCCTAAAATGATGGGTGAGGCAAAAAAACCTGTAGTCAAGGTGAAACTGAATCCTGATAAAAAAATTGGAGTCAAGGTTACTGACATAGGGGCTGGTGGAAAAGAGTATGTGAGAAAGAATACGATGGATGAGGCAAAAAATCCAGCACAACAGGCTGCTATTGCAATCTCTAAGAAAAATAGATTGCAAGATATGATGGTGTCTAGAAAGAAAAAGTTGAAAGAAACTGTTGAGATGTCAAGGAAAAAATGGAAGAAGACACATAAGGATTTTAGAAATGATGATGAAAAGAACCCTAGAGTCACAAGATACGTTGATGGAAAGGGAACTGTCTCAAGTCCTGTAAAATTTACTGAGGGTTCTATTGATCCTACAAGGAGCAAACCAAAAGAAGAACCAAAAGACCCTGCCAACATGGCAAAGAAAAAGGGAACAGTAAAGAAGGGTGAACCAGACTATAGAAATCTTGCAGCAGACTACACTCCTGATACTTCTATGACAGAGGCTGCAGCATGGACAAGAAAGGCTGGTAAGAACTCGTCAGGTGGTTTGAATGAGAAGGGTCGTAAGTCTTACGAACGTGAGAACCCAGGCTCAGATCTAAAAGCACCTAGTAAAAAGAAAGGTAACAAGAGAAGAGCATCATTCTGTGCAAGAATGAAAGGTATGAAAAAGAAACTTACCTCAGCTAAGACTGCAAGAGATCCTGATTCTAGAATCAATAAGTCTCTCAGAGCATGGAACTGTGGTTACGAACCAGAGACAGGTGAGTTGATTTCTGAGAAACTTGGTGGTATGGTGGCGGCAGTCAAAAGAAAAAAGGCAGTATTGAAACAGCCTATGAAAGCTATGGATGCTGGTGCTAGAGGGAGGAGACTCTTACAGAGAAAAGAGCATCAAAGATATGTGTCTGACATCATTCCAGATCATTTAAAGGATGAGTATACTCCTGTAATTGAAACAAAAGAAGTTCCTAAAGGTGTTAAAAAGATTGCCAAAGAATTAGATGCTGCAGTAAAGATGCACTCTAGTCAGGCAAGTAGATTAAGGAAAGCAGGCATCAGTGAGGGAAAGAAAAAGTGTGGTGAAGGTGAATACTATTGTAATGATATGAAGAAATGTCGTCCCATTCCTAAAGGATATCGTGTAGGATATGGTGGAATGTTAAAACCAGAAAACGAATCAGAAGAAACTAAAGGAAAGAACGGTAATGGTAGCAATGGCGGTAATGGTAATGGTAATGGCAATGGCGGGTCTCATGGTGGCAATGGTGGATCCAACGGAGGAGATGCTTGACAAACTGAGGAAATAGGTTATACTAGTGTATGTAACCTTTTGTAATTCGTGACAAAATACATTTTTGATGTCGATGGGACTCTTACTCCCAGCCGACAAAAAATTGATCCTGATTTTCTGATATTCTTCAATAGTTTTGTTCTAGCGAACGAAGTATATCTCGTCACAGGAAGTAATAGAGAGAAAACTATAGAACAAATTACGCACCTTCTCTACTGTAATTGTAAGAGGGTGTATAATTGTGCTGGCAATGATGTGTACGAAGGTGATATTAGAGTATATACAAATCCGTGGGAACTTCCCGAAGAAGCAAGAGAGTTTCTCACAGAGGAACTACACAATAGTACATTTCCAGTAAGAACTGGAACACACATTGAGGAGAGGCCTGGATGTGTCAATTTTAGTATCGTAGGTAGAGGTGCGACTCTGGTAGAGAGACAGGTGTATTGTGATTGGGATGATATAAAGAAAGAAAGAGTAGAGATAGCAAATAGATTTAACAAACAGTTCCCAGAACTCTATGCTTTTGTTGGTGGACAAACAGGTGTGGATATTTCAAGTAAGGGAAGTGATAAGAGTCAAATTGTTAGAGACTTCATGGATGGTGATGTAGCATTCTTTGGTGATAGAATGGATGAACACGGTAATGATAGACCACTGGCAGATAAGATCATTGGAAATAGATTGGGTCAGGTTATTGAAGTGAAAGGTTGGGAAGATACATGGAGCAAACTCAAATGACAATTCAATGGTCGAACGTAGTAATTATATTATCCCTAGTGTTATTCCAAACGTTGTATGTTTGCTCGATGCACTGGTGGGTACAACAGGATCAGAGACCTCATATACATAGTGTGAAGATATGAAAATGATGAAATGGTTGAAGGAGGAGTTTACGAAAACCCCTGGCTATATGAGGGTAAACCTTTTACTTCTGACGACATTGGCGATTTCTTCGGTTACGTCTACCTCATTACTAATAAGACAACAGGCAAGAAGTACATCGGTAGAAAATATTTCGTACAGAAACGAAAGCCTAAGGGAGGTAAGAGACGAGTTACCTCTGAGTCAGACTGGAAGAAATATTATGGATCATCCCCCGAGCTCAAAGCCGACGTATCCGAATATGGAAAGACAAATTTTTCAAGAGAGATCATATCCCTTCATAGAACCCTCGGAAGAACAAATTATGAGGAGACCAGACAACTCTTTCTAAATAACGTGTTGACTGAGGCTCTTGACAATGGAGAGCCTGCCTACTATAATTCTAATGTTCTAGGACGTTACTACCGAAAGGACTATTTCGATGCTTGACCCCTCATTTCAATCCGATCTCTTCCAATTCACTCAAGATTATGAAGAGGAGAAACTTACACAAGATTATATCATCGACAGGATTCATGACCTGTACGATCAAGGTGCCTATGAGGAAGCGGTAGCTTTCTACGAAGAATGGAGAGAGGATATTGAATAGTTATCAACAGTGGCAGAGACCACCTGTTCCCGATCCTATGCCGTATCTTCAAGAGGCGGCAGATATTATACAATCACATGAAATAAATTTAGATGAAGAAGGTATTCTTGATCTGCTTCAAATAAAATATAGATGGCCAGAACCATCTCTTGAGGTCATCAATCAGTGCCAGAAAAAATCTAATGGATTCTTTGATTCTAGAGGTTACATAATCTATGATAAATGGAAGAGGTTATTTGATCTGGGGTTCACTAGTCTCTTAAGTAACGTCATGGATCTGACATCAGATCTTAGATCTCTTGATCAAAAATTATTTGAATACAAGGGATCAGAAACTAATGCTAATATGTACTTGAGTGCTGGAACTGTTTTCAATAGAGCAAGTTTTGATCCACACAATCATGACTACCATGTCATAGTAAAACCAATCTATGGCACTTGCACATGGAGTATCAATGGACAGACTAAAGAAGCAGATCCATCAGGTGTTCTTATCATACCAGAGGGAACTATGCACTCTGTCATAGCCAACCCAGAACCTAGATTGTCATTAACTATTAATATGTCAGGATGATGGATGAATATATAAACTACATGGTCAAACTTGGGGTAGATCACATACCTCATTTGGAAGGCGATCTCTTATCACATTGCATGAGAGTAGCTGGTATGTTGTATTCTTATGGAAGACCAGAAGATGAGGTGAAGGCAGGGTTGTTTCACTCTGTTTATGGTAATGAATTTCAGATGTACAAAGTTGATGTTGACAGAGATGAACTCTGTTACTTGATTGGAAATTATTCAGAATACTTGGTAGCAAAATTTAACAGTTTAGAGGATCGACCTTATACTATTTTATGTGGAAAGGGATTGAAAGATCCAGAGAAGACTGCTCTTAGGTGGTTGGAATACTGTAACATTAGAGATCAAGATCCAGAAGCTGATATATTAAAAGAGTTTGAGTTAGTTTTGAAGGTAGAAGACAATGTTGAAAGCGAGATGTAAACTATGTAATACAGAGTTGCGAGCAACGACTAAAGTTCAAGTCTGTAGATGTGAAAATCAAATGATGGTTGTTGATGAGACTGTTGGGGCTATCGATCTTAATCAGGTAATCCTTACAGAATATGACAAAACTATTAAATATGATGGTATTCTGACATTTGATGATCTAAAATACCAAGAGGAACGCCGAAGAAGAGGCGTTAAAAAATTAATCTACGAGGAACGATGATCAGTCTAGACGAGAAGTACCATAGCTACCTTGAAAAAGGTAAGTCATTGAAAATTGATGGCGTAAATGAAAAACTTACGGGCTATGGATACAGTTGTGACGGATCAGAAATTGTTGGGTTTTACTTGACAACTGTAAATTATAAGTTACACTATAATCTCAACGAACAATTTATTAAACTTGAGGCACTCAGAGAACTCTCCGAGTAACCTTATACATACTATACATGAAAGTAAATTAGAAAAATGAATTTATTGCCTGATGCAGAGTTGTTCTTTTGGAATAACAAATCAAAAAAATTAGTGAAGAAATCAGTACACTCATTGTTCGAGGGTAAAGATGTTCTTCTTGTCTCTGTGTGCGGTGCTTTCACACCTCCATGTACAGAGATGGTCAAGGAGTATGAGAAACTCTATGACAGCTTCATCAAAGAAACTATTGTTGATGAGATCTATGTCGTTTCTATGAACGATTCATTTGTGATGGACAAGTGGTTTAAAGACATGAAGATCAAAAAACTTAAGTATCTTCCAGATGGAAATGGAGCATACGTTCTAAGACTTGCAAAGCAAGGTGGAATGGCTGCAACTCAATGTTCCGTCAAGATGTACAATAAAGGTATGGGAATGAGAGCATGGCGTTGGGTTATGCTAATTGAAAATAATATTCAGATGGTTTACCTTGAGGAAGAGACACCAGATGGTGTTGGAAGTAGAGACAACTTACCTAATGATCCATTTGAACTCACACATGCAAGTCAGATGTTAGAGTTCTTAAAGAACAGAGATCAGATTGATCATATTAACGAGGTAAACGCAGCAACGGCTAAAGACAGCGCACACATGCCAGGATCATTTGAACATTTACCTAAACAACCGCAAATGTAATGCAAGTAATTTCTCTTGAATATCTTGAAGAAAACTTTGAAGAATTGGTCGATCGAGCGTCAGCTGGAGAGACCTTTTTAATAGATACTCCTGATGGACAGGTAGCACTTGTTCCTCATAATGATATTCTAAAACCACTTATTGATTCTGGACAGGCTCAGGATATAGAGCACATGTGGAATCATGATGACGGTGCTTGACAAAAACTAAATACAGGACTACAATAGTAACGTAAACACAATCGGAAAATGTCCACTTTCATTTCTAAGTTCAAGAAAAATCTTGATGCTTTGGAGGGAGCAGTAGACCAAGAGTTTGCACTCGACTTCAAGTATCCAAAGATTTACAAAAAAGTTTTGAGGTACTATAAGGGAGAAGGTTATGAGTTCAGCGATGAGGATCCAGAACAGGAGTATTCATTGCTAATGAGTCTGATTGCGGAAGATCTAGGAGTTTCTAAATGATTGATGTAGTATGCCACAACGAACCATATAGGTACGTTCAAATGGAAGAACTCTTGGATAATGGTAATCCCGATTACCGTATTCAAAAGTACAATCAGTTCTCAGGTAGATACAAAGACATGTATCTATGTGATAATTACATGCAGTTCAAACTTGCCATTGATGACTTTGAATATACAAAGTGGTTAGACCCAGCTGGGGTTCCATGTTATATCAAGGATGACTGATCCTTCTCTACCAGAGAAGGCGGCTAACTTATCAAAGACCGCCTATGATATTGTTAAAGGTTTCGTCTTTGACGGAACCTTGCTTGTTCCTGATGAGGTCAAAAAAGCACGAATAGATATATGTAGAGACTGTAATCGATTTGATCCAGACCGACACTTGTGTAAAGAGTGTGGTTGTTTTTTAGTAAATAAGGTCAAATTTAGTGCAGCACATTGCCCACTAAATCTTTGGTAACATAATGGACACCGAAATTAAATATGAATTCCATGACTTTATTGGAATATTTGAGAACGCAGTAGACCCACGCTTCTGTGACTTCCTTGTAGACTACATGGACAAGGCAGAGTTTACAGATTTTAAAAGAAATTTTAGTCATGTAAAAGATAAACAAATATGTCTGGATGGATTTTCTCCTAGTGAGTGTTCCCAGTTGATGAAGTATGTTACTAATTGTTTATTTCATTACATCAATGAATATACCTACCTAGGCAATTTCAGTTATGTAAGTTCTCTGTGTCTACTTCAAAAGACAGAACCCACTAACGGATATCATTTGTTCCATGCAGAAAATGTGAATTGGAATCTAGGTAATAGAACTATGGCATGGATGGTATATTTGAATGATGTAGAAGAGGGTGGAGAGACAGAATTTTTATATCAAAAGAGAAAAGTAAAACCAAAGAAAGGAACTATTCTTATTTGGCCTGGTGGATATACTCATTTACATAGAGGCAATCCTCCTATGAGTGATAAGTATATTGCTACTGGTTGGTGGCAAGGAAACATTGGACTGCAACAAGTAAACACAGCAGGGATTCTTGATAACCAATACAATGAAAGTTTAAACGCAAACTGATGTCTCATATTCATATTCTATTTCCAACACCAGTTTATCAAAATGTCTTAGACTTCAGACCATCTGAATTGAAACACATGTTAGATTTTTTAAAGACATGTGAATGGGCACCAGATACGGATATAGTCAACAGACCTAACGGAGAGACAACAAAATTGCAAGCGGATTTATTGTCAAGTCCAGAGTTGAGGTTGTTAGAAAATAGTATTGAGAATGAAGTTTATAAGTTCGCTAAGTCCCTACAACTTGATTTGAAAAAACATGGGTTGAAAAGAATCAATTCTTGGGGTAACCTACAAACGAAGGGAAATTATATTGCAGAACATCGTCACAACAATACTCAGTTTGCTGGAGTGTTTTATCTACAGGTTCCTGAGAACAGTGGCGACATTGTTTTTACAACCAAACAATCTACTTGGATCACTAGTCATTGGGAACCATCCGTGACTGGCTATGATGATCTCAATAGTTTTGAGAAAAAATTTGAACCAGAAGAGTGTGGTCTATTTCTTTTCCCTGCACACCTAGATCACTATGTGACTCCTTCATTTTCTAATGAGGAAAGATATAGTATCTCATTCAATTACAATCTAGACGGCAAGTTCTTTGGGGATTGTAATAATCATCTCACATTTGAAGTTAAAACATGATGACTCCAGAAGAGAAGGAACTCAGATCAACTTATAATTATTATAAGGATACTAAGATGGGTTTCTTTACTAAAGATGGATACGCTGCTGTACCATGCGGTAAATCCAAAAGAGTGATAGTATATGAAGGAGAGATCCTACACACAGCTCTTAATGATGACACAGCAAGGAATTGGATTGCACGCCACAGGAAGAAAAGAAAATGACTAGAATTTTAATAACTGGCCACAAAGGTTTTATTGGCAAGGAACTGTTCTCTTCTCTAAGAGAAGTTTTTGGATACGGTGTTCAAGGATTAGACAGACCAGATGACATTGGAGACTTTGTAGGTCCTTCTGGTATGTTCGCAGAACATTGGGATTGTATTATACATCTTGCAGCCTACGCTGCACTGAGAGATAGTGTGGATAATCCACATAAGTTCTGGAATAATAATGTAGAGAAGTCTAAACCTATCTTTGATTATTGTAGAGAGAATAACGTTAGGTTATTGTATGCAAGTTCTGCTGGAGCACACGAGTGGTGGCAGAATCCTTATGCTATCACAAAGAAAGCAAATGAACTCATGGCACCACCTAACAGTGTGGGCATGAGATTTTTTAATGTGTGGGCAGAAGAAGGAAGTAGAGATGATATGTTATATGAAATGTTGAAACAAAGAACTGCAAAATATTTGACAAGACATAAGAGAGATTGGATTCATGTATTGGATGTTGTGAGAGCAATCCATTACTTGATTACCAGTACATACACAGGAACTATTGATATCGGAACAGGACAGATGACATCTGTATTGGATCTTGCTGAGTCTTTAGGTATGAGTCATCTTCCTATCAAGGAGGAAACTCCCAACGAACCTGACGAGTTATGTGCAAATGTAGAACCTATGATGGAACTCGGTTGGTTTCCAACTGTAAACATTATTGCACAAACCGCTGAAGTCTGATACAATAAATAAGATGAAGTTTATTTCAAACTTGTATGGATAAGAAGACAGCACTAGTATTGGGTGCAGGCGGCTTCATTGGAAGTCACATGGTAAAACGACTACGATCAGAAGGGTATTGGGTTCGTGGCGTTGATATTAAGTACCCCGATTTCTCTATGAGTGCTGCCGATGATTTTGTTCAAGGTGATCTTAGAGAAGTAGGACTTGTAGCACAAGTCTTAGATGTAAATGGAGATTCTTTTGATGAGATCTACCAGTTCGCTGCCGACATGGGTGGTGCTGGATACATCTTTACAGATGAACACTCTGCTGACATCATGCACAACTCAGCAACTATTAATTTGAATGTTCTGAACGAACAAGTTCAACTTAATAGATTACTTGGTACAAACAAAACTAAGATCTTCTATTCTAGTTCTGCTTGTATGTACCCAGAACATAATCAATTAGATCCAGACAATCCTGATTGCCGTGAGAACTCTGCCTACCCAGCCAATCCAGACTCAGAGTATGGATGGGAAAAACTCTTTTCGGAGAGATTGTATTTTGCCTATGCTCGCAACTACAACCTTGACGTTTCTGTGGCTCGCTATCATAACATTTTTGGTCCTGAAGGGACTTGGGATGGCGGAAAAGAAAAAGCCCCTGCAGCAATCTGTAGAAAGGTCGCATCTTTACCAGACACAGGAGGAACTATTGAGGTATGGGGAGACGGTTTACAAACCAGATCATTCCTATACATTGATGAGTGCATTGAAGCAACTCGTAGGTTGATTGATTCTGATTTTGAAGGACCTGTCAACATTGGTTCTGAAGAAATGGTTACTATCAATCAGTTGGTAGAAACTGCTGCTAAGGTATCAGGTAAGGTTGTTAGAAAGGCACACAAACTTGATGCACCTTTGGGTGTCCGTGGACGTAATTCAAACAACGATCTTATTCGTGAGAAACTTGGATGGGATTATTCACAGACTCTTGAAGAAGGTATCTCCAAGACTTATGCTTGGATCACTGAACAAATTAAATCTCGTCAACATGGCGTAGTTGAAATTACATCAAAGGAACTAGAACATGCGAAAAGTAACTAAGAAGAATATCAAACTTGATAAGGATGCAATCCGTTCTCTAGATGTTTCGCATCTTGCAGAACAATCACTCAACCCAAATGATTGGCTCACTGCTGGTCAGAGTGAATACCGATTGTATTCTTGGTTATCTACACAGTTCAATGATTCTATCATCTTAGATGTTGGTACAAGGACAGGAGGTTCTGCCCTTGCACTATCTTACAATGATAAGAATAAAGTTATTAGTTATGACTTAGTTGAGCAGGGTGCATCCGAAGGAATCAAAAAAGATAATGTTGAGTTTAAGGTTCAAGACTTTAGAACTGATGACTTGAATTGGGATCACGTTTCTATTATAATGATTGACGTTGACCCTCATGATGGAACGGCAGAGGAAGAGATGTTTGAATACCTAGAAGAGAAAGGATGGTCTGGTATTGTTCTTCTCGATGATATCGGTCCTCAGTGGCCTGAGATCGAAGACTTCTGGAACAGAATCACATTCCCTAAAATTAATGTCACTGAGATTGGACACATGAGTGGTACAGGTCTTGTCAATTTTGATGAGAAACATTCCGTTGCTTGGCTTTGATGGAGGTTGTTATTACAAAAATGGATTATGAAGACATGTATTACGAGCAAAGGGCTCGTAAGATATTGGTGCTAGGATCTGGTGGTCAAGTTGGAGCATATCTGACTGACTACCTTAATCGTATGGGGAATGAAGTCCTTGAGTTTGATATCACTAATGGTAGTGAACAGGACATGACAGTCATTCCTAATGGTGAACTTGAAGCCAAAATTTATATGGCAGATTTTGTGTACTTCCTTGCCTTTGATGTGGGAGGATCACACTATCTTAAAAAGTATCAACATACTTTTCAGTTCATCGATAACAATACAAGATTGATGGCAAATGCCTTTGGTCTACTTGAGAAACACAATAAACCATTTGTATTTGCATCATCACAGATGAGTAATATGTCTTACTCTCCCTATGGTGTATTGAAAAGAGTTGGCGAACTTTATACCAAGTCTCTTGGTGGATTGATCGTCAAGTTCTGGAATGTATATGGTATTGAGAAAGACATGGACAAGGCACATGTCATTACAGATTTCATCCGTAAAGGGTTTGAGTCTGGTGATATAGATATGATGACAGACGGAACCGAAGCGAGGGAATTTCTTTATGCGGAAGACTGTTGTGAGGCGCTGGAGACTGTTATGGAGACATACCATGATCTCCATTCTGACGATGAACTTCATATTACTACTGGTGTTTATACAACTGTGTTGGAGATTGCGTCTGAAATTAAGTCATTATTTTCGGGTATTGGCAAGGAGATCACGATTACTCCAGCACAGTCGAAGGACGAAGTGCAGAAGGATGCTAGGAACGTCCCCGACCCATTCATCCAGAAGTTTTGGAAACCAAAAACATCTGTCCCAGAAGGTTTGAAAAAAGTATTTGAGGAGATGAAAAAGGATTATGAATAAGTATGATGCCGAAGCGGCAGCACTAAGAGAGGCAGTTGAAAAGGCGAAGAAGAGTCCTACAGGAATTGACTTTCCTGTTCTAGGACCTGAGTCAAAATTTCCTATCAATCTTTATTGTAATGATTCATTAGAACCATCTACTTCGGCAAACAATAGGTCGGTCTATACTAGATGGATTCGTAATGGTACTGGACTTGTGAATCTCTATGTAAATGGAGAGGCACTAAAAGTCTTGGAGGACGATAGCGACAAACCAAAATTTATTTGGTTGTTAGAGTCTAGGGAGATTATCCCAGATCAGTATAGATTTATAGAGGAGAATTATGATTTTGTTGCTAGTCGTGTTGATGGTATCTTTACTTGTGATCAGAGACTCACAACTGAGGCTGGCCCTGATGGTAAATTTCTCTATTGTTTATCTAACGCTGCTCCTTGGGTCATGGATAGGGCAGTCTATCGCAAATCAAAACTCGTCTCAATGGTCGCATCTAACAAAGGGTATACAGTGGGACATCAACGTCGCCTCAAAGTCGTAGAATCATACTATAAAAAACAAGGTGGCGATGATTTATTTGGTTGGGGATTACCTCAAGAGTTACCACTAAAAGAAAAGTCAAGAGCATTGAGAGATTATATGTTCTCCTTTGCAGTAGAGAACGCAAACTATCCAACTTACTTTACTGAGAAGTTGACAGATTGTTTTGCGTGTGGAACTATTCCAGTGTATTATGGTACTGCTGGAGTGGCACAATACTTCAATCCAGAAGGTATCATTTTCCTAGATGAGAAAAAACCTTGGGATAATATTCCTTGGGATAAACTCACACCAGAGTATTATGAATCCAAGAAAGATGTAATACAAGAAAACTTTGAGATTGCTCAGTGCATGAGAGTCGCAGAGGATTACATGTATGGAAATTATTTTGCACAAATCGACCCACTTAGACATCAAAAACCTAGAGTATCATGAGTGAAATTATTGACGTATCTGCAACTACTGTCACAGATGACCGTAGTGGATGGCAAGCAGAAGATCAGATTGCCGTAGAGTATCTTGAAGCATGTAAAGAAGCAGTTGCATCTGATGATGCCTTTGCAAACTTTAAATCTAATCCAAAGTACAAGACTATCCTAGAACATGTACTTAAGGATCAAGGACAAGCATACCTAAACATCTGTAAGGATATGAATGAGGATGCTGTATGGGATAACATCGAAGCATTTAAAGAGAATGACAAGATTGGTAATCCAGAATTGTATCCTTACCCAGGCATGACAGGTACGATATCTCCTACAACTCTCAGGTATATGAAGAATACTTTTGAGTGTGGATTCTTACTTGATGGTGCTCCTGTTAGTAAGATTGTAGAAGTAGGTGGTGGATATGGTGGACTCTGTAGAGTCTTGAGTAAAGTGTGTGAGTTTGATCAATACATTCTCATTGATTTACCAGAGGTATCTGCCTTGCAAAGAAAATATCTAGATCAGTTTGAAGATCTAAAAGATAAGGTAACATGTATTCCGTGTACAGAGTACGAAGAGATCAAAGATGTAGATCTTTTCATTAGTAACTATGCTCTATCTGAATGTGATCTGCCTACACAGATGGCATATTACGATAAGATTATCACGAATTCAAAATATGTTTATATGATATACAACCTTGTCAACTTTAATGAATTCTATTATAATGATTTCATTGAGAAGATCAAAAAAGATTACACCTTTGATACAGGTCGTGATTATGAAAACACTGTCATTCTAGCAACTAGAAAATGAATCGAATTGAAGATTACAAAACACTGACTATTGATATGGTTGGGTGGTTGTGTAAGTATGCACATGATAATCATGTGACCAGTTTTGTGGTAGGAGTTTCTGGTGGAATTGATTCTGCCGTTGCTTCTACCCTTGCTGCAAGAACAGGATTACCAACTTTCGTTATTGGTATGCCACTGAATCAAAAGAAAGATCAGGAGACACTCTCTGATGCACACATGTTTTGGTTGGCAAAAAACTATACCAATGTAAAACATCTCAAGGCAGATCTTTCCGAAAGTTACGCCAAGTTAATGTCGGATTTGACAAATGAGTTTGGTATGGAGTATACTGGAAATCCATTGGCGAAAGCCAATACAAAATCACGCCTCCGCATGGTGACACTATATCATGTCGCTGCAAATGTAGGAGGTATCGTAGTAGGTACAGGTAACAAGGTAGAAGATTATGGAGTCGGTTTTTATACTAAGTATGGTGATGGTGGGGTTGACATTGCTCCGATTGCGGACCTTTACAAGTCCGAAGTCAGACGACTCGGAAGAGAACTCGGAGTGATCCCTGAGATCATCAATGCAACTCCTACAGATGGACTGTGGGAGGATGGTAGAAACGATGAAGACCAGATTGGCGCTTCATACGAACAACTAGAAGAGGCAATGGAAACTGGTGCAGGTCCTGCCTTAGAGATCTTGAACAAATTTAATGCACAAAACAAACACAAAATGGATCCTATCCCAACGTATAAATTAGAGGTTTAATTTCAAAATGAAAATCGGTGTTATCGGTGCAGGGAGACTTGGCATTTGCTTTGCCCTTCTTGCTGAGTCCGCTGGTCATGATGTATTCGTTTCTGACATACAACAAAGTTATGTCAGTAAACTTAATGCTAAAGAACTTTATAGTAACGAACCAGAAGTAGAAGATCTTTTGCTTCGATCTAAGAAACTAAGAGCGAGTACCAACAATCAAGATGTTATTAAATCCTCTGACGTTATCTTTACTTTTGTTCCTACTCCCTCTCTAGATGATGGCAGTTATGATTGTAGTTTAGTTGATGATGTTGTGTGTGATCTTCTCAGGTCTCCCAACTTGGAAGGAAAGAAATTTATTGTCGGATGCACAACCAATCCAGGCTTTGTAGATAGGGTAGATAAGAAATTAGAAGGAAGAGGTATAAGTGTATTCTATAGTCCTGAGTTTGTTGCACAAGGAACAATCATCAGAGACATGAAAAATGCAGATATGATTCTGTGTGGTGGCAATGATGAGGAAGGATTTGAACTTATCAAATCAATCTATCTTTCATTCATGGAGAGAGAGGTAAACTTCTATCCCATGTCTAATACTGCTGCAGAGATCACTAAGATTGGTATCAACTGTTTCCTTACATACAAGATCAGTTATGCTAACATGATGGGTCAGATTCTATACAACTCTGGGTGTGGTAAGGAGATTGAAAAGATCCTGTCATCCATTGGAGCGGACAGCAGAATTGGGTCTAAATATTTGAACTATGGTTTGGGTTTCGGAGGTCCTTGCTTGCCCCGTGACAACCGTGCTTTAGGATACTATGCTGATAAGGTTGGTCTTAAGTATAGTCTTCCTCAAGTGACTGATGATTTTAATGAAGCACATGCAGAGTTCATTAAGAACTACTGTGTAGAGTGCAATACAGAAGGTCTTGCTTTTTTCATTGATAGTATTGGTTACAAGGTAGGATGTGATCTGGTAGTTGAAAGTCCACGACTTAGACTCGTAGAAGATCTATTGAAGGATGGTCACACAGTATATGTGCAAGAGATTGATGATGTCGTAGATGAGTATGGCGAAGAACTCGAAGAAGATTATGGAGATAATATTATCTTTGTCAAGAACCATAATGAAATACATGAGAAGACATGGAGGATTGACCTTTGACGATTAGTTATAATCGCCTCGGTAGTAATGGTAGACTTGGAAACCAAATGTTTCAGTATGCCTCACTCAGAGGAATCGCAAATTACAATCAGTATCAGTGGATGATTCCGCCACCTGATTGTAACCATAAAGATAATTATGGATTGTTTGATACATTTGAAATGAAGCATGTACAACCTGAGAATCTTGGGTTCAATGATGGCATGACAGTCAAAGAATCTACACATGCTTTTGATGAGAGTTTATTTTACTGTACAGATGGTGTCAACATAGATGCCTATCTACAAACAGAAGATTACTTTGTACACATTGCAGATCAGATCCGTGAAGACTTCACATTTAAAAAAGATGTTCTCGAACCTTGTACTGATTACATCAGGTCTTTGGATAGCCCTCCTATTTTTCTGCACATTCGTCAGTCCGATAATATTGGAAGAGAGGAATTCCACCCCATCCTCCCGCTTACATTTTTTAAAACTGCGCTAGAATTTTGGAGTCCTGATACTCCATGTTTTGTATTCACAGATGATTTAGATTGGTGTAAGAATCAATCATTCTTTGACAACGATAGGTTTATCTTTAATGATAATCCTGAGAGATATGAATATCAAACTATCGATGGCACAGGCCAGATGCAGAACACTCTTCTGCCTCAGGTTGATCTATGTTTGATGAGTCTTTGTTCTGGTGCCATCATCGCCAACAGTTCATTCAGTTGGTGGGGTGCATGGTTGCAAGGAGATAGGGGTAAAGTCATCGCCCCCGACCCAGAGAAGTGGTATGGTTCTTCCATGTCACACTTGGATACAAGTATGATGGTTCCTGCCCGTTGGCAGACACACTATTGGAGTAAATAATGGCAATTTCATTTCAAGGATTAGGAAACGAAGGTAGACTAGGAAATCAAATGTTCCAGTATGCTTTTGTAAGAGGACTTGCTGCACATAAAGAATATGATTGGGTCATCCCAGGCCCTGATGCAGATAGACTTGACAACTATGGTTTGTTCGATGCGTTTGAATTGTATGGTTGCCTCCCACAAAATCAGGGAGAACCATTCTTCCATAAACAGAAAGTCTATAGAGACATGAAGTTCAATAAAGAGATATGGGATTGGGCTGAAGACGATACTAATTTCTCTGGTAATTTTCAAACAGAATTATACTTTGAAAGTATCTCTGCTGATATTAGACATGACTTTACATTTAAGAAAGAATATCTAGAACCCTGTACAGAGTTTATTGAAGAGAACGGTGGACAAGATAATAATATCTTCCTACATGTTCGCAGAGGTAATCCTAATGTGACAGGCAGAAGAGGAGAGAAATGGTCTTATCAGATGGTGCAAGAGTATCATCCTATTTGTAAGAAAGAATATTATATTGAGGCACTATCAAAGTTTCCAGAAGATAAAAATGTTATTGTAGTTTCTGACACTATTGATTGGTGTAAGAAACAGGATTGGTTACAGGGAGATAGATTCCTATTCTCTGATGCCTCTTATGAGGAGTTTGGAGATGGTGCATCTGTTCCTTATATTGATCTCTGTCTTATGACACTATGCGGTGGTGGTATTATCGCCAACTCATCTCTATCATGGTGGGGTGCATGGTTGCAGAAAGGTGGAGATAAGATGGGTAAAAACTCTATCCAAAGACACTGGCAAGTTGTTGCTCCTGATCCTTGGTTTGGAATTAAGTATGACATGTATGACATGAGCGATTTGATTCCCCCACGTTGGATTAAATTACACAATGATCCCTCTTACATTGAGCCTGAATAAATGAAAGATATAACCTACCTACTGCCATGTAGGATAGAGACGGAGGACAGACTACGAAATGTAATCACCTCCATTACTTACATAATGAAATGCTTTCCCGAAGCAAAAGTTATTGTAAAAGAAGTAGACACGCAATCACACTTCAGTGAGAGTGCTTTGCCTCGCATCAAAAGTTATGTGGGAGATACTTCACAACTGAAACATATCTTTGAACAAAGTTCAGAGAAGTTTTTTCATAAAACAAGAATACTAAATGACCTATGCGTTGCCGCTGATACTCCTATTCTATACAATCATGATGTGGATGTTGTTGTCCTAAAGAACTCACATCAACTTGCTCACCGTGCCATCACACAGGAAGGATCCGATGCTGTCTATCCTTTTGGATGTGGTATCTACCAGTGGGCAGTAACTTACTCCGATCAACTATTGGATAAGTTTTTATCATCACATGATGGTAACGATGCTGACTTTGAAGTTCTCAAGGATCACAAAGTTAGGATTCCATCATCTATTGGATGGGGTCAAATGATAACCAAAACCGCAGAAGTATCTGCTGGACTATGGAATGAAGAATTCATATCATGGGGAGCAGAAGATTGTGAGTTTTATTACCGACTAAATTGTTTTGGATTTAAAGTTGGCAGAGTCATTGATGACATCTATCACTTTGAACATGGCAGAACATTCAATTCACATTATCACAATCCTAAGTTTCAAGATAACGATAGATTGTGGAACTGGATTAGGACTCAAGATAAAGAGTCTTTGACACAATACTATGCAAAGTTAGACTACATCAAACGCAGGGGGAACGAACTAAATGCTAGCCTTTAATCAAATGGGTAACCTAGGCAGACTAGGTAATCAAATGTTTCAGTATGCTGCCGTTAGGGGTATCTCTGCTATGCGTGGATATGAATTTGGTATTCCACCTTTTGAATCTAAGAGAGTAGATAATTATAGTTTACACAGAGCCTTTACATTAGAGAGTGTAGGAAGAAGTAATCTTGCAGTTCTTGATAGAGGTCACGCTCCTGTAGTAATCGAAAAACATTTTGAGTTTGATGAAGAACTCCATAGAATGTGCCCCAATGATGTAAGTTTATTTGGATTCTTTCAGACAGAAAAATATTTCAAAAATATAGAACAAGATATCAGGAGAGATTTTACTTTCCATGATTCTATTCTAGGACCTTGTAAGGAAATGGTAGATTCATTAGATCAGGTTCCATTGTTCTTACATGTAAGGAGAGGAGATCCTAATCTAGTAGATGCCAGAGGGTTTAAATGGTCTTACACCGAATGTTCTGGTCAACATCCACCACAACCTGTAGAATACTATGAGAAGGCACTCAAGGAGTTTCCAGAGGATCAACCCATAGTAGTTTGTTCAGACTCTCCTGAGTGGGTAAACGAACAGGAGTTCTTTGCTGATGATAGATTCCTTGTATCAGAACCAACAGACAAATATCCCGATGGATCTTATGAACCATTCGTTGATCTCTGCATCATGAGTTTATGTTCTGGTGCAATCATTGCTAACTCATCCCTATCATGGTGGGGTGCATGGTTACAAAATGGTAGAGGAAAAGTCGTAGCACCTAAACAATGGTTCGGTCCAGATTATAAAGACAAAAATCTTAAGGACTTATATTGTGACGGATGGATCGTAATTTAATTGTAATAGATAATTTTTTAGATGACCCAGACAGGATAAGGTTTCATGCCTTATCCTTAGATTTTGATAGGATTCAAAAATCTGTGCCTGGTGTAAGGTCTCATAGGTTAGGTGGGGATCTACAAAAAGAAGTAGAGACTAAACTAAAGACTGCTCTCGGAGGAGAGATTGTATGGGATTGGACACAGGACACTTTTTGTTTTCAATCATGCCAAGAAGGAACAGAAACTTGGGTTCATGTTGATAGTCAGGGAGAAAATCAAGGAGAGTGGGCAGCAGTATTATATCTGACTCCCGATCCTATTCTTGATTCTGGAACTGGTATCTATGAGTCGCCCGACACTGATATGAATATCGGTGTAGGAAATATTTACAATAGACTGGTTGCGTATCGTGGCAAAGTGTTGTATCATAGAAGTATTCTGCCTGGTTTTGGCAACACGCTAGAAACAAGTAGACTCACACAAACATTCTTTTTCGATGTCAAATAAATCTGCATACAAACTTAGAGGATTCGGTCCGCTTTACATCATTAATCTGGATGAACAACCAGAGAGGATGAAGTGGATGGAAGAACAACTCAAAGAATGGGAGATTGAAAACTACACTCGTATCTCTGCATATGATGGTAGACCTTCCACAGGTGACGACCTGAGTGAGATCTTGGTTGGTAAGTATCCTGACAGTATTACGCCTGGTGAGATTGGTTGTGTGACTTCTCACCTCAAGGCACTCAAACATTTTGTTGAGGAGACTGATGAACCATACGCAATCATCATGGAAGATGATTGTGACATTAGTATCGCACAGTTCTGGACATTCACATGGAGACAATTCATCTCTAGGATGCCATACGACTGGGACACAGTTCAAGTTGCAGTGATCTGCCCTGGCGAACTACATGTACAGGTTCATCGTAGATTTATTAATGACTTTTCTACTGCATGTTATGTCATAACTAGACATCATGCTGAGAAACTATTGAAACTTCATGTCAGAGGAGAGAAATATAAACTCGACAATGGCGTGAAACCTAGACCTGTCGCTGATGACCTGATCTACAACTCAGGTGCATCTTATGCCTGTCCTGTCTTCCTATACAAGATCGAACTAGGTTCCTCAATCCATGAAGAACACATTGAGATCTTCCATAGGGGGAGTCACGATGGTCTCAGAGAACTCTGGACTACAAGGGGTGGGGACATCACTATTGATATGTTATCCGACTTTGATCCTTATCTAGGTAGGATTGCTGGTGGTGATCCTAGAAACAAAGGACAGGGAGCTTGACAAATCCTAAAAAATTTGTTAAACTAAATAAATGGAACTAGCGATCCCGCTAGTGTCACGATTCCATAACAGACGTGTTGTGGAGGAACAAGTATTCCGAATGCCTCAATTACTCGCGCTAGGTCTATCTTCGATTCAAACCTAACACGAAGTCATGTCGAGACTTCTATCATCTGCTGGTAAAAAAACTCAGCAAGTAAATTAGAGAGAAATTAAATGTTCAAAAATGTAATCGCAGCCGCAGCTGCTGCTCCCCTTTTCGCTGGTGCTGCTTTCGCAGGACCTTATGTAAACGTTGAAACCAATTCTTCATTCACTGGTGGAGACTACACTGCAACTACAGCCGAGTTTGCACTTGGTTACGAAGGATCTAACTGGTATGTCCAAGGTGGTCCTATTGTAAACTCACCTGATGGTGGTGACTCTGACACAGAATTCCTTGCAAAGGCAGGTGGATCTGTTGATTTGTCTGAGTCTGTTGTTGGTTACGGCGAACTCACCTTCCAAACTGCTGATGGTGCAGACAACGGATACGGTGCTAAAATCGGTGCTAAGTACGTTTTCTAAGTACAAATACGTTAGTATATAAAAACAAAAGACCCCTGTGATTGCAGTGGGTCTTTTTTCTGTTATAATTATTATATGAGAAACCCACACGCTATATTCGCTGCACCATTTTTCATTGAGGAAATTGACCTCGATAAAGTAAACTTGGTGTCAGAGAATTTTCAACCTACATTCCTCAGTGCTTGTCCTACAACACTAGGAAATGATAACTTTACAGAGGAATCATATGAATATGTTAAAGGACTTATCTCAGAGTGCATACAACAGTTCATACCAGATGATTTTGTAATTGGACAGGTATGGCGTAACAAATACGGTAAACACGACTGGCAAGATCCACACATCCACTCAGGAGCTCAATGGAGTTTCGTTATTGTGGAGTCTGTGGATTATTCCAGAACTGTTTTCATGAATCCTTCTCGTAAACTGATAATGAATCAGTGGGCAATGTATGGTACTGCAATCTCTATGGATTTCATTCCCAATGCTCCTGCTGGTAGTATCATTATCTTTCCCTCGTGGATAGAACACTTTGTAACGAGTGGTGGAGAAGGAACTACTATATCAGGCAACGTATATCTAACAGAACCGCCTAGAGGACCCTCATGAACGGAAGATTAACCAAATGCTATATGGAATCTAGACTCTTAAAGATCAAACATGGCATTGACACAAAGAATTGGTATCCCACTTGGGATGATAAGGAAAGATGGGCAGCACAGCAGGCTTTAAACTGCGCCCTAGAGATCTTACAAGAGTACGAATATTAGAATACAGAAATAATTAATGTTAAGAAACTTGACAAAATTTTATCTTTTATATATAATTATGTTACGTTTCTTAATAATTCAATGACAATCGCAAAAGGTAAAGTTACAGAATCGGGCGGAAGACAGAACATCTATTCTATCGAACCTCGTATGACTCTTGACGAATCCTATGAAGGGTATGGCAAGAACGCTGAAAAAACCAATGGTCGTTGGGCTATGTTAGGTTTTGTATCACTACTTGTTGCATACACAACAACAGGTCAAATCATTCCAGGCATATTCTAAAATGAATTATTGGAAGAACGCAGAACAGATCAACGGTCGTCTAGCGATGATGGGTTTGTTCGCAGCCGTAGTTAATTACGGATTCACAGGCTGGATAATTCCAGGCTTTTTCTAAACACAATCAACACACAAACGGTACACTATCATGACTCCAGAAGCAGAAAGATTTAATGGTTGGGCAGCTATGCTCGGTTTCGTTGCAGCAGTAGGTGCATACGCAACAACAGGAAATATCATCCCAGGCATCTTTTAATGTCTAACAAAGATATTTTCGTCAAGGCACAAGGACGTGCTGCAATGATGGGATTCGTCACACTTTGCACAGTTTATGCCTTCACAGGTCAACTTATACCAGGCATTGTTTAATGACTAAAACACTTAAGCAAAAATCAGTGGATAAACTCTTTGAGAAGAACGCAAGAGTAGAACCCCAGAAAATCTGGGCAGAGACATGGAATGGTAGAGCAGCAATGGTTGGTCTATTAGCAGCATGTATCTCTGACTTAACCACAGGTCACATGTTCTTCGGTATGTTCTAGGGTCAAATTTTTTTTCCCCTAGAACTTTACAAAACTAAATAAAAACATATTAAAAATTTTCAATCCAACACATAGGGACAATATATGAATGAATATCAGTTTGCTGCCGACTCTTATCCAGTATGGAAAGCAATAGTCTGGTTGTTCTACCCCATGGCTGTTCTCGTATTGTTAGAGTTATATCTCAGAATCATCAATGATGATGACGACGATGATGACGGTGGTGGATTAGGTGTCAGGGTTTCAGACCAACAGTTAGTCCCAGTTCAAGTTCCATCAGGTGCATAACATGATCCATCTTATCTCAACAAGTCTATTCCTAGTAAGTGTAATAGCTTGTGCAAACGGCGGAATGTCATTCGTATTCGCATGATATTCCTCGCCTCACTATTAAATACTATCCCACCAGGCTCCAGAGATCTTATGGAGTTTGGTTTTTTCGTTTTCGTAGGTATCACAGCAGGGTCTTTAGGATTATTATGATGTCAGACATGTTCCCACAATCATACCATGATGTTATGGAAGTATATAAGAGACCAATGAGTGTCAAATATATACCTTCAATTTTCTGGGCATTTATAACTTTCATTTCATTGTCTTTATCGTTTCCAGTACTCGCCCACGCAGAGACATTGTGGGTACAAGTTCCTCAATGGTCTGATGATTGGTCTGAGTGTGCAGTAGATCTACCAGACACATCTTGCCATTGGTATGTTGCCAATGCAGACAACACATTTGGAGAAGGTTTCGACTGGGAGAGTGCTCCTTGGTTTAGTGCGGAAGGACTCTTAGATGTGAAGTCAAACGTATTAAAGGGGTTGCAGAAAGTAGGATAAATTATTATAATAGAACTATTAATTGAGTGAAAAAATTCTGGAGAGTATGGGCAAAAGCACTTGGAGACAAGTCTGGTAAGTCTGATAAAGAGGCCGACAAGGTTGCTTTAATAAGAACTCTTATCTTTGTCCAACTTGTAGTAACTAATTGCTTTATCATTGCAGGCAATATTCGCCATTGGAATGATCACTACACACCACCACAGTACGAAAGATGCCAGCACTAATTTGTAATCTACCCTCCTATCATGTGTGGGTAAGAAAAGAATATTTAACAGACCATAAGAGTGGACACGGAGAATTTGTAGAAGGATATTGGGTATCTGCAAAGTCAATTCCAGGCCGTGCCTTCTACTTCGAGACATATTTGCCAGACTATGCAGCGATGTATGATAAGTTACCTATCAGTGCTTTCGTATCATCACCAGAGTTACCAACACCAGACCTGACACTTCACAACTTACAGTTCTGGAACTGTATGGACTATGGTGTGGTAGCAGTACAGAAACAGTTCATTGGATCAATGCACTACGAGATCATGACTAGAGATTTCGGCAACCAAACAGGAACATACATCTGTACTCTTGACAACTATCATCAGGACGTAGACGCAGTAGATTATTCCACGAGTGAACAACCTCCAGAACATAAAAGTCATAACCTTATAGAGCTTGACAACGGACAGTTCGCTTTGTACCCTAACAATAGGATGAGAATTTACGATAACAGTCTGACTCCTGAGAAACCAACAGACCCTGACTTCAAGGTGTCTACTGTCTACTACCAAGTAGAGAACGGTCATGATCGGGATGGACTGGGATCAGAAGAAAATTATTTTTGGAAAACTAGCAAAGAACGCCATGAATCAGAATGAAAAGGATCCACTGCTTGATGAATTGGAGGAGAGAATTTTAGAAGGACCAATAGTATTCACACCTGACGAGGAGTTTCTGGAAAGATTAAAAGAAAAGGAAGAAGTCCAAGAAACGGTTGACAAGAATGTAAATAACTGTTAACATATATAAATGTAGGGGTGTTGATTTCAACACTTCCTTCGACCCGCTAACCGAGACCTATGGGTCGTTAAATTACGTCTCTATTTTACTCACATAACATCGCACTCTTTCAATGACAACTCTTTCACAACGCAAACGTGGCGGATTGTTAGCTGGATGGGACGAGTTTTGCGAGTGGACTACATCCACTAACAATCGTATCTACGTCGGTTGGTTCGGAGTCTTAATGATTCCTTGCCTCCTCGCAGCTACCACTTGTTTCATCGTAGCTTTCATCGCTGCACCTCCTGTCGATATCGACGGAATCAGAGAGCCAGTTGCTGGTTCTTTAATGTATGGTAACAACATCATCTCTGGTGCTGTTGTCCCAAGTTCAAACGCAATCGGACTACACTTCTACCCAATCTGGGAAGCAGCTTCACTAGACGAGTGGCTCTATAACGGAGGCCCTTATCAGTTAGTTGTATTCCATTTCCTAATCGGCATCACAGCATACTGTGGTCGTCAGTGGGAATTATCATACAGATTAGGTATGAGACCTTGGATCTGTGTTGCTTATTCCGCACCTGTATCTGCTGCAATGGCAGTATTCCTTGTGTATCCATTCGGTCAAGGTTCATTCTCTGACGGTATGCCACTTGGAATTTCTGGAACATTCAACTTCATGTTTGTTTTCCAGGCAGAGCACAACATTCTTATGCACCCATTCCACATGATTGGAGTAGCTGGTGTATTCGGAGGTTCACTCTTCTCTGCAATGCACGGTTCACTTGTAACATCTTCTTTGATCAGGGAGACAACTGAGCAAGAGTCTCAGAACTATGGTTACAAGTTCGGACAAGAAGAAGAAACATACAACATCGTAGCTGCACACGGTTACTTCGGTAGATTAATCTTCCAGTATGCTTCGTTCAACAACTCAAGAAGTTTACACTTCTTCCTTGCCGCTTTCCCAGTTGTTTGCATCTGGATTACCGCAATGGGTATCAGCACAATGGCATTTAACCTTAACGGTTTCAACTTCAACCAGTCTGTTCTAGACAACTCTGGTAAAGTGATTCCTACATGGGCAGATGTTCTTAACCGTGCTAACCTTGGTATGGAAGTAATGCACGAGCGTAACGCTCACAACTTCCCACTAGACTTGGCTGCTGCCGAGACAAGTGAAGTTGCTTTAACTGCACCTTCTATTGGTTAAGATACTAAATCTTAAATCTTTCAAAACCCTCTCTCTGAGAGGGTTTTTTTTATGGCAACTGTGGTATAATAACGGAGTGACGCACAAGGGACTGTCGCATATTGGTTAATGCGCTCTGCTTATAACGGAGTCAATCGGGTTCAATTCCCGACAGTCCTACCAGACTCAATAGCTCAGTTGGATAGAGCAACTGCCTTCTAAGCAGTCGGTCGTAGGTTCGAGTCCTACTTGAGTCGTTCGGGAGTGTGGTGGAATCGGTAGACACACCAGACTTAAAATCTGTTGACAGCAATGTCGTGAGGGTTCGAGTCCCTCCTCTCCCATAGACAAAAGATCATTTGATTGATATAATTATTGTATGTTGAAGTCACTTCTCTATGACGATTATTCAGTGCCCTTGGGTAAAAGGGTAACGGATTTTGATGTCAAGGTAACTAACATACAATGTGTGAGAGATTTTATAGAGACATGGCACTACTCTAAGAGTGTCAATGGACTCAGAATATCTCATGTGTTTGGACTTTACTGTGACTCTACCTTGATAGGTGCAATGATATATGGTCCTCTAGGTATGGCAAATGCGTGGAGGAAGTATGGAGAGAGTGAGAGTGATGTCATTGAACTCAGGAGACTGTGTTGCATTGATGCCACCCCTAAGTGTACAGAGAGTTACTTCATAGGAAAGACTCAGAGGTGGTTGAAAAAGAATACCGACCACAAGGTCATCGTGTCCTATGCAGACGCATTTCACGGTCACAGAGGGGTCATATACAAGGCGACCAATTTCAAATATGAGGGTTTAACTTCGCCAGGCAGACTCATACAGTACGGTGATAAAACTTATCATGATAAGGCAATCAGAACAAAGTATAAGAATAAATTAAAACCATTTGCACAGAAACTTAGAGATGCACTGGAGTCAGGAGATGCACATTATGTCAACACGCCAGGCAAACACATTTACACTTTCAAGTTGAAGTGATATAATCTAAATAGTTTTTTTCACATAACGTATGAGTTGTTTCAAGCATAAAGCAAAAGGTGCTTTCGATAAGGCAGTAGAATGGGATAAGAAAATGATTGATAAGTTTCAAAAGAAATTCAATCTAACAGACTATCAAATCAAATGTATTGCTTTCGCTAAAGGATTTATTATTGGAGCGATACTTCTCTGATGGATACATCTTGGAGAAAAGAATACTTAGGGATGAAGGTGGTGTCCAAGAGACAAAGAGAACTCTTGGAAGAAGGACCTCATTCCCTTAGCCAGAGTTGGTTACTCATGGCAATGCACAATGACTATAAAAAGATGAAGGGGATCAAGGAACCTCCTTATCGTGAATCTGGTTATCAAATTTCACTCAAAGAGTGGTTCCAAACATACGAGGCAAAATGAATTTCACCGTTTACTCAAAATTAGGTTGTGGTCATTGCGAGAAAGTTATTTCCGTGTTACAATTAGCACAACTAAACTTTGTAGAATACAAACTTGACGAACACTTCGACAAGAAAGAATTTATCTCTCAGTTTGGAGAGGGATCTACATTCCCTCAAGTCTCAGTTGATGACCGCACCATTGGAGGCGCTGCAGAAACTGTTAAATACTTACAACAATACAAACTGGTTTAATTATGGTTAACTTGCGTGATGACATTCTAAAGTCACAAATCCGTTATTATGAAGGATTAATCGCTAAACATCAGCAGAACGTTGAGATCTATCTCAATCAACCTGTGGGAATTGGAGAGCATCCAGACCTCATGGGAGCCATAGATGGTGAACTTAACGCTGTCGCTCAAGCACATGAGAAGATTGAAGTAATCAATCACTATTTCTTAGGAAGATAACAATGCACGGAAACTTAGAGCCAGAAGAAAATGTTTTTCCGAAAGAACATATTAATGATCTTTGGGAAGACATGGAAAGATTGAATGCTTTGTACGAGGAAATGCACTGGCCTCACGAAGATGTACTGGACTTCATTCCAGACTACGCTAACAACCAAATCATCATTAGGAATAGATCTCAGTATGGAAGATAAGATTGATCTGATCCTCTACAAGTTAAAGGATCTACAGAAAGAGTTGACATCAATTAAAGAAATTGTTGAAGCTCATAGGGTGGAACATGGGTTCGAGAAGATGCAACCAGGCGGAGTCAACAGACAGTTTGGTGGCGGACAAGATCAACAAGGACCTCCTGGCATGCCTCCTGGCATGGGTAGTGGTGGTGGAATGGATTTCGGATACGGTATGCCTGGTTCTGGTATGCCTGTCGATGATCCTTCGATGCCTCCAATGTAAAATCAGCTTTTAAAACACAAAAAGCTGGAAAAAAAATTCGGGTAAAATTTTGAGCCGTAGGGTCGCATAATGAAACATATATTATTTGATTTAATTGAGTGCTCTCCCACTCTGTTGGATAGTGAATCCCATGTTAGGGATTGTTTACTAGAGGCATCAGAGAAAGCAGGGTGCAAAGTAATCACAGTACATACACATAAATTTGAACCACAAGGAGTGACAGGATTCGCTCTTCTTGCAGAGAGTCACATGAGTATTCACACTTGGCCTGAAAAAAATATTGCTAAGTGTGATATTTTTACTTGTAGTTATGACAATGAACCAAAAGAGGCGATAGAATATTTAAGACAACACTTTCATGCAATGGAAGTTAGAAGATGGGCTTGTGATAGATCATTATGAAATTATTGGGTTTGAGATTAGATGCTCATGACGCAAACGTAACATACTATGATGGTGAGACTGTAAGATACAGATCTTTCGAGAGAGATTACCAATGTAAGCATGTTGGTTTTGAGAACGGAGTATATCAATGGACAAGAATACTTGAGGATTGGAATATTCAACCTTGGTTTATTGATGGTGTCTGTATCATCATGGACTGTGCTGGAACCGAATATGAAAGGATGGGTGTCGTACATCAATCCATTGCCATAAATTCCAAAGAGATATCAGAAGTAGTAGAAATACCTTTCTTTAGAGACTTGGGATTTAGATGCCCTATTCATAGAATAGATCATCACTATGCACATACACTAAGTTTCTGGCCTATGAAGGTCAAACCTAATCTTCACTTTGTCTTTGATGGATTTGGTGATGATTGGATGTACCGTAGTGTGTGGAGAGATGATAAACTCATAGACTATGGTAAGACTGAAGGCATATATCCAAGTCAAGTGGGTTCGCCCAGTCTTGGATTTATTATGACTAGGATGGGTGCTGCCTTACAATTAGGTGGACACTACTTAGATCAGGCAGGGAAGATCATGGCTCTGAAAGCGTTTGGTAAACACAATCCAGACGTATGTGATAAGAGTCTAGGTATAGATGATCTGGAAATATTATGGGATTTTGATGTAATAGATCAACATCTTCATGATCAACAATACATCATGGATTATATTCATACAGCACATGAATATACAGAACAGATTTATCTCAGACATTTCCAAGAGTTCATCAAACCAGATGATGTAGTGGGATACTCTGGTGGTGTAGCACAAAATACTATTATTAATAAGGTATTGAAAGATGCTATACCTAATCTGGTCATACCTCCACACGCATATGATCAGGGTCTAAGTCTCGGTGCTATTGAGTTTCTGAGAAGGGAACATAACATGATGAGACTTCCTGTAGAAGGATTCCCCTTCATGCAAGATGATCAGGCTCCTGTTGACAGACCTTCCACTAAAACTATCAAGGAGACCGCAGAGAGACTCGCCAAAGGTGAGATTGTTGGATGGTATCAAGGACATGGTGAGGTAGGTCCCAGAGCATTGGGTAACAGAAGTATTCTTATGAACCCCTTTGACCCTCATGGTAAAGACTACATTAATAATAAGGTAAAACACAGAGAACCATTCAGACCATTCGGTGCCTCAGTATTAGAAGAGAAAGTGAGTGAAAATTTTGATTGGAATGGTCCTAGTCCATACATGTTATATGTGACTGATGTATTAGAACCAGACAGGTATCCTACAATCACACATGCAGATGGAACATGTAGAATCAACACAGTAAATGAATCTCAGGAAGATTATTACAGTCTACTACAGGAGTTTGAGAAGTTGACAGGATCACCTGTCTTGCTCAACACCTCTCTAAATAATGGTGGTAAACCCATAGCTGGAAGGTTTGGGGATGCCTTGGAACTATTTTACGAAACTGGTCTAGACACTCTAGTGCTAGGTGACAATCTTAAATCTTCATAAAATTGTATCACTACGGTAGGTATTGATACAAAAAACTTGCATAAATAATTGAAATGTGTTATAATTAACACACACGTTCATCCCCCAAGTTGCCTTTGGCGACCAAGCGGGACGCAAGTAAGCCGACACGGAACGGATCGTTCATCCCATGATACCTCTCTTGCTACTCTATACTTCACTGGAGTGTTCCCAAGCATACGATCTTACAGATCGGGTGGTAAAGAACAACACAATGAATGAGTACGAGAAGGCGGAACTAGTTCTTGTTATACAAGACGCAACGCCTGGGTGCTGGGACGCAAATGCCGACTGAAGGAACGGAGTTTTCACAAACCCCTATTACTTACAGGAGAAACCAAATGGCTAAGGTCACATACAGAGGTGTCGAGTATGACACCGCAGAGTACAACGCAAAGGTACTCGCAGAAGCTGCTCAAAAGCAACGTCACGAACTAATGTATCGTGGTATTAAGGTAGAACGCAAGTTCGCATCTAAGAGCTGATGGACAGTTGACAAATACATACTTGTCGTTTAACCTCTACATATTGTAGAGGTTTTTTATTGCCGTGAAGTATCTGAGGTATTTGGGTCATCCATTGACAGTTATGAACCTATGTCTTGTAGGATCAGTGGGAATGATACAAGTAATTCACACTCGTGCTCATCATAAAATGGAGATAGATGTTCACGCCTATTGTAAAAACAATATGGAATATCAGGACTCTTTGAACTCAGAAGGTGATTGGTAGTATAAATATTACGTTATGTTAAGTAAATTTAGTGGACGTAGTACAAACAACAATATTAGCATTGTCAGGAACTGTTGCCATTACTGCATGTTTTCTGACAATGGTTTATATGAATGATCGTAAGTATTAATTCTTGGGTAAAAATACGCCATTACAGTGTGTGAAGTTCAACACAAATATCGGGGATCATTATATAAATAATGGTAGAATTAGGACGAACAAGATGAAGTGATGCTAAACTTCGTTATGTAGACCACAATTCAGAGGAGAAGAAATTTATGCGAAATCGGATGTCCCACAATCAAATGGCAGAATGGATTCATCACGACGATATAAAGACGCTTGAATATTCTCAAGACAATCTAATCGACGAATACTTCGACTGCATGATAGATTGTACGGACAATTATTGCAGACAAGTATGTACCGAAATCTTAAGGTAATTAAAAACCAATGAACTAAACTCTGAGACCTCCGAAAGGGGGTCTCTTCGCATTTATGAGCATTATTATCTACGCAGAACACTGCGACTTCCTAGAAAAGGAAAACGAGAAACTTAAACAGGAGGTTCGCTTCCTTAGAGAGTTACTCGAAATAAAAACAATGGGATTCCCCTTGACAGAGGAGCAAAATCCCGATATAATTTAAACAATTACGCATTACAATGCCTTTAGTACTAATTCCTAGTGTCCTAGCAACCATTTACATTGCATGGACACTTTTATATTATGATCCACACAGAGGACTATGAAAATAGGAGATCAAGTCAGATTTTTGGGTTGTACACCTGAGCAAGTTAGGTGGGGGAACAACGATGATCCTCAGCTCAAACTTATCAAAGGAAATACATACTTAGTAGAAGAAGTTGAGATTCGTTCTCAACATACTAAGATAAAGTTGATCGGAGTAGATGGCAGATTCAATTCAGTTTGTTTTGAAAGAGCTGTTGGATGTATCCGACAAGCGAAACCTCTAGACTACCGTGAAAGTTATGACAAAATTCCAGATCGATACTAGCCAAAACGAAAATCAGCTTTTAAAACCTAAAAAGCTGCAAAAAAAATTCGGGTATTTTTCTGTCCTACAGGGTCAGCTTATGGATTTACCTATTTCCGACGTGTATAAACCAAAAAGGGATACATACACAAAAGAAGAAGTTGACGAACTCATCAAATACGCTATAGACGAGGCGAGAAAGATTGATGAGGCATCTATGGCAAAACACAATAGAGATGCAACAGTTATCTCTATGATTCTTGGATTTACCACTCTTGCTCTATTTGTAGACGGATTACTTCGTTTACTAGGTGTCATTCCTCCATTCATGCAGATTGATATCGATTTATTAGACAAGATCGTAGATAGAGTCGAAGTTGACGTTATAGATAAATTGAGGCAAGTTCCTATCCAAAAGATATTCAACAGATGAACGATTTCATGGTATTTTTGTATTTGACCTTTTTTGTCGCTCTATTTGGGGCGACATTTGCGTTTATGTTCAAAACTATGACTGCGACGTTTGATGAAATGAACAAACCGACAAAAACCAAGAGATCCGACTTACATCCAGAAATGCAAGATGTACAGTCTGGAGAACAGCTATTAGTCTTCAATCCTCAAAGAGATGAAGATGAAGATGGCGAAGATGATGTTTTTATTGTACGAAGATGACTTTTATTACTTTAATACCACATGCAGAATTGCAAGGTGGAGCTGCATATGCAGTATTTTTAGGTGTTTTACTACTGGCAACAGTTGTGTACGGACTATACATGACTTTTGGTGCAGGGGGTAAAGATCTCAAAGATGAAATTGCCGAACATGCAAGAGAGCATGAATTAGGTATTGCTCACGGACATGGGCGTAATGAGAGGTTCAGTAATCTTGGTGGACATGACCATGACTCTTGAATTGCTCTCAGATAAATTAAAACAAGAAATTAAAAAACTATTACATGAAGTTCTTGATGAAAGAGAACTAGAACGTAAACTAAAAGGACCATATGACTTCCCCGAAGAAGATTAAAACTATTGGAGATAGATGCCTCAGAGTTATCTCTGAGGAAGTCGTTTTTGATAAAAAGGAAATGACAGAACTCTATAAAGACATGTGTGATGCTATGTGGGAAGCAGATGGTATTGGTTTAGCAGCACCACAGATAGGAATCAATAAAAGAGTGATAATAGTAGATGAGACAACAGAGGAACATGGCAAATATGCTCATTTGATGGTAAATCCAAAAATAACGTGGAAAAGTGAAGAAAAGGTCTTATTTGATGAAGGGTGTTTGAGCGTTCCAGACCAAAATGGGGAGGTATTACGTCCAAAAGAGATAAAAATAACCTTCCAGAATAAAGAGGGTAAATATAAGAAATGGAAACTAGATGGTATTGCCGCAAGGGTAGTTCAACATGAAATTGACCATCTAGAAGGCATTTTATTTGTTGATTATATAAAGAAAAATGATTCAGAAGATTAAAAGACTGTTTAATAGACTTTTTAAAAAAAAGCATGTGTTGAACAATACCAAGTTTAAATGGGATAATGAATACTCTTTCCATCCAGCTGGACAAAAAGAGAAAGACACACTATAATGACATTATGAATTTTTCAAAAGAAATCAAAGAAGGCACCAAGGTTTCTCATACCGCTGCAGAAAACACTGGATTTGTTTCCAATTTTCTCTCTGGTGTCATCAGTAAGGAGAATTACAGGAAACTGGTTGCTAATTTCTATTTTGTCTATCAAGCTCTTGAAAAAGAAATTGACAAAAATAAGGAACACCCTGCAATCGCTCCTATTGCCTTTGATCAACTCAAGAGAGTTGATTCTTTAGCAAGAGATTGTGAGTATTTTTATGGATCTGATTGGAAAAAGACAGTATCTCCTTCTGCCGCTGCCAAACAGTACATTGCTCGTATTGAAGAGGTAGAACCAGAATTACTTGTAGGACATCACTACACACGTTACTTGGGTGACTTATCTGGTGGAATGATTCTTAAGAATATTGCACAAAAGGCACTTAACTTGTATGATGGAGGTCTTGACTTCTACAAGTTTGACGAAATACCTCATTCTAAAATCTTTAAAGATAAGTATCGTAAAGCACTGGATTCTCTACCTTTAAAGAGTTCAGAAAAAAATGATGTAATAGTTGAAGCAAATTACGCATTTCGTTTGAACATGTATATGTTCAATGAATTGTCAGAGGGAGATCCATACCCTGCCATGACAGTATTGTGGAGTTTCGCCAAAATGACCTTTGGATTTGTTAAATCGAAATTTAAGAAATGACTTTTTTCTGGATTCTCTTTACTAACCTGATTCTTTATGTTATACTAAGAATCCACTTGGTTCGTAAATTCCGAACATCCTACTCAATTTACCTCAAAGATGAGGATGGTAATAGGCAAACTCTTGCTCATACCATTGCATATCTTTTAGAAACTGTAGATATACAGAACAAAAAGATTTCTTATTTGGTATCGGAGATGGAAAAGCAGTGGATGACCATTGAACAAGTAAAAATAGTCACTGGTGCTGATAAATACTGCACCGAACACCCAGAAAACCCTCCGAAACCTTTAGAATTATGAATGACAGACTTAAGATAGACGAACATGAATCTCAAGATGTTAAATGGAATCGTGGACTTGACATCTTTATTGAATCTGTTCATCAACCAGACTCTAAACTTAGATCTTGTGCTCATAATCAAGGTTGCTATAACGAACTAATGTGGATTCGTGAGGAGGTTCTGAACTACTTGCAGACACTAAGACGTTGAACATACTAGAAGAACAACTCTTGATTGTCAGAAAGTTAAGAGAATCTGGATGTTATGGTTCCAAAGCGTACTTTTACCTATCTGGTGTGTTAAATAGTAAAACACGGAGTAGAGAAAAAGAGCGAACATGTTGGACGAAATCATTAGAAAGGATCAGAGAAAAACAGCAAAACGACTAATAAAGGTTGCAAAAAAGCATCCTAGCTGGTATACTGAAGAGGACGTGAAATACGCCAAGTTAATAAAGAAACTTTACAAAAAACCCAAACCAAATGATGAAAATCTTTCTTGACACAGCAGAATATGATGAAATCGCCAAACGTGACCAGTCGGGTCTGATTGACGGCGTAACTACAAACCCCACACTTATCCGCAAAAGCGGTAGAGACCCTGTAGAGGTCATTAGACAACTCTCTCAGGACTTCCCTCATTTTGAGTCTATCTCTGCTGAAGTTGTTGCAGATAATGCTCTGGACATGATTGAACAGGCTCAAGTCTTCAAAGAAATGAAGAATGTGACTATCAAAGTTCCATGTACAGTTGAAGGACTGAAAGCATGTAAGTTACTTGTATCCGATGGATTCACTACCAATGTGACTTTGGTATTCTCTGTTTCCCAGGCGATTCTTGCTGCAAAAGCAGATGCAACATATGTTTCTCCTTTTGTTGGAAGGTTGAATGACAATTCCTTCTCTGGAGTTTCACTTGTACAGACAATCTCTGCTGTATATCGTGAACACCTTGCAAGAACTCAGGTTCTTTCTGCATCTCTAAGAGATGTTCATCATGTAGGACGTTGTTTTGGTGCTGGTAGTGATGTTTGTACATTACCTGTTGGTGTATTCGATAAGATGTATAATCATATTCTTACAGACAAAGGACTTGACCTGTTCCAGAAAGATTGGGATTCAATTCAGAAAAACTGATGGCATTATCTAAACAAGTAGAAGACAGTATGAAAGAGGCGGAGAGGAACATTCGAGAAGCTCTCGCCTTCGCTGCAAGAACAGAAAGACCTTACATTTGTAGGGAGTTGGGAGGTATGTTATCTCACATAGAGACTTTGATGACTACCGATGGGCTCTTTGATAAACTAGATAGAGCAATCAAGGAGAGTAAGGAAGATGGTGAATGACTGGCGTTATAATGAAGAGCGCATGGCCATCCGTCAAAAGACCTTCCTCGCTCTCAAAAAATACAACACCCTCTCTCATGTCCGACAACTCTACGAATTCTGCGATATCTGGGTATCGCAAGGGAAAGCAGACACCAACGGAATCGAAGCCCATTTTCTTAGACACTGCGAAAACGAGATCTATTCGTGAAGGATCAGTAGTTAGAGTACCTGATGTTTTAGGTGGAAAACCACTAGAAGGTCGGGTTCTTTTTGTAGATTCTCAAGACGCTCCCAAAAGGAGACTTGACGGTAAAAAACTACAATCATACTTTACAGTATGCTATAACGAAGAAACACTCGGAGGTTTACTTGTCTATCAATGTGAGTGGGAAAAAGTAGAAGTAATTAGGTATTAATTATGTTTACAATTTATGGGAAAGAAGAATGCCCCATGTGTTATAAGGTCAAAACGGTCTTTGAAATGTTAGGTAGAGATTATGTCTACAAAGAATTAAACAAAGACTACACAGCAGAGGAATTTGAACTCAAATTCCCAGATGTGATTGATTTGCCTCAAGTAATGTTAGATAATAAGGTTATCGGAAACGCAAATCAAACATTAAAATATCTAAAAGAACATAGGGTTTTCTCCAATGATGCCTCCTGACATGGACATAAATAAGGGCGTAGAACTTATACTCCGAGGAGAGAGACAACCTAAACCCCAAAACAAACCAAAGTTCTTCGACATTAAACTGAGTCTATTTAATAGAGAGTTCAGATTATCGTTGGACATAAAAAAGAAACAGCCTTAGGAGGTCAAAATGGAAACCACTGTACTTCTTGTCATGTTTAGTATACTTTGCTTTACGTTTCTGCTGATAGGTGGTATAATTGGCTGGTTAGCCCAACAAAACAATTACGTTCACTTACAAAATCAAGTGGCGTACACGCATCCTGAGATGTATGATGAAAATGGGAATCTTATTCCTGATGAAATAGTAGCCGTGAGGTTTGAAAACAATGACGACAGCGAAGAAGACGACGAGGACTAGATCAGCGTCAACTAGGAAGAAAACCACTTCCACTCGCAAAACTGCAACAAAACCAAGGACTGTGACAGTCAAAAAGAAAGAACTGCCACCAAATCCTATGGTTCATGAACTCTTAGAAGCAGTCGATTCTGAAAGAGTAAAGGCTAAAAAGTTAGAGATTCTTCGCACTCATGGTGATGACTCTTTCAAAATGGTTATGATTTGGAACTTTGATGAATCAGTCATTTCCGTACTTCCAGATGGAAACGTCCCATATCAACCTGTAGAGGGTGATGTGCAGGCATCTAAAGAACAGGGTGTTCCTCAGAGAACAACTATTCGTAATGCTGCAAGACAGTTCTACCGTTTTGTGAAGGGTGGAGACGACCAACTTAACAAGATCAAGAGAGAGTCTATTTTTATTAATATTCTCCAGACTCTACCTCAACCAGAGGCAGAAATCCTTGTTCTTGTGAAAGATAAAGCTCTCAACACCAAATATAACATCACTAAGGAGTTAGTGTCAGAAGCCTATCCAGAAATTACTTGGGGGAACCGAAGTTGAAAATCCTACACGAAAATTGCGATCCAAAACTAGCAGAAAATCCAAAGTTGCCTTACACGGCATATCTTGTAACTTATGTAAAGGACGACAAAGTGTGTTATGACGTAACTTTATGTCAAAAACAAGTGGAAATGTTTGATTACTATTACGATAAGTATAAAACAGGACTACAGGGATGGGTTCAATCTAGAGGCAGTATCAATCCTAAACTCTGGAATGAGGATATGCTCAATCCAGATAAGAAAAAAACACCAGCTAAAAAACCACAAAAACGTAAATGATTAATCCTATGAGTGTTGTGAAAAATGTAAGAACCTCATATAGCAGATTCTTACAGAAAAATATCAAGGAAGTAGAAGTGCAGTTCGAGAATGAAGACCCTGCATGGATTCCATATGATACTTTGTTGGCTATGATGAACTTTGAGGGAGATATTGTAAATGGGTGAATTTAGTGGATCTTCTCCTATGGGAGATGGTAGAAACGTTGCTGGTAGCAAATATACTGGTGATGCTAAACAAGGAAAGGTAGAACTCAATAAAGAAGAGTTCAATAAAGTGTTGAAAAAATATAAAAAGATCAAAAAGTATATGAAGTCTAATCTATTTCAAGTTAAACTCTTGGACGGCACTGAAAAGGTCGTATCTCAATTAGAGAAAGAAGCGAATGAAATTGAAGGTAATTGATGATTTCCTAAAACCAGATGATTACGAAGCCCTCCGCAAAACGATGATGGAGGATTCTTCGTTTCAATGGCAATTTGGTAACGGTGTTAATACACCTGATGATGGATATTTTCAATTTTGTCATGTGTTTTATGCACAGTTTGAACCTAGAAGTGCTTTCTTCTACAACCTTATGCCTATCCTAAACGAGTTGGAACCTGTTTCAATCGTCAGGATCAAGGCTAATCTAAATATGAGAACACCCGAAAGGCAAGAATATGATCTTCACACAGATGTTGACGATTGTATCACTTCCATATATTATGTAAATACTAATGATGGTTACACACGATTTGAAGATGGTACAAAGGTTGACAGTATAGCAAACAGGATGGTAGTATTTAACTCAAATACTTTACATGCTGGATGCTCCCCGACTGATACCCTTCGTAGGTGCGTAATTAACCTTAATTACTTCATCTAACATGGAAAAAGCAAAACTAAAACTCATTGTAAAAAACTTAAAGTTACTCGTAGAGGCACTTGAGTCTGAGGTTTATTCAGATTTATCTCAATATTCCTCTGATCATGAAAAACAAAAAGTGACGTATGGAGACCAAATAGAGGAATTATGACCGTAAAACTGGTAAGTATCACACCAGATGCAGAAAAAACAATGGCACATATCGCCAGAGTTTCAAATCCATCCAACCAAGATAATGAGAAGTTTGCTGGACTTCTCAAGTATTGTATCAATCATCAACATTGGTCTGTATTTGAACAGTCTAGCATGACTCTAGAGATAGAGACAACAAGGGCTATAGCGGCTCAAATACTGAGGCATAGATCATTTACATTTCAAGAGTTTTCCCAACGATATGCTGATAGTACACAGTTGGGAGTAATCCCTATTCCTAAACTTAGGAAACAAGATTTAAAGAATCGTCAAAACTCAACAGACGATCTTGACGAGTTTGTCAGACAGAAGTTGGAACTACAAATGAAAACTTTGTTTGACTCTGCAACCGCCTTATATCAACAGATGTTAGTGGAAGGAGTTGCAAAAGAATGTGCCAGAATGGTCTTACCACTTTGCACACCGACAAGAATCTACATGACAGGTTCTTGCAGATCATGGATTCATTATATTGAACTGAGATCCGCTCATGGAACTCAAAAGGAACACATGGACATTGCACAGGCATGTAAAACTGTCTTTATAGAAGAGTTTCCAATCGTTTCTGAGGCATTAGAATGGAGAAATGGTGTGGTTGAAATTCAAAAACAAATCAAAAAAGAACTTCACGGAGAACAAACTTAATGGCAACATACCCTGTAGTCAACACAAAAACTGGTGAACAGAAAGAGGTTGTAATGAGTATTATGAAGTGGGACAAATGGAGAGAGGATAATCCCGATTGGACAAGGGATTACTCAGATCCATCCACAATGCCAGGCGTAGGAGAGGTTGGAGAGTGGAGAGATAAACTCAACAACAAACATCCAGGCTGGAGTGAGATTCTCAAAAAATCTGAGAAAACTGCTGGGGTAAAAGGTCGTTTAGCTAACAGAGGTATTAATGTCAACTAAAAAAAGAAGGAACACTAATAGTCAACATCGTGATAGTAACGTTGGAGCTGGAATGACTGCTAAACAAAGACGTAGGAAGAGACCAATCAACAACGCTATGTTGGTTGACGTAGAACCTATCACAGATAATCAGAAGATTCTTTTTGAGGAATATGCTAAAGGTAAGAATATCTTTGCATATGGTTGTGCTGGTACTGGTAAGACATTCATTAGTTTGTATCTTGCACTAAAAGATGTACTTGACGAAATGACACCATATGATAAGGTGTATATTGTTAGGTCATTGGTCTCCACAAGAGAGATTGGTTTCTTGCCAGGCGACCATGAAGATAAGTCATCACTCTATCAGATTCCATATAAGAATATGGTAAAGTATATGTTTGAGATGCCCTCAGACAATGACTTTGAAATGTTATACGGTAATTTGAAAGCACAAGAGACTATTTCATTCTGGAGCACATCATTTATCAGGGGTACAACACTTGATAATTGCATTGTGTTAGTAGATGAGATGCAAAACTTGAATTTTCATGAATTAGATAGTATAATAACAAGAGTAGGAGATAACTGTAAAATAATGTTTTGTGGTGACTCTACTCAAACGGATCTTACAAAATCCAATGAGAAGAATGGCATCTTAGATTTTAAACGTATCATTGAGATCATGGAAGATGATTTCGGTACGGTTGAATTTGGTTTAGATGATATTGTTCGCTCTGGTCTAGTAAGAAACTACTTGGTTACTAAACTCGCTCTTTCTTTATGACGTTTACTCATTTGAATAAACTTGGTGATTTTGAGTTAGAAGCCAATACTATAGATGGAGTTAGATATTACACTCTTCCAAGTGGAAAGAAAGCTCCATCTATTACTTCCATAACCAGTTTTTATAATCGCCAAACGTTTATCAAATGGCGTAATAAGATTGGTGAGGAAGAAGCCAATAAGATCACAAAGGTTGCCACCGACAGGGGAACCAAGTTTCATGATCTGGTTGAAAAGTATCTCTTAAATGAAGATATTAATTCTATGAAGGACATTCTGCCTTCCACAAAATCAAGGTGGATTGCAGCAAGGGACTCCTTAAACAATATCAATAATATTCACTGTTTGGAAAAACCCCTATATAGTGAGTACTTCGGTATTGCTGGACGTGTTGATTGCATTGCCGAATATAACGGAGAGTTAGCGGTAATAGATTTCAAGACATCTAAAAAGATTAAACCAGAGAAGTGGTTAGAAAACTATTTCGTTCAAGAAACTGCATATGCCTGTATGTACTTTGAGATGACAGGTATTGCGGTGGAGAAGATTGTGACCTTAATGGTTGCTGATAATGGAGATGTGAAAGTTTATGAAAAAACCAACAAACGTGACTATATTAAGCTTCTTACCAAGTATATTAAAGAATTCGTCACCCACAAGCTCGGGGAGTATGGAGAAAGAAGTTAACGACTTACTAAAAGCGAAATTTCTCGACCAGAACAAGTTCACTACTGATGTTGAACAACTGGTACTTGACACTGAGCTCAATTATATTGAAGCAATCATTAGTTATTGCGAAGAAAATAATATTGAGTTTGAGTCAGTTGGGAAATTGATCGCAAAACCTCTCAAGGATAAATTAAAAGCGGAAGCAACTGAATTGAATTACTTAAAACGTACTTCTAAATCTAAGTTACCGCTGTGATATTCTGGATAGGATTTACTGTAATGGTTCTCAACGAAGGTTTTGTAATCATGAGGCATGTATCGCCTTGGTTTGCAAAGCGTAGAGAAGAATTAATAAGTAAATTTGGAGACGGTTTTAAGAAATTTCACTCAGCACTTGACTGGGTGTGGCTGTCTCTAGTGATCATAGGTATATCATTGGGACCACATAGAAACGTAGATATACTCTCACTTGCCGTATGGTGGGGTGGAGTATTATCCCTAGTTTACATACCTAAATGGTTATCAGAAAAAACATAAATAGTACTAGTATCAGATTCGATTGATGGGTGAATTTTTTAGATCCGCTCCAGTAAGAGCTGCCATGGCAGAGATACAGGAGTTACAAGAAGATATCATGTCAGGACTGGCAATCAACGGTATGAGGAATCCTACCGTAGATGGTGGTCTTTTGCATATTCAAAAGATGAGGACACTACTCGAAAAGCAGAGGAACTTTATGTTCAGACTGCAATTAGAGAAGGACGATCCTGATGCTATTGAGATGAGAGAGCAGATCTTAGAGTCTGCCAAGTTTCTGGGACTCCAGCCAGGTCAAAATATTGCAGAATTTTTTGACACTCTGACTGAAACCTTAGACAAACTGGAAGAAAATATTCCAGATTGACAAAACACAATTATCTGTTATAATACAAACAATCCTACAATACAAAAATACGGAGAATACTAAATGTCATTTGCTGCACTAAAGAAACAATCTAAAGCAGGCTCTCTTACAGAGAGATTGATGAAAAAAGTTGAGAAACTCAACGAGAAAGGTAACAATACTGATGAACGTCTTTGGAAACCAGCTGTAGATAAAGCGGGTAACGGATACGCAGTTGTTCGATTCCTCCCTGCACATGCTAATTGTGAACTGCCATGGACTCAAGTTTGGAGTCACGCTTTTCAAGGACCAGGCGGTTGGTATATTGAGAACAGTTTAACTACTATTGGCAAGGATGATCCTGTTGGAGAACTGAATCGCAGTCTCTGGAACAGTGGTCGTGAATCTGACAAAGACATTGCTCGTAAGCAAAAGCGTAAGCTTTCTTACTATGCAAATGTTTATGTTGTAAAAGATTCTAGTAATCCTGAGAACGAAGGACAAGTAAAACTTTACAAGTTTGGTAAGAAGATCTTTGATAAGATCACTGCTGCAATGCAACCTGAGTTCGATGATGAAGAAGCAATCAATCCATTTGATTTTTGGAAGGGTGCTAACTTCAAGTTGAAGATCAAACAGGTTGCTGGATTCTGGAACTATGATAGTTCAGAGTTTGCAAGATCAGAAGCACTCTTGGACGATGATGACAAACTAGAGGAGATCTATAACAAGATCTATGATCTTAGTGAGTTCACTGCTGCAGACCAGTTCAAAACATATGAACAACTCAAGGCACGTTTGGACACAGTTCTTTCAAGGAAGGCTGTTGTAACACCTACAAGAGAGGATGTTGAAGTATCCAACGAAGATGCTGATCGTGGATCAGTTGAGGAGGAACTATCTAACCTCCGTGCAAGTGCCACTGCTGCATCTGCTGATACGGATACAGAGGAAGAGGACGACGCACTGAGTTACTTCCAAAAACTCGCTGAAGAGTAAACAATAAGAAAGGGGTCGCAAGACCCCTTTTTTTATTATCAAGTAAGACTACTAGCAATTCTGGGATTGTATGCTCTCTTAAGTCTTTTACTCTTGAATTGAGATGATTTCTTATATTTGCCTATTCTGGTTAAATCTTGTATCACAGTGCTTAGGTAAAGTGGTCTGATAACTCTGATTCTTCTCTTAGCATCATTCATAGATACTTCAAACTGATAGTTCGTTACAGGAGTTACGTTGGGATTTTGAATCACATCACCATTGGCATCTCTTGCAGTTCCAGCTGAATCTATAGTTGATAACTCATTTAACTGAGTGACTCTACTGTATGAGACAATTCTTTGCTCTTCTGGTCTATACTTCAAATATTTAAGATCAAAGTTAGAATCTACTCTTAATGCTTCTGGAACAACTATTCTTCCAGCCCAATCTACATCTTCCAAAGTTTCATAGTGATGTATCTTTTCTAATCCCTCATCACTACCATATTTCTCTAAACAGTATTTTCTGAAATCATTATCGTTTAGTGGCCACTGATCTCTAACCTTTGTTATATTGTTCGCTACTAATATAACCCAATCAAATCTAGGATCTCCATATAGAGTGTATGCTAATTGATCTGGTCTTAGATTGCCATGAATAAAGAAATCTTCAAAGGATGTGGCTACTTGATCAAGATCCTCACGAAGTTTTGCTCTTCTGAAAATATTTTTTACTGGAATATACTCATCATTAGAACTTCTGTCTGGAGATCTAGAGACGTAATCTATATTTGGTAAATATGAAAAATAACCTTTCATGTTAGTATCCTATCATTGAAGTCTTTGGATCATCCTGATTAATGATATAGATTGGCATCAAATCTCCCATAATATTTTTATCACTAAACATTCTATCGTTAGCAGAGTCTCGTTGATAATCTGTGTTGTATATAGGTTCTAATTCGTTAAACTGGAGTGTCAGACTATATGATGTGGGTTGACCATGTGCATATGCCATCCATTGACCTTCTGGAGTATAACTAACATCTACGCTAGTCAAAGCACATGTTTTGAACATATTTGCACCCATGATAGGTTTGTTTCCATCAGTAAGATATCTCAACCTAAACACGTTTGGTGTGCCTAGGAAGTAACTAGGTCCTCCAGCAGCACCAGTTCCACCAGTCTGTCCATCACCAGTTAGTTTTACCAGTTTTCTAGGAGCAGACCATTCTTTAAAAGCACGAATCATCATTCTGCATATATGTGCTTCATTTTCATCTCTTGGAGTTAATAACCATTGGAATTGAAAATTTCTTAAACCAACACCAGCAAATAGAAGTTCAGTGTTGGAGTTTGCAATGACACCACCAGTTCTAGATAATATTTGATCTGAACTAATATCAAATCCTCCATCTGCAAGCAACTGACTCATTTTGTTTGCCATTATATCAGCTCTACCAGCCTGTTGTGTTGTTAATTGGAAGAAATTGTTTATTGCGTCAAGAGTTGGAAAGATACCTGTACCTCGGAGAAAAGTCTTAACAACCGTTTTGGAATTAGCTTTTCTGATAGCATCTAGTGCTGCATTATTCATGTTACTCTCTTCCCAAATTCTTGGGTTTGAATCTTGCATGTTATTAGGCATGGGTAACATGATTGGAGCACCTAGTTTTTTTCTAAGTGGTGATCCTCTTTGAGCACCATAAGCAGCACCACCGCCACCTTCAGAATTTTCATCTGTTTTAGTAAACTCTCTAGTATATGGAGGTTCATATGTATAACATTGAATGACCATATGATCCTGACTCATTGATAGATCTTGTGGATATACAACAGGTCTAAGGAACATGATCTCATTGTCCCTGTCAAAAGCATATTTAATCCTTTCTGTTACACCAACAAGCCCTTTAGAATCATTATCTGTTCCTCCTGGCTGTTGATTGTTTGCTACTTTTGCTTCTTCTATTGCAACTTGATTTTCAGCATGTCTTACTGCTCTATTCCATGTTAGACCCGCTCTCCAGTCGCTTACTGTATTTCCTGTTTTAATATAACCTTCTTCTTTTAGTCTTGCTAAATCTTTTTCTGCTTTTTGTAGAGGTGTAAGATCTGTGTTTTCTGCCCATGGCGCAACCTCTTCATTTGTTACACTAGCATAACTTCTTACTTCCTCAGCTAATTGTTGTTGTAAAACTGATTTAGTTGTATCTACATTTCCTTTGCTATCAAAAACAACTCCAGTAAAAGTTACTTTATTTTCATTACTTTTTTTTGTTACAGAACCAGGCTTCCACTCTCCATTTTCAAATATTGGTTCTGATCCAGCAATAATTTTACCAATGTCGTCAACAGGCCATATTTTTACTTCGCCTTCTTTAATGAATGCTTTATATTTTACAGTATCTCTACCACCTTCGGCATTGATAACGTTTTGTTCCAGATTTGTCTTAAGCCTAAGTTCGTTACCGTACTCTTGAACGTCGTTTTGGAATGTTACTGATGATGTCATTTTTTCCAGTTAAATGCTCGGTGTTTTGGATACTTCATACCGTTCCTGCCTATGAATTGTTCTGTAGGAAGTTTAGAAATTTCTCCCCAATCCTCATTTTTAGGAACTTTTAATAAACTACCCACACCAGAGTACAGGTATTTGTGCAGTGTATTTTTAGGAACCGCAGCTCCGCCTCCACTATTTAGTAAGCTCATTGCAACTGCATCACGATAAGATGGATTTACATAGTGTAAATTACATCCTAGAAACCCATCTCTATAGAATTTTAGTGCTACTGCAAGGGGTTGGGTATCCCAGAATTCATATCTCTCAGGAAAAGATGGGCTGTATGAAAAGAAAAATAGGTCTCCTTCTGTCACACCACTAGTGTCACTGGCACTAATATCTGGATTCTGGACACTAGACAATGCTTGTGAGAGAGCACTTACATACCATGCCCCACTTTTATTTTTCTTACCAGCTTGTTGTCTAATATCTTCTGCGATCATGAGATATACCTAAATCGTCTTCGGTCATGATCTTGAATTCATACTTTCTATCAGCACAGTATTGTTCTGCTGCTTTCCACTTTGCTTCATTGATAACCCATGTTTGAACATCATGTGCCCATGCCTTAGTTCTCCTTTTTGGATTCTTTGGAGGAGCCTTACATTGTTTTTTGGGTTTCACTTCTATCACAACAGATCGTTTCTTTCCATTTGAGTCGGTGTATTTGATGAAGAAGTCGGGAAAGTATCTGTGCATTTTTCTATCTAAGGGATTCTTGTATGGTATCCAGAATTCCTCTGATTGCCATTGACTTATGTTCTCTGTCAGATCACAGTATTCCATGAATTTTCTCTCCCATAGAGAGCGATAAATGATCTGAGTGGGATCACCTTTATACTTTTTAGTATGTTTTGGTTTAAATTTTCCCTTATAAGCCATATACATAGTATGGTAAGTCATAACCTTATTTAGATGGCCTTAGATAGTTCAAAAAGTTATTTTGCGACTAAAGTGGGAAACTTGGGAGCAAGTCCCCAAAATCCTAGACCCTTTTCTGACATACAAGATACTGCATTAGATGTTGGTGAAACATTTGAAACTAGTTTCTTGGATGCTCTGGGACATCCATCTCTGTCAAGTTTTTATAAAGTAAGATTAGATCTAGCGCCTACTAATTCAGAGAGCACTTTAGAGAAGTGGTTACAGGCATGTGGTGTATATACTAGTGATGGTGGATTGGGTCAAGAAAGATTCTCCTTAATGGCAACTGAAGCAATATTGCCTGGAGCAACCTTTGCAACCACTTCAGAGGTTGGAAGTAGACAAGGTATAGTTGAGAAATTCGCAGCACAAAGAACATTTAATGATGTTGCAGTCACTTATTACTTGACAGGAGACTATAGAAGTCTTACACTGTTCCAAGAATGGATTAACTACATAAACCCACTTTATGATGGTCAAGGCAAACTTCCAAGTGATAAATCACGTCGGGTTGGTCAGGGATTCTTCCCGTCAGCTACAGGATATCCAGAAAATAAACATGTTTCAAGTAATAATTTCTTGAGATATAGATATCCAAACTCATACAAGAGAAGTATGACTATAACTAAATTTGAGAGGAATATTGATACAACACTCATTCGTCCAACAAGTGTCGCATTAAGCCTATCAGATTCATCGGAAGAACTGGTTCCAGAAGCACTAAGTTATAGGTTTGTTAATATCTTCCCTACATCAATACAAGACGTTGCACTATCATATTCAAATTCTCAGGTGTTACAAGTTACAGTTAATTTTGCTTATGACAGATATGTTATGGTGAGGAGTGCTGATGTTATTGGATTTACTGGAGGAAGCCTTACATTTCCATCTAATGACACTGATGACAACAGTACTCCTCTTTCAGACAAGCAAGCTATCACCAATGAGGAGGAATCTTCAACCACAGCAAAATAGCTTCAAAAACCCTTCTAAATAATAACGAATAATTACATATTATGCCTTTACCAAAAATTACGACCACTGAGTATGAGTTGGAATTGCCATCAAATGGAAAGACTATCAAGTACAGACCGTTTCTGGTAAAAGAAGAAAAAATACTTATTCTCGCTCTAGAGGGTGGAAATCAAAAAGAGATTACTAATGCAGTCAAGCAAGTAATTAAGGAGTGTGTTATCACAAAAGGACTCAAGGTTGATAATCTGCCTGCCTTTGATATTGAATACTTATTTTTAAATATCCGTGGTAAGTCTGTAGGTGAATCTATTGATCTCCTTGTTACATGTGGTGATGATGGAAAAACAGAAGTGAGTGTAAATGTTCCCATTTCTGCCATTCAAGTTGTAAGATCTGAAGACCATACAACAGAAATTGAGATAGGTGATGGTTGGACTGTAAAGATGAAATATCCTTCTCTTAATCAGTTCATTGAAACTAATTTCACTGATAGTGAGGATACTATTGAGAAATCATTTACTGTTCTCTCTAGTTGTATTGAGATGGTTTATAATGATGCAGAGATGTTTGCCGCATCAGACTGTACTAAGAAAGAGTTAAAAGAATGGGTCGAAGCGTTGACTTCACAACAGTTTCAAAAACTTGAAAGATTTTTTGAAACCATGCCTAAATTGTCACATACGGTGACTGTAATTAATCCAAACACTAATAAGAAAAACACTGTAGTATTAGAGGGCTTAGCCGATTTTTTCGCCTAAGTATGTCTCACATTAATCTTGAGACATACTTCCGAATCAATTTCGCTCTCATGCAGTACCATAAATACAATTTGTGGGATATTGAGAATTGGATGCCTTGGGAAAGAGACATCTATGTTGGATTACTTAGACTTCACATTGAAGAAGAAAACCTAAAAGCAAAAGCTAGGGAAGCTCAAATGAAGAATGGCTAAAGTAACTACATCACTATTTGAAACAGCTGCAAAAGCAAAGAAAGTTGTAAAAGCAGATAAGATTTTTGGAAAAAACACCAAGAGTCAAATAGATGGTGCAAAGAATACAATACTACCTACAAAGGGGAAGTTAAGTAAAGTCAGAGGCAAGATGTCTCTGGTTCCTCAAGCTTTAAAACCTCCCGAAACGGTAACACCTAGAACAAGTGTCAAAAGAGTTGGAAGATTAGTAGAAAATAAAGTCCAAAACTTAGTTCCTAATTTAGTAAAGTCTGTACAATCAAAGGTTAGTGATTTTGACCCACAGGCGTTCTTAGGTAAAATATTTGATGGTGGTTTAAATTCTTTAGAGAAATTTGGATCTGGGTTGACTGGTCTGCAATCTTCTCTAAAAAGATCTCTAGGATTTTTAAGTGAAGCGAAGGGGATCGTCATTGATCTTATCGAGAAGATGGCGAAGGCCAAACCCCAAAAGTCAAAGGGAGGTCTGGTAAAAGGAGTACTAAAAGGTGCCGCAGTTGTTGGGTTGGCCGCACTGGCAGTTAAGGGAGCACCACTAGCTTTAGGTGCCGCTGGTGCAATAGGTGGTGCATTATTTAAGGCAAGTCCTTTGGGAAAGGGTGCTACTCTTGCTAAGAAGGTTTTTGGACGTAAGAAAGATGACGAAGTAATTGACGGAACTACAGCAGAAGTAACTAAACAATTTAAAAAATCTTTAGATACATTTGATGAAGCTTTGAGTCTCATTGAAATGCAGTTCAAAGGTAAACTTGGTAGAAGACTTAGAAAAAGGAGTCAAGATGATCAACCACCAACAGAAGGCGATGGCTCTGGCGATGGTAGTGGGGATGATCAGAGTCAAGTAAACGGAGAGAAACCGAAGATAATGACGGAGAATGAGTATAATAATGCCAAAGTTGAAGATCTTTCGCTTCCTGATACCTATGAGGAATATTTAAAAGAGAATAATCAACCAGTTACGACAACTAAAAAAATTGATGAAGTAGATTTACCTGATCCTAATAAAAAACACGACCAAAATGTTGATTCCTCTGGAAAGAATATTCCTCTAGGAACTGTTGTTGGTGGTGATCCAGATGAAACTAAAGTAACACCACTTACTGAACCAACAAGTGATTTGAGTGGACAGGGAGGACCTAGTTTAGTACTAAAACCTCAGAATATAGAGTTTATCAAGGGAAACAGAGGTGCTCTTGGACCTCAAGGAGATCCAGGCAGTAAAACTACGGTCACGAATCCAGCGGCACCTGAGGCACCTGAGGCAGAGAAACCTAAACCAGAGGGACTTATGAGAGGTCTCGCTGGTCTGGGTGATTTTTTAACTTTTGGAATGACTGACCTTGATGGGAGAGGAGATCTATTTAAAGACAGAGAAAAAGGTCAATTAAATACAGGTGTAGACAGTTCAACAGAAATTCCTAAACTAGATATTTCTCCTGATCTGAAAACTCTTGGAGCAGTAGAACAGATAACAGATGGTATAAGTCAACCAGCTAGAGGAGGTAGTGATGTAAAAGATACTCCAATGCCAATATCAATACCAGTTCCAGTAGGACAAGGTAATAATCAAAAAGGTGAATACAAAATGAGTAGAATGGCAAATGAACCTCCCATATTACTTTCAGTAGATATGGACAACATGCACATTACGACAACTAAATCACTGTTTAATATTATAGGTGCGTTATAATGAAGAATAAATCTAAAATAACAGGTATCCGACAGAAGGCTCAGAAGTCTGTAGATAAATCTGAATCATCTATAGATCGATTTTCCCGCTTTATGGGTGTCATATCTAAAGGTATTTCAAAGGATATTCCTAGTAAGAAAACATTAAAAAAAGCTAGATTATTTGCAAAAAATTTCGGTGGTGGGAGGAGTGCAAAAGTGAATAAAATGTTACTTGGTGGTGCTATAATGTTGCCTCTAGTTTTGGGACAAATGATGTCAAAGGAGAGATCTACAGAGGAACTTCTCCAAACCCAATATGGTGGAAACGAAAAAGCAATGCAGAAAGATCTCGATGAAGAACAAAAGGTTAGAGACGAAGGACTAAAAAAAGTAGAAACCACTGCTGATGAGAATAAAGACATAGCATTAGACAAGAAGAAAGATCTTCAAGCAGTATCTCAGAAAGGTCCAGAAGAAATTACTGAGTCAGAAGTTAACTCTGATGATAGTACTCTAGAAAGAATGAATGATAGACTGGCAACTGAGGATCAAAGTCTGGATAAGAAAAATGTAGAACAGTTTGGAGAGTTGATGGATAGATTCAAATTTCTTGCTAAACAAGGTGCCTTTATGGGTGAGGAGGAAGGTCCATCCGTAGGCGAAAAGTTGAATAATTTACGCAAAAAGGTAATGAAAGACATCAGAAAAGTTACTGGTGGTAAAGTTGATGACGGTGTATATTCTCTTGGTTTTGGAATAAATGTTGTAAATCCTCTTTCAAAGAAAGGCAGGAACATTATAAAGAACACGACTAGTAACTTGTGGAATACCGTGTTTGGACCTAAAAACGACAAAGACAAGAAAACTGAAAAAAGTGATATTGAAAAAATTAATGAAGTAGTTAAAGCACAGTTGGAAGAAAATGAAAAGCAATTTCGAGATGCTGGGGGAATAAGTCTACCACCTGGCTCAGAGGAACTTAAGAACTATCTTAGAACTAAGACTGAATTAGAAAAGTTACAGGAACGAATTCAAAAAGATCCTTTTAAGGTAGTTGCAGAGTTCATGGCAGCTGCCAATCCCAGTAGTGTTTCATCACAAAGTAGCATGTTGAGTCTAACTGTTGACACAGGTGAAGTGCCTACAAAAGTTGCAAATGATCTAGATTTTCAACGAGGAGTTAATGAACTTGCACAAAAATATAATGTAAGTGTGCAAGATCTATATGCTGTAATGAGCTTTGAGTCTGGTGGGACATTTGATCCATCAAAGAAAAATATGCAGGGGTCTGGTGCTACTGGTTTGATTCAATTCATGCCATCAACAGCAAAAGGATTGGGAACATCTACTGAAGAACTATCAAAGATGACAAGAACTGAACAATTAAAATATGTTGACAAGTATTTTTCAAATAAAGGAATTGAAGGTGGAAATCTTGATGATCTTTACATGTCAATTTTATTCCCTGTTGCTGTAGGTAAACCAGATGATTTTGTTCTCTTTGGTAAGGGTGCAATAGAGGGATATAGAGGCATAGCATACGATCAAAATGCAGGTTTAGATAAGAATGGTGATGGAAGTATTACTAAGGCAGAGGCTGCTGCCAGTGTTAGGAGTCATAAAGGAGCAATGGGATTCACTGAATCTACTGATCCTATGGGAGATCAGTCATCTCTCAATCCAAATAATCCTAATATGATTGCTCAATTATCTCCAGAGGGATATATGCCTTATGATGATCCAGCTGGATCACCTCCACAACTTATTGCACTTACTCCACAGTTGCAAACTGCTCAGGCTGGAGTGGTTGCAACAGGATCAGGAGGTGATGGTTCTCCACAAATAATGCCAATAACAGATGTTGGAGCAATTCTTTCTCAAATTCAACTTAACAATTTAGCTAGAACCTGATGGCATATTCCTTACTGTACGCTGATTTCAAACAAGTTTTAATCACCCCTGAGAATAACATTACTCTCAAGAGGGGTGGTTCTAGTGACTCAAATAAAGAGGGAGTAGATTCTCTCGAAATTAAGAACTCAGTTGTGCAATGTGATTATTTTGAGGATCTCTTATCTCCAGCAATAACAGTGAGATTGTTATGCTCTGATACTTCTGGTCTCTTATCTTTAGTACCTATAAGAGGGTATGAGAGAATTGATCTTATTATAGGAACTGCATTTGGTGATGTTAAGTTTACTGAGGAAAATGGAAATCCCTTATATGTTTCTTCCATTGAAAAAGTTAGTCAAGTTGAAGGACAGGAGACATTCACTCTTAAGTGCTGTACTCTGAGTAATCTTTCAAATGAGACTACTAGAGTCGTGAAAAGATATGAAAAAGGACTAATAAGTGAACACGTTAAGAACATACTAACAGATGTTCTACTAATTGATGAAGATAGGATGAGCATTGAGAAGAGTATTACTCCTTATGGTTTCATAGGTAACATGAGAAAACCATTCTATACTATACAATGGTTATGCCCAAAAGCAGTTCCAACAACATCTACAGTATCAGGTACATCGGGAGAAGGAGTAAAAGCAGAAGGAAAAGGAACCTCTGGATTCTTTTTCTATGAAGATTATGATGGATATAAGTTTAAGTCAGTAGATAAAATGGTGGATGCTACTCAAGTGGACTATCCAGATGACGGAGAGAAACTCATGAATGACTATAGTATCCCAACATATACTCATTCAACTTTAATTAGTTCAAACGATGAATCAAATAATTATAAAATTCTTTTTGCTAGTATAGACAAAACAACAGATTTACAGAAAAATTTAAGGGTTGGTCTTTATAGTAACTTGACATATGTGTATGATCCGTTAAAATGGAAGTTAGATGTGGTGAAATACAGTCTAAAGGATAACGTAAAAGAAGACAATTTGAAGCGATCTGGTGAAGATGTTCCTATTCCACAGGGAGATCTTACCAAATATGCTTCAAGAGTTCTTGTAAGAATGGGTGATAGGGGAATGTGGAACCTAGGCCTTGAGGAATCTGCTGAAGATGTAGAGGGACAGGGTAGAGATCCTAGTGATATGGCAAAAGCCTTTACTAGATACACAATGCTCTTCCAACAGTCCCTAAATATAAGTGTACCCTGTAATCCTCTATTAAGAGTAGGGAGTATAATTAGAGTAGAACTTCCAGAGGTAGGTGATACGCATAGCAAATCACCTAGAGGTCAGAAGCAAACAGACTCTGAACAAAGTGGATTCTTTGTTATCCGTAGTGTACGACACCACTTTGAAATAACTGAGGGGAGAAATGTCACCTCCCTAAATCTCATTAGAGATTCATATGGCATCCAATAAGGAGGAAAAATGGAAAGTTTAGAGAAACACATTCAAAAAGATAAGGAGATCTTAGAAGATCCCACAACAAGTCCTGCTGCTCGTAGGCATATCAAAGAAGAACTTCATGAATTAGAAGTTTACTCTCATAATCACCGTCAAGAGATTGAGTCTGGAGATCATCACGATCCTACCGCACTAGAGTTATTTTGTGAAGTAAACCCAGACGAGCCTGAGTGCTTAATTTATGACGATTAATGCCTGATGTTAGATACCACCCTTGCACAAACCAACTTTGTTGGAAAAGACGGATTTATATGGTGGATTGGTAGAGTTGCCGATCCAGCAGTTTGGAAGAATTCGTCTACTGATACTAAAAAGGGTTGGGCATATAGATGTAAAGTAAGAATAATAGGTTATCACCCATTCGATGAAGCCGTGATGAGTGAGGCGGAATTGCCTTGGGCACATGTCATGGTGGATCCCAACTCTGGTGCTGGAGGAGCGACTATAGGTGAAAAGTCAAAAATGCTTGGTGGAGAAACTGTCTTTGGTTTCTTCTTGGATGGTGAAGAGGCACAACAACCAGTCATCTTTGGTGCATTAGCAAGGAATATAAATCCAGAATTAGGTCCCCAAAATGCTACCTCCTCTATTCAAGAGAGTGATAATGTAGACGCTGAGAATAATGCCTTCAAGGTAATGTCAGGTAGAAGAGCGGGTATTGATGGGATGACCACCATGCCTAATGATGAAAACAAACCAATAGGGGGAGACTCATCACCAACTGGAGAGAGTCAAACAAAATTAAACGCAGATAATAAAGTTGGTGAAGAAAAGAAAAACTCACCAGGCGAACTAGAGAATGGAAATGAAGGTGTATCTAACGATAGGAAGTCAGAAACAACATTTTCTAATACTCAACTAGGTCCTCATAGTATGAACAATGGCTGTGAAGACGGTCCTTTGAGTGATATTGCACATACGATTGGTAGTTTTCTAACCACAGTAAACTCACTTACTGAGTTTGCTGGTTCTTATATTGATACTGCAAACAATCTGCTTCAAGATATTAATAAGTTAGTCAGAAAGGCTGCTAAGTTAGTATCTGCTGCGGTTAAAAAGATAGTCAATATGATCAGAGACAAAGTTATTGCTCTGGTAACAAAGGTATTCAGAAATCTACAAGCACTGATCATACCAGAACCACAGAAGTCTCCTGTTATAAAAGCTCTACAAAAAATACTTGACATCTTATTCTGTCTTTTCAACATAGACTTCTTGGGTATGTTGCTGAATATGTTCAAGGATATGATAGGAAAGGCACTGAATCCCTCCGTATGTGCCGTTGAACAGTTCATTGCAAATATTTTGGCAGATATCTATGATAAAATACTCGCAGCATTAAAACCACTTTTAGACGGATTAGATTGGTTGACTGGTTCTTTGGGTAAGGTGGGTAGTCTGTTATCGAAGATCAGTAGTTATGCTAATATGATATTGGGATTCTTTGCTTGTGCTAATTTAAAATGTAAAGACTATGACGATTGGACACAGGGAGTAGGTGCTATAGAAAAACCAAATCTAAAATTTGGAAAAGTTCTTGACAACATGAAATTCTTACAGAAGTTTGAAAATTTTGTTGGAGCAGCAGACACTACTGGTGATGGAGCATATAGTGCAACAGCTAAATTCTCACTTCTCAGTATGATAGGCATGGGTGCTGACGAATTTTTTGATTGCACTGCTAGAACACAGAACCCACAAACACAAGATGATCTTGGTGATGCAGTGCCGCCAGGATTTACATGGAGTGAGTGTATTCCGCCTAAGGTAGAAGTTCATGGTGATGGAACAAAAACTGCTGTTCTCATGCCTATAGTTTCAGCTATAGATGGAAGTATTCTTACTCTAGAGATACTAGAACCAGGCTTAAATTATACGGTAGTTCCAAAGATTTCAATTATAGACAAGACCAGACATGGTGGCGGTGCTAATGCTGAAGCGATCATAGATGAAAATGGATCTATTGTTGACATCTACATGTTATCGCCTGGAGAGGGATACTGCCCTTCGACTAATGTAGTTCCTCCAAAATTCCCTGTCACAGAGGATACTGATGATGAAAATCCTTTCATTACATTTACCACACCCGCTGATGATGCAGTAGGTGTTCAGACTTCTGTATCATTGTCTATCACATTCAATGAACCAATAACAAAAGGTAATGGGGATGTTACCATTACGGAAGCTGGCACTAATGTTGTACATGAAAGAATTAATGTAAATAATAATAGAATATCATTCCTATCTGATAGAATCATTAAGATAGACCCAAAGAATGACCTAAGATTCAATACTGAGTATTATATCTCTATGTCTGAGGGTTCATTCATGGATCTCTTTGATAATCAGTTTGCTGGTATGGCCAGAACTGATACCTATAACTTTACAACCAGAGGTGTTTCTGGTATTGGTAGTGAGGCAGTTGGTATTGTTACTGATCTTGTTCCCTATAGGCCTGGAATTGGATATACTTCTGGAGATAAAGGTAGAGTAGGAGATTGTTCTTTTGATTTGGTTGTGACTCCAGCAGGGTCTATTGCTGGAATCAATAATATCAGGTGTCAAGATAAACATAAAAAGATTCCGACAGTCTCGATAGATACGAGAACAGGAATTGGTGCTAGATTGTATCCAATTATGTCATACAGTCCTGATTATGTTTCAGATATTGGAGAGAGACCAAGTATAGACGGAGGTGTTGTTGGAGGTGGAATTCTGCCAACTGATGAGTCAGGTAGAGGTGGAACTCTGTTTGTCAAGGTGGTTGATTGTGTTTACAGTCAACGTACAACACAAGTTGGTTGGGTCAATGGTAATCCATATTATGGCGACTTCCATGTTCATGTACGAGATGATGGAAAAGTAGTTAAGATGGTAGGACCTACTCATATATCTTCACCACACGCCACAATATATAATACGAAAGAAGAAAGTCTAGGTCAACCACCAGTGATTACCTACACTCCTTCATCAACCACTACAACACCTAGTCCAACTGCGAGTCCTACTGAGACAACTACAACAACGGAGACTACAAATGCCCCTGCCGTTACACCTGATAGTTCTACACCATCTGTTAATACAACAGCCCCACAAGAAACTACACCAGCTCCACAACAGCCTCAACAACCTCAACAACAAACTCCACCATCAACTCCGCCGAGCACCCCTCCTCCTAGTCCTCCTCCTTCTGGTGGCGGCGGGTCTGGTGGATCGGGTGGCGGAGGCTACGGAGGTGGATACTAATGGCAACTGAACCAAAAGTTGTTAGTACAACTGATAATGAATATTTCATTACCAATCCAGGCTTTCGTGTCACTTCTGGTGTCAAAATTACTGATGGAAACTTAAAGGGACAAGAGACAGACTATTCTGTAATCACTGATAATAACCAAGGCATTTCTTTCTATAAGAATGGACTTCAAAAGTTAGTTGTAAATGGATGTTCATACGAAACTGTAGGTATAAGAGGAAAGGAGGACGAACCCAGTAAAATTATTTGTGCTGCATACGGACATATTGTGATAGAAGCTCAAGATGGTGATATATTATTAAAGGGTAGAAATATAAGATTTGATGCCTCTGGTGAACTTACTATGAGAGGAGGCGAGCAAATCTACATAGGAAAGACTCCTATTCTCAACTTAGATGCCAGTAACACAAATGTTCTTGGTACTAAGAACCTTTCTCTTGGTGGTAACTTCGTTGAGGTCTCTGGTGGATCATCAGTTGATATAGGTACACAAACCGATAAGATACAGGGTGGATTTCTTGGCGCTTTGATCGGTGCCTTCGATAGATTTAAGGACTTCTTATAATGGCAGCAACGGCTTCGATAGGAATGTTCGGTGACAAGGTTGTCATCGGAGCACTAGACACATCATTTTTGCCAGGCATACCGAAGGTATTTCCTGGCACTTTGGTGGCGAATGGTCCTGCATACTTTGGATTAGTTCCTAATATTGGAGTTCCAATGGCAACGGTCATGATTGGACCTCCAATGAGTTTTCCAGCACCATTATCTTTACAGGTTCATGGTATATCCAATTACTATGGGGTATTAAATGTCATAGCAGTCAGTAACTTTACAGGATTGTGTACAAAGTTTGGTGCTACGATTAGAAACTCCGCAAGTATTACAAATGGTATTAATACCATGAACGGATTGAAGGTTGGTAATGCCATATCTCAATTCAACGCAAATATAAATGTTGCTGGATTCGCTACCATAGCTGGTTTACTTGCAGTTGGTGGCAACATAACTTGTGCAAAGATATTTGCAGGTTTTGGGGCATTTGGTTCAGTTGCTGCACCTTTCAAAAAGTTTGATATTCCGCACCCATCTAAAGGAGAAGGTCATCGTCTTGCACATGCTTGTATTGAGGGTCCTGAGGTTGGTGTATATGTTAGAGGAGTATTGAAAGGAGAGAATGTGATTGAACTGCCAGACTATTGGAAAGATCTGGTTCATGAGGATAGCATAACAGTTCATTTAACTCCTATTGGAATTAATCAAAATTTGTGTTATACTGTTTCAAAAGGAGATACATTAAGTATAATAGTAAATCCACATAATTTCAAAACTCACAACATACGTTGCAGTTATCTAGTCTGTGCTGAACGTAAAGATGTTCCTAAATTAGTTGTAGAATATGAGGGAGATGGAACCTAATGGCTGCTGATCCAAAGAAAATTGCGAAAAGATTACGAGATAGTAACGAAACCCAAAAACAAGAGGGTAAAGTTCTTGCAGAACAGTTAGCATTGACTGATGCACTCATTGACGAGTTCGATGAGATAATTATTAAACTGGATAGTAAACTACCTCCACTCATTGATCCCATCAACACAGCAATAACGGCTGTTCAAAATGCGTATCTGGAGAGAATATCTCATGGATGTAGGAGTGACTTAGCATGGGTTCAAGTAGGGACATCTGATTTTAGTAGATTTGGTGATGATGATGATGTAGAAGTACAGGTATGGGAGTGTCAAAAAGATTCTGGCACATATCAGTACTTGGGATTCTACGGAGCTAAGTATTTCAAGTATCCAAAGAACATGGAGTATGGTGCTAATGTTGTAGAGACTATTGATAACGCTGATGTCAACGTAGGTAGTACTGCCATGGTGATATTCGACGCTGATGCAGAATACTTAACTGGTTTTACCACAGGTAGAAATCCTGGCATTAGAACAGGAGATTTGATTACTGATGCTCTTATAAATCCAACCATATTTCCATCAGGTAATGCTACAAGTGTTCTTGGATTTGGACTGACACCATACCCTGCTGAGGTTTATCCTCTATCTGGATTCTGTACATCTGGTGATAACAAAATTTATGCCGATGGTAAAATTGGTATATTTACACACTTTAGTGTAGGAGATTTTGTATATGGTGATACAGGTAAAAGTGGAGGAGGGATGGTTGCATCTGGAACTACCATCACAGGTATTTCAACTGCTGTAGGTATTATAACTTATACTGATAACACAGGTATTACATCCGCTGCACAAATGGTTCTCAATGTGTTTGAATTGAGTAATGCCGTGAGTATCACAGTTAACAAGGACATAGGAACGTCATTCTACATTGGCATTGTATCTGATTATTACTTTGCAAACTTGAGTCAACAACCTACCACAGCAGGCATAAACAGTTCTTTCATAGTTGTAAGACCAGGCGATATAGAAGATCTTCAGTTTGAATCATCTAAGAATCCAATCGACCCAGTAGAGATTGGTATTGCCAAGAATGTAAACATAGGAAAAGGACACCAATTAGATCTAATTAACAATGGTGATCCTAACATCACCGCACAATGGAGACAGGTTATTGAAGATCCAGAGCCAGCAGTTGGTAATGGTAGAGCTGAATATTATGTAGGAACAACCAACTGGCCTACCTACAGTACAGTTGATGAAGATGGTTCTCCATCTAGCACCACTTATGCAACAGAAGGACAGAGAATTTTTATTGGTGTGGGTGGTACAGATGCTGGTGGAAATGCCATTGGTTACGCTAATGTTCCTCCAGGCGGATCTATACCAGGCGATTGTGGTACATACGATAACGCAATCGTGGTCAAAACACAAGAAATGAATGAATTGATCAACGCAAACGTACCCAAAATAAACCACTATATAAATGGAGCGAAAGCTATGAGGAGTCTGAGGAATGAAGATGAGACTAGGGCTTGGGGTTTCCTACAAGCAATAGGATACATCAATTCTAGACAGAAAACAAACGAAAAAAACGCATTAGCGATAGAAGATTACAACTGGGCAGAGTTTGGGTATGACTTATGATTAAGGTAAAGTATCAACTTAAAGAACATTCAGATGTAAAACTTTTTAAGTTCTTTAAAACCAAAGAACAGGTTGAAAGTTTTAAATCTCAAAACCAACATTATACTTATGATGAATGATTTTTTAGACAATCTTGCTGCAAATCAGTATCAGAAAATGCACAAGAAAAAAACACCTGTGGAGAGACTACATGATGACATGAGAGAATTAGAAGAGAGAAGAATCGCTGAACTAGATGTAGATGGCGAGTATGAGGACTGGCTTTATTAACTATGATACACATTGATTGCAGAAAGCAATTCTTAGATTGGTCACAGTACGATCTGACTAAGGATGAAGTCTATGTTGTAGACTACATGTTTCCGCCTTGGTTTGTTCACCAAGTACATGACATGGTGATGACAGGATACAACTGGTTCTGGGGACATACCAGTGGATATGCCGAAGATGGTAGAGATGTCGGTGCAGACCCAACATGGGAAGAAGCACCAGCATTGAAACAACAAATATTTCCTCCAGACAGAAATGATATTGCACAGGATAGTTCCTTCAAAATGATCTACAGTGCAGTTATGCACACACTTCCATTTGAAGTGGAACTTGGTGAGATAATGATAAATGGACAACAGTGGATACATAATACAACGCCTCATCAAGATTGCACATGTGATAACGGTATAAGTTTTGTTTACTATATTAATAAACATTGGCAACCAGAGTGGGGAGGACAGATAAAGTATAAATTAAATGATGAATGGCAAGGTGTAGACCCTGCCCCAGGCAGAGTTGTGTTCTTCAAGGGGAACATATGGCATCATGGTATGCCACCAAATGAAGTATATCGTGGACTTAGAGCAAGTCTTGTCTACAAAACAATGAGAACTGTACCATTACCTTCAGAATGAAACAAGAAATCTTTGGAATACCTATCTTTCATGATCAGGTTGATGTAACTAAATTTGATTGTATTCCTCTTGCTCCCTTAGAACCCACTTGGGATTCTGGAGTTATGTCTAGTTTCTCATCGCAGAAACAAGAAGAGATTCCAGAATCAATCTGGGGTTACTTATCTGGTGTGGTAGAGAGAAATCTCTATTCAGCACAACTGATGGGAAAGAACGCAAGGTTTGGACATATATGGAGGAATGTTTATAAGAAACATGATTACCAAGATGCTCACATACATCCTAAAAGTCAATGGAGTTATGTGATATATGTTGATGTGACATCAAGAACTGCATTTTTTAATCCTTCAATTCATAACATTCAGAACCATTTTGGTTGCACTTTGCCCCAGTTTCCGTTAGACTATAAACCGAATCTGGAGCCTGGGAGTATAATTATATTCCCATCATTCCTCATGCACATGGTCAACTCAGGCAATGAGGGAACTACAATATCTGGAAACATTTACATGGAATACTCATGACTGACAACAACAGAATGTCAAAGGAGGAATATCTTAAGAAGTGTGAGGAAGTAGAAGATACTGCCTACGCAGAGAAGGGACATCCTCAAACATTTGGCAACAATTTACTTTTGCAAAACATAGATGCCTTCGGTGCTGAGATTGCAAAAATTTCTTCCAGTGTTAGGGCTCTGGAAAGATCGGCTAATGATGCAGAACTTCGGATCATTGGCCTTGAAAAAGAAATCGAAGTTCTATCTAGGGAGGTTGAAATTGGTAAAACGCACACTCACGATTCAAAAGAAGAATCCACAACATAACCAAATCTGGGAGTGGGAAGAAACTCCAGAACTAGCGGCATATATTGCCAAACAAACTGGCAAGAAGGTGTTAAAAGATGGTCCTAAAATACCCGAATCTTAAAGACCATATATTTGAATATGATTTGCTATCTGATCAGGAATGTGATCAGATAGTATCTCTTTTAGATTCTCGTGAATGGGGTGAATTCTCGTGGTATCAGGACTTTGAACAGGTTGATATTGATAAAGAATCAAATATGCAATCAACCGTAACTGCTCCAGAGGCTACAAACATAATACAACCACATATAAATGGTGAGTTGTTTGCTGCTTTTCATGAAAAATATAATTACTATGATGTTGAGGAGGGTCAAACTAGCGGTTCATTTTGGGAAGCTTGCTCAGGTATAAAATTTAATAAGTATAATGTTGGCGATTATTTGAGTCCTCACTACGATCATATACGAGATTTCTTTCAAGGACAATTTAGAGGCATACCTGTTACCAGTGTGGTGGGTGTGTTGAATGACGATTTTGAAGGAGGTGAGTTTAGGTTTTGGAAGGAACACACAGTCAATATAAAGAAGGGAAGTGTGTTAGTATTTCCAGCATTGTACTTGTTTCCACATGAAGTGACTCCAGTTACAAAAGGAGTCAGATATTCGTGGATATCATGGATTGTATAGTCCTGATGTATGACTCAAAAAGACATGTAGGTGGTGTCACCGACATTCTGGACAGGGGTTCGATTCCCCTCATCTCCATTCAAGGGGATGCCCAGGCTTCGACAGGGTATACGGAACATGACTGAAAACCTGCTTGGATAAGCAAAACACAGATGCTAATAACATCGACACCGCTGCGAACAACATCGTAGCATTCTCTCGTGTTCTCACAAGAGAATTTGCCCGCACTGACGAACTCGTCACTGCCTAAGGGGCAATCGGGGATTAGTCACTCCTTGTTAACCAAGTGACTGTGGGGGCTTTGCCCCCTCCTATATAAATTAAAACACTCATGAGATTACAATTCTGGTATTCAAAAGATATTAAAGAGTGGCATTGGACACTTCACACCAGACATTATGCCCCCGAAGGGCAGAATTACTACCACACCTCTGGATCAGGAACTAATGTGAGAGAGGTTATGGACAAAGTTGCCTCAGAAGTTGAACATTTAGTAGAAGAAAGAAACAAAGATGTTTGAATTAAGTGAAAAGTTAGAAGTTGTTGCTATCAATGAGATAGGACCTGAGAATAGGTCTGCTATGTTGATAGATAATTTTTACCAGAATCCTGATGAGATAAGGAATCTGGCACTTAGATTACCAAAGAGAGAAGATATACCATTAGTTAATCATCACTCAGGAACTAGATCAGTTCTTGAAACTGAGGAGTTACGGAAGAACACTGAAAGATTATTCAAAGAATTACTCTATGATGACCAATTCTGGGGTAGACCAACAGATAGAAGTTTTGTAGAGAAGAACATGGATTTCATGCCATTCCTAGTGGATTGGATTGACCAAGATACTGTTGCTAAACAACCATTACAGTTACTACCACATCAAGTTTACTATGCAGAAAACCCAAGTCCATTTCAATTTACCATAGAAATTTTTCTCAATAAAAATATGCCCAACTGCGGTGGCACTGATGTTTGGTCATTTGCTGGAAAGACTTCTGTTCAAGAGGACATGAAGAATATGTATGCAGATGCTGATGCTTTCTCACTTAGAAAAGATGTTTATGAATCAGTTCTTGCATGGAAACAATGTATGATGTTTGGTATGGAATACAATAGAGCGATTATTATTCCCGCTGATATGTTGCAAGCACCATTTGTTACGGCAGGCATGTATGAAGAGGAAATGAGGTTGAGTCAAAGACTGTTCTTATAGATAGTCATTTGATCCTGTCTAAATAGGTTAGAAGAAATTTTATAGGTTGTTGGTGCAATGCCTCTATCAAGATTAGAAAACTTTCTAAAGAACGCTGAGGGTAATATACTCTATGTAAACCCTAGTGACTTTGACGCGACTGATAGTATTGAAAACAGAGGTAACTCTCAGACAAGACCCTTCAAAACTATACAGAGGGCGCTGATTGAGGCTGCAAGATTTTCATATCAAGTTGGTAAGAATAACGATAAGATAGACAGAACAACTATCTTAGCATATCCTGGCGTACACTATATTGACAACAGGCCTGGATTTACTGTTACAAATAGTGGTGGTAACGCAGAATTTAAGTGCAGAAAGAACGCTGGATATCAAGTAACTTCTCTAGAACAGTTTACAACAGAAAGTAATTTTGATGTTCTAGATCCTAATAACGAACTATACAAGTATAATAGTACCGAAGGTGGTGCTATCATGCCTCGTGGTACATCTATCATTGGTTTAGATCTTCGTAAAACCAAACTAAGACCACTTTATGTTCCTGATCCTCAGAATGATGCCATGGAATATGGTGGTGTTCTTAGAGTTACAGGTACTTGTTATTTCACTGCCTTCACCATTTTTGATGCAGACATCACCAAGCTTGCATACTATGATTATGATAGTAATAGAAAAACCCCTTCATACTCACACCATAAGTTAGCAACATTTACTTATGCTGATGGTGTAAACAACGTCTTGATTGATGGCACAGACAGTGGATTGACAGACCTTGATATGTTCTACTTCAAGGTTGCAAAGGCATATGGAGACTCATCTGGTAGACCAGTTGGAGACTATCCTACATTTGATGACTTTGAACCTAGTGTTGATGAGTTTAGAATCGTTGGTGACTTACAAACTGATCCAGTTGGTGTTACATCTATCAGGGCTGGTGATGGTAACACACCAACGGCAACTCTGACTATCAATACTAACAAGTCACATGGATTATTCAAAGATACTCCTGTCTTGATTACTGGTATTACAACTGCAATCAACTCCTACAATGGTTCATTCCTTGTAGATGAAGTTACAAGTAATACTCAGTTCACAGTTCAAACCCCAAATGTTCCTGCTAACGCATTACCAACACCACAAGAAATTCAGAACTCTAGTGTTGTAGTTGAGTCTGATACTGTTGGATCTGCTTCTCCATATATCTTTAACGTATCACTCCGTTCCGTATTTGGTATGAACGGATTGGATTGTGATGGAGACAAGGCAACTGGTTTCAAATCTATGGTTTGTGCTCAGTTCACTGGTATTTCAATTCAGAAAGACGACAACGCTTTCATCTTATATAATCCTACAACTGCAATCTTTAATGATACTACTACAGTATCAGAGTCAGATAAACCACTACACTCTAACTCAAGGGCAATATACAAACCGAATTATGAAACCTCACACATGAGGACTAGGAATAATTCTGTTATCCAGTTGGTGTCAGTGTTCGCTATTGCATATGCTAGACACTTCCACGCAGAACGAGGCGGTGACGCATCAATTACCAACTCTAACTCTAACTTTGGACAGACTGCTCTTGAGTCTACAGGTTTCCGTCCAGTATCATTCGACAGAGATGATGTAGGTTACATTACTCACGTTATTCCACCAAGAGAAATTGTAAGAGAGGACTCTACTGTATCTTGGTTGACTATTGACACTAGAAAAACTATTGGTGTTGGTGTAACTGATAGATTCTATCTGTTTAGTTACAACAACGAAGAGATAGTTCCTCCAGCAGAGATTGATTCATTCAAAGTTGGTGCAAGAGTTGATGACAAATTATTCTTGAGTTTGGTTAATACTTTATCTGGACAGGCAGTACAGGAGACATATGAATCTCCTATCTTCATGCAAGTTCCTAGTGGTATTGGAACTTCTGGATTCAAAGAGTATGAAGTTATTAGAAACTCTGGTGTCAACGCCATTATTTCTAACGTATTACAGTTCAAGACCAATCATCAACTTGTAAATGGTGAGAAGGTCAGAGTATTCAGTAATACTGGTGAAACTCCAAGTGGTATCATCAACGATAAGATTTACTTTGCAATCTCTGGTGGTACACTTGCTGCGGACAGAATCCAATTAGCATCTACATTCAACGATGCTATTGCTAGACGACCTATCACTGGTATCTCAAATGGTGGTGGTAAGTTAAGAATAAGATCTACTGTATCAGATAAGAATCCTGGCGATCCAGGCCACCCAATGCAGTATGATGAAACCACTTATACTATTAATAGTATTCCTAACACAGTTGGTGGTTGGTATCTAACTGGTTCTTCAAGCACTGCTGACAATACTATCTTCTCTGCTATCAATACTATTGGTGTTGGTGTGATTGGAGAGGAAACAGGAACTACATTCCTCAAGAGAAGAGTTGACAATAGATCTCTACTCGACAGACTGTATAGAATTAGATATGTCATTCCAAAAGAACATATCAATGCTCGTGCTCCGAAGCCTGGTTTCATTCTACAAGAGTCTAAGACAGTTGGTGTAAGTAGTGCATCATTCTTGAGTGCAGACTTGAGTAACCCAACTCAACTTAAGAACGTCAAGATTATCAAGACGGCATCTTACAGTGCTCAAACCATTTCATATACAACTGAAGAACCACATAGATTACAGAAAGGCGATATTGTTACTATCAGGAATATTGATAGTGTCAACAATAGTCTAGGAACATTTAGATTAGGATATAATGGTGAGTTTGGTGTTGATAATGTTATTTCAACTAAGAAGTTCACTGTCACTGGTATCAATACAGATCCAGGCCTATTCCTTAATCAGGTAAACCAGAGAACTACTCAACAACAGATCGAAGCATTACCCACAGTTCAGAGATCAAAGGCACTCGATAGTTTCACAGTTTACAGAGTACAAGAGAACAAACCTCATGTGCCTGGCACATCTGGACAAGATGGTGTGTACAACATCACTATGGTTTGTGCATCTATCCCACTTGATAAGGATCTTGGATTTGGTGTATCTACTAAGTCTTTCCAGCAAGACGTAAGAAATCTATATCCACAACAAGACAGAGATAACTACGATTCTGATCCAGAACCCACTATCACTCATTCTAGTGCGGCAGTTATCGGTGAAGTTATCACTAACGATAAGAAGAAATCTATCACCAAAGAGTCTCTTGGATACTTCATGCAGGGACAACAGGTAGGTTTTGCTGCTACTGGTGCAGTAATTACTGGTACAGGTAACACAACTGTTACTCTATTCACTGATGTTGAACATAACTTTAACTCTGTGAAGGGTCTAAGTATTGTCAATCCTGGCGCTGGATACAACAATGGATCAGGTATTGCAACTGTAATCTATGCTGCAGACCTTGAGAACTCTGCTTTGCTCGGTAGAAATGCTTCTGCTAAGATCACAGTCTCTGCTGCTGGTACAATTACTGGTGTATCACTATTAGATGGTGGTTGTGGTTATGGTATCGGTAATACCATGACTGTATCTTCATTCCCTGCTGGTGCTCCTAGTGTCGCTGGTGTGGTATCAGTTACCTCTATCTTTACAAACATAGGAGATGGATTGAATCTCTCTGGTTTTGAAGATCCTAAGTTGAATGGTACATTCAAAATTGTTGATGTTCCTTCATCCAAGTCTATTTCTGTTGAGATTGGAACTTCAAGAAATCTTGATCCATACTTTACAGGTAGAGATGATAGGAGACAACCAACTTATCACTTAGCAAACATTGGTGTTGGTGTTACTTACATTGATGTTTCGAGAGAGACAGGACTTACAACAGTCAGAACAGATAACAACCACGCACTTGTTCCAGGCAACGGATTCGTAATTCAAGGAACAGGAAACCCACTGTTTGATGACAGAAAGTTAGTTGTTGATGGTGTAGAGGATGGTTTACCACTTAGAAGTATTACTTTCAACGTTGGTATTATCACATCTGGTATTGATACATCATACTCAATAAATGACAACAGACTGTTTGGTACTGGTATATCTGCAAACGGTAAGTCATTGAGTGCTGGTGAGAACAATCTTGCTGGTAGATCTTCCTATTTCTATACAGGTATTTCTACTACAATCAATGCTCCGCTAACATCCACTGATACTACCATTACATTGTCATCTACTGAAGGATTCAGAAGAGGAGACTACTGTATAATTAACGGTGAAGTTGTAAGATTCACCTCTGACAACATTAACAATATCCTTAGAGGTCAGTTTGGTACACTGGCATCGCCTGCCATAACAGGAACTACGATCAAGAAGATCAAGGTTCTTGCCATGGAACTTCGTAGGCCTTCGATCCTTCGTGCATCTGGTCATACGTTTGAGTATCTTGGTTATGGATCAGGAAACTACTCTACATCATTACCACAGAAACAGGACAGAGTTCTTTCAGATCAAGAGACATTATCTGCTCAGAAGAAAGAACTAGACGGTGGTACAGTTGTTTATACTGGTATGAACGACTCTGGAGACTTCTTCACAGGATATAAGAAACTATCATCTATTACAGGTGAAGAGGAAGTTCTTGAAGCGCCAGTGTTCACCTATGTTGGTGACGATGCTGAGGCAGAGACAATCAAGAGAGCATCAGGTGTATTTGATGAAGTATTGATTAGAGAATCACTCACAGTTGAGGGTGGAGACAACAACAATAGAACATCACAGTTCTATGGTCCTGTCAACATGACAGAGAAACTCACTAACACATCTGCTGATGGTATCGAGACTGTAAACTTATCTCTTAGAGGAGATGCCCCACAGGGTAAAGTGTTCACAGTTGGTATCTCTACACCATTAACTGCTGCAAGATCAGGTGATATTTCATTCGTTGGTGTTCCTAACGCTGGTGGATACTTAGGTCACATCTTTGCAGAGGGTGAATGGAGAAGATTTGGTGCAGTATCACAGGAGAGAGACAGATCATTCTACAAGTTTGATCAGATTGGTATTGGACAGTCTGGAGTTGGTATATTTAACTTCAAGGATTCACTTGAGGTCAATGGTGTTGCCAAGATCAAAGACTTGTTTGTATCAGGTATCGTTACCTTCGCTGCCAACCAGTCATTTGCTGGTGTGTCTTATGACACATTGGTCATCAAGAAGAACGCAAACTTCTGGGGATACAATACCACAGGTGGTATTTCCTATGATGGAATCCCTTGGGAGCAACATGGTTTCTACACACAGGTACATGAGGCGGGTACATCTAGACTTTACAATGCAGAATTTGTTGGTACTTATGTAACCTTCAAGCCTGCATCTGCAATTCATATTGAAGGACCTTATAAGTCCACATTCTCAGGTGTAAGTACAATCACAGGCACACTGGAGGTTGGTAACTTAGAGTGTGATGGTGGTACGTTTAATGGTACGTTTGTTAATGCCATTAACTCTGGTATTGATACACTTTCAGTTAAGAAAGATTTGTATGCAACTGCTGGTATTATCACTGATCTGCACGTCACAGTTGGTGTAGTTACTAACGGATTGTATGCTGATATTGGTATTACAACTCTATCTCATGTAGGCACACAATATGTCAATGAGAACAGAGTATTCACAGGTATCACTACTAACTTACAAGTAACAAACAGTGCGACTATTGCTAACGAGACAGTCACTAACGCCACAATTACTAACTTAATAGTTCCTAATACTGGTTCTGCTGACATTGAAGTTGCAAACATAGATCAACTTACATCCACAGACATCACATTTACTGATGACTTAATCGGACCTGACGCATACTTCTCGAATGATGTTGATTCTGATGGTTTACTTACAAGATACATTGGTAGTAAATATGGTCCCAACCCTGGCGTAGAGTCAGAACAGTTGACCATCTTTGCTAACGCTGGTCTTTACACTTGTATCACTGGTTTCGCTATGACAATGGCGAGAATCAATATGAGTCCAGGCGGTGACGGACTTGCTGCTCCTAAGATCACCGCTGATGTTGGTATTATTACTGCCCTAAGTGCTGGTGGTAATGCAAACATGAGTATTGATGCAGGTCCTGCTGGACAGATCAAGTCATTCCAGTTTGAGTCAATCGCAACAAACGTACCTCCTATCAAGACATCATCTAGTGTCAAGTGTGTAAACTTGAACGCTGACTTACTTGATGGTCTTACAATGATAGACAGCAACTGGACATCAGGTGCATCTATTATGGGTAGAGACTCTAATGGTAGTACGAAAGTCAAGGACATCACTGCAACTGGTATATTCCAAGGCGGATCAGGTGCTTTCCCTAACGGACTAACTGCTGGTGGGTCTAATATTACTGGTTCTTCTACCATTAATAACCTAACTGTTACTGGATCATTCACTGCTTCTGGTGGATTCTCAGGTAACGCTGATACTGCAACATTGGCATCCAACATTGCTATCGGTTCAAATAGAGTTCCTTACAATAATGCAAACAACAGCACCACATCTAGTTCTAACTTCACATTTAACGGAACTACACTGTCGGTTGCTGCTATCAACTGTAGTAGCATCACTGGTAATATCACTGGTAACGCTGGTTCCGCATCACAAGTTAATGTTTCTGGTGCATCTGGATCGTTGAGAGTTATGCTTGGTGGTTCAAGTGGTAATCAATCAATACGATCAGATGGTGGTTTGACCTTCAATGCAAATAGTAATAATCTATCTGTTAGTGGAGACATCACTGCCTTCGCATCTGACATGAGATTGAAAACTAACATTGAGAAGATTCAAGGTGCAGTCGCCAAGGTTTGTAAGTTAAGTGGATTCACATACGAATTTAACGAGGAAGGTAGGTCATTACGCTTACCAGAAGGCAAACAGTTGGGTGTATCTGCACAACAGGTACAAGAAATCTTCCCAGAGGCAGTTGCAGTCAGACCTATTGACGAATACTTAACTGTTAAATATGAGAAGTTAGTTCCTGTACTTATCGAGGCAATCAAAGAACTCAAGACTGAACTTGATGATGTGAAAAAAGAATTAAACAATCATTGTGGTTGTGAAGGGTGCCATGGAAAAGCCTGAAGAGTGGCATCCGCATGAGTTCTTTGATGGGGATTGGCACTGTCAAGCGGTGATGGGGATTGAAGAGGTGAGAATACTTCATCATACCGTCACCGAATATCTTGAAATGAAGGAGGATATACCGCCAGTCAATGAGTCATACCTAAAACACATACAAACTAAAATGTTCGGTATGATTTGTCAATACAACCTAGAGTTATAAACCATGAATTTGAATATTGTTGATGATAAGACTCATAGAGTCAATGATGAATTAAAATATGAAGTATCCAGAGTAGAATCACATCCAGTAATCATAATTGATGATGTGCTGGAGAATCCCCATGACTTCATTAGTGAGGTGGTGGAGAAATTGCCTGTGCAATATAATCATCTGGAGAGTAGAGGAGAACCAGAAGAGGTATTCCCAGGCTATCAGTCTAGGTTATTCATTGAACTGCCAGAGTTGACTAAACTTATCGGTCACATGATTCAGAAGTGTACAGACTTCAAGAATATTGATCCTGATGAAGTTAAAGTAAACTATCAGGTCAATGCAATGTTTAGTGACAGAGAAGTGCCTAGGGTATCGGTGCAACCACACGTTGACCCAGCAGTATATGCAACAGTATTATATTTGAATGATGGAAAAGGTGGAACCTCATTTTTTAGACATAAGGCAACTGGTCTAACTAATACCGAAAACATACATAAACCATTTAAGAGAACGGAAGAGTATTGGAATTTGAAAGAGTGGGTGTATGATTTTTCTGAGAAGGCAACTGACATGATAGATAATGATACAATGCTTATTGAAGATGTGTGGGAAGAAGAATATCATGTTCCCATGAAGTTTAATAGGTTAATCATCTATCCTTCATTCATGTGGCACAGTGCAGTGATGAAGAAGGGGTGGTATAAGGACACGCCTAGAGTGGCGATGTCGGGATTTGTATTTGCAAACTCTTTAAACGTGGACGTTAATGCTGAATGAAACAAAAGGACTACTTCACTATCTCTTTCATCATGGGAATGTTCTTTCTACATTCGATCATAGAAGATTGCTCGAACTCGTTAAGGGACTAGATTGGCCTGAACCAGATTGCCCTCCGCCTGGTAATTATTACAACATAGAAGGTTGGAGATCCTCACTAGAAATAGAACCTCATCATGGAGAGATATATCGACTCATTCACAGGGCACACATTAGATTGATGCCTGCAATATATAATGATTACAAAGACACATTACCAACAGACCCAATATACGATAAATACTCAGGATACTGGTTATGTAAGTATCCAGAAGGCGGTTATCTATCTCCCCACGCAGACGTTGATGCTGATGCTGGTTCAATAACCACATCATATACTGTTAATGATGATTATGAGGGTGGCGATATTTGTTTTTGGGGTAAACATGATATTGTCTCTAAAGGTAACTCTGCTCATGTATATCCAAGTAATCACTTGTTTAAACATGAGGTGAAACCTGTGACAAAAGGTGAAAGATATTCTGTTATCACTTGGTTCAGTTACGAAAAAGGAAAAGAATGGTTAACCTAGATCACTTAACTTCAATATCTACATACCCGAACCTGTTTAACAGTACGGACGTTGATGCCATAAGAGAACTGTCAGAGATATATCCTGACGTAGTTTCTAGTGCCCATGATTCTATTGGACTTATTAAATCTGATAAGGATACGCCCAAGTATGGATTTAAACTTAGTATTCCTACAGGAATTGAAGATTACGAATACTTCAATGGAAACTTAGGTAAGAATGTTTTGTTCAAACATCTGAACAAATACAAGTTCTTATACTTTAATAACAATGTGATGACAAATGAGATATTATCATTTGAATCGCCTCCTTTAATCGACCCTAGTATTGATGCCTTATGTCAACTTGCAACTGAGGTTACAGGTAATACTGACACATCATCTTTAAGAGAAGTATTGAAGATGTTAGAACCTGATGAGTTTGGGGATTATGAAATCTCTACGGCAGATATAAGTGTTATAAACAAGTCTATTAGGATAGGATTGCACAAAACGTCCTCCACTATATCTGAGGAAGTATTGAAATACTATGGCACTAGATCAAACACCAAGACATATCAGAATATTGAAGGTGTAAGTTCTTTAGTAGATAACTTGATAGTAGATTCGGATAACAATTTAGTAGAGATTGTTATTGAATTTAATTCAACTGGATTGGTAAAAGAAATTGGATATGCTTTGTCTACAAGATTTTCATATGATGCTCCAGAGGGATCAACACCTCAAGATAATTTTGGAGTCTACTTGGATAGACATGAATCACATAAAACATCTGTATCTAACATTTCCTCTAGTGTAAAGAATTGGTATTGGATGTCAGAAGAATGGGAGAAAGAAATAGTTTTATGGGAACAACAACCCAAAGCAGTACATGGTGCCACCATTATCACTGCTGGACATGATGGCACTAAGTTAGAATTAGTTTACGGTTTAGATTAGATATTAGTTATACCACCATTGTTGGAGTAGGATATTTTACCAGAGTTGCCTCCGCCTCCTCCGCCTCCGCTTCCACTGCCACCGTTGCGATTACCTCTGTATCCGCAACCTTCCTCGTCACTACCGCCTTGACTACCGTTATTACCTGTATTTCCTCCAGCACCATTTGACTCAAATCCACCACCATTTCCACCATTTCCGCCATTACCTCCACGACCACCTCCTCTAGAGTTGCCGCCTTGCCCGCCTGCTCCTCCACCTCCACCAGCACCAGAGTGTGCTGCGAAAGCATTATTTCCATTCCAGACATATCCAGCACCTGTACCTCCAGGTCCTCCATTGCCTCCACGTCCACCTTCGCCACCATTGTCATGGCAGACTCTCTGCGAACTATTACAGAACCAACCTCTGCATTTTCTACCTCCGCCGTGACCTCCGCCACCGCCTTTACCTCCTTTACCGCCACCTCCGCCTCCGCCGCCACCGCCACGGATTCTACTACTTAAGTGACCACTGGGCATTCTGATTGGAGTTGCAACTTGAATTGCTAAATTACCATTTCCACCACCTTGACCATTACTGGGGATACCATCGCCAGGTCCTGTTCCTCCCTGCCCAGGCGAACCACCAAATCCTCTCACACATGGATTTCCATTAGTATTAACAACATAGACATCAATATTACCAGACCCACCACTATTGAATCGTAGTGCAGGGTTGCTAGATGTACCTCCAAAATTACCATTAAGATTTAATCTCTTGTTTAAACTTGATGTGTATAGATTACCAGTAAACACCTCGTATCTTGCCTGTAAATGTTGCCAGTTACCATTACAGTTGGCAACTACAGCAGTGGTTACGTTTCTCAACTGACTGAATGAGAAAGTGCCACTCGTAGGTACATTATTGTTTTGAGATATATTTGCAACTTTATTGCCTCTATAATACTGACTGAAGTTTTCTGGAGAAGAACCACTTAGTTGAACAGCAAGATCACTCATAGAGATTTGACCACTTCCAAACTTTTGAGTGTATGATAGACTTAAACTACCATTACCAACAGGTCCCGAAGTGAAGTCATCATAAACATTATTTGATATGTCAGAGTATATCTTAGAAGAAGATATATCATAACTCATTTCATACATCTTATTGCCGTCCTTAATATCAATCGCCACAATTTCATTAGAGTTTGCGTCATAGTGTGCAGCAACACCTGACATATACTTAACACAGTCTCTAAGGTCACTATTACTTACAAACTTAACACCATTCCTTCTTATGACAGGGTTGACAAAGATTACACCTTGAGACCACTTATCATTGGCAACGTTAAACAAGTGGTTTACCTGTTCACTGTCAGTATCATGCTTTAGAATGTTATCAGTAGGCACGATATGGATTCTCTTAGACCCCTCAGTGGATCTCTGAGGGTCATAGTTATCATCATAGTACCAAATATGACATATAAAGTCGCCAACAGTTGCAAGAGTTTTATAGACCTTCTCATGTGAATACATGACTTTTGCTACAGAGGGGTTCAACTCATTCCTTTGTAGTTCGGGATTAGATGCTATCTCGTATTCTTTTTGTTCTTGTTCTAAAGAATAATTCTCGTCCATATCATTAGGTAGGTCTTGCCAAATCTATTTATTGTGGTATGATATATACCATATAGCGCAAACTTATTATGAGTCATAAAGAAGATTTACAGGAGAGAGCAAATTCCCTGTCTCAAGAGATTCAAGACCTAACAAAACAATTTGAACTCAAGAAGGAAGAATTTTTGAAAGTGCAAGGCGCTCTCGAAATGTTGCAGATTCTTGAAAATGAAAAAACAAGTAAAGAAACTTGATGATCTAATCATCAAATACTCTAACCCTAGAGAATACAAACAAATGTACAAAGAGAAGGAAGTTCACTGTTGCCCCAAGTGTTCTCACATATTTGTGGATTAGGGGTTGACAAGGCAAAGAGAACCTGTTATAGTAAATATGTAAAGACATGAGGTACGCAGTACTAGATTGTCACAACTGGTTATTATTATGCCTAAATCAACAAAGAAGATTCCGATCAGGAGTCTAAGGTCACACAAGTGCCTTGACAAAACACCTTTTTACGAGCAGACAGGACATACTTTCAAGGAGATTCTGAAAGTGTCAGGTCGTGATCGTGACGTACAAAGAGAGTCAGTGTGGAGACATATTCCAGGCAAACAGTCATCTTATATGAGTGCTGTTATTCAAGGATACGCTGAACTTTCATCATTTCATCTGGTAAATATTGCAAAGACAATAGATGCCATGAACTCAAGGATTGCTCAGTACAATGATCCTTTAGATATTGAATACAGAGAGAGATTGATCTCTTTCCAAGAACAAGGTTATAAGTATCTACACATTGATGGTGGTAACAGATGTGATGCCATTGAAGATTGGGACAATGATCTAGTTCCTCTAGAGTCTGGTAACTATACAGTTAAAGAGTGGGACGGCATCACTGGCGAGTATAAGTACACCACAGTTATCTTAGATCAAGAAGATCACTTCACAAAGTCAGTTCTCTTGAACTTAGGTGGAGATTATGCTAAACTTGTAGGGGCAGTTGATACTGCTTTGTTCAACTGGTTTGAGTATCCTTCTCTAACTTCTGAGGAGAGGAAGGATTTGTTCATTAAATTGAATGATAATGAGGACTTGACTACTGAGGAGTTCCGTAATTGCAATACTTCGCTCTACTGTCGTGCTATTCGTAATTTGAATGACTCACTCAAGGAAGAGTTCCTTGCTGCAGACTTCATCACAAAGTCCAATTCTATCAGATACAAATTCTGTGCCTACCTCGCAGCATGGTCTAACTACTATTCATGGCATGGTCAGATTGACCCTTATGCAACATCTACTCTTGATGCTGACTACGTTGTTGGGAGTACCAATAACACAAAGGTAACACAGAACTATGATAAGTTTTTGAAATTCCTTGACAACATTTTCCTTCCTTTTATGAGAGAAACTGTTGTGAAGAGGAAGAACCTTGCTGCAACTGGTGGTAGAAACATCTTACATGATTTCTTTTGGTTGTTTGTTGAGATTGAGAGACTCAATGGTTCAGTCGCTAAGAGTAACTACAAGAGACTCTTTGATGCCTACATGGCGTGGTATGACAAGAAGTGTGATGACAAAACACCTAAGTACAATACAGGTCAAGATCGTGAGACATGGGTTAAGTTCTATGATCTCTACGGTGCAAACACTTGGTACAAGGCAAAGCACAGAGTTGAGCACATTCGTGAAGATGTAATTCCTATGTTGGTTGACGAAGGAATTGCAGTAGTCAAAGATGAAGTAAGACTTGCAGATCCACGTTGGAGAATCCCTCTCTGGGAAGAACAGGGCAGAGTTTGTGCTCTATCTGGTCGCCCTATTAGTCGTGAGGAAGCAAAAGACTCAGACATCACAAGTCTAGATCATATCATTCCACACTCACTAGGAGGCAAAACTTCATATGAGAACAGTCAAGTAGTATTCAAAGATCAGAACCTTGCAAAAAGCGATAGTGTATGAGCATACAAGTTTACGATAACTTCTTGCCCTCTGAGGTATTCGACCCCATTAAAGATTATGTCTTTAGTGGGAGAATGCCTTGGTACTTCGCTCCTACGTCAGTACATGAAGGCGATGGTTGCCCACAGTTCAGTCACGCCTTGTATATTGATCTTGTTCCTATCTCTGAAGTATTTGAGATAGTTGTCCCTGTATTAAATTCACTTAACCCTCTTGCCTTGCATAGGGTTAAGTTTAATGCAACTACAAAAACACCTAAGATAGTAGAGAAACCTCTACACGTTGATGTTTCGGGTCCCCAAGATCATCAAGGTAAGTACACTCATGTGCCAGACTATCAAATTTGTGTGTTATATATGAATGACAACAATGGATATACATACTTTGAGGACGGACAAAAGGTAGTATCAAAAGAGAATAGAGCAGTTATATTCTCAGGAGATATGCTTCATGCAGGCACATCATGTACTGATGCTGAACTAAGAGTTGTTCTTAATATAGACTACTGTAAATGGGAGTGACATGGATTTATTTCCTACATTATTAGAGGAGTATGATCTTACAGAAGCGCCTGGATTGGACTATCTGAAGAAACATATCAAAGAGAATGGCAAGAATAATGAACACTCACTCGCTGTCAATGGTGTCAGTTCACATGGTGGTTGGGACCCGTTAGATGATGAGAATTGCAGACCAATAATAGATGTGCTTCATGAATGTTTGAACGATTATAATAGTAAGATAGGAAATTACCCTGCAATTCTCAGTGGTTCATGGTATAATATACTGCCCAAAGGTGGATACACTGCCACACATAGGCATGAGTCTAGTGTGATTAGTGGTGCCTTTTATCTACAGTTACCAGAGGGAGACTTCGGACAATTTTATGTGGTATCGCCACTTAAACCATACATGATGTGTATTCATAATATACAACCCACACCTTATGGAGTATATGAGATTGACATTCCAATTAAAGAGAATCATCTATACCTATTTCCTTCATGGTTAGAACATGGAAGCAGAGTTAATAATACAGAAGGCGAGAGGATTACTATGAGTTTCAATACGAGTGCCGCTCCAAGAGAAATGTTGCCTGATTCATTCTTAGAAGCAGTTTGGGGACCTGAAGGGTTGGGTGCAAAGAAAGGTGCAAGTTAATGAGAGTTGTAGATATATTGCCATTGAAATTGGGTGCTGTATTATATCCAGAACATGAGAAATTAAAGTCATTAATTGTTGATGAGATCAATAGTCATGGCAGTGATTATGAATATAAAAAGATTGACGCATATGCTAAAGGATTAGAACATTTAGATTACTACTCGCCTCTATCTCAAGATAAGTACAAGGAGTTTAGAAAGTGGATAGAACTACAAGCAGAAATATACGCAAAAGATATACTTAACTACGAAACATCTGATTTTATAATGACAGATAGTTGGTTAAATGTGTGTGATGTTGGTGGACAACAGGGTCCTCATTTTCATATAAATGCCGCTGTCTGTGCCTTATATTATATAAACTTTGATGATGAAGTCCATGCTCCAACATATTTTTATAGACCAAATAATAGTCAGACATATCCTGACTATCTCGCATATATGTTGACAAATCAAAAAGAGACAAAGTATAATTATATCAATGAAGTGGTAGGATTAGAAGGTTCGTTGTTACTATGGCCTGCTAATACCTGTCATGGGTATGCAACTAACTATGGCAATAATAGAATTACAGTATCATGTAATTTGATGCCTAGATATGTCAATGATGTTAGAATAGAACCTCTAACAAAAGATGAGAGACACACTGCTATGACTATCTTTAGATCAGGCAAACTATGGGATTATCCTAATTTATAACATGGAAGTAGTAAACATTCTGCCAACACCAGTTCTTATCGTGAAGTGCCCTTTCCATGATAAGGTAAAACAAAATATGTTAGATGATATTGAAGAACAGAAAGTTAATCAGTTATCATATAATGCAAACTCAAAGGAGTTGAAGCACGTTGGACATTACTCTGTGCTAAATGAGGATATGAAATATGGCAGATTTAGAAATTGGTGTGAACAACAAGGAGAATACTATGCAAAGGAAGTGCAAGGTCATTACATACAGGAGACAGTAGCAGTTACAGACAGTTGGTATAACATAAGTGATAAAGGTGGATACCAACACCCACACTTTCATAGTAATTCTTATTTAAGTTGCATATATTATGTGAACTTTGACGTTACAAAAGATCATGTAAATACACACTTCACAAGAGAAGAGAGTTTATACTATCCTGTAATGCCTAGTCTAACCTTGATGAGGAAGAAGTTTACAGACTACAATCAGGACAATCAAATACAGGTGAATGAAGGTGAATTGATGATATTTCCCTCTCAAATCATACATGGTTACCAACATAATAAAGGAGACAACAGAGTCACACTATCAATGAACATGATGCCTACCATTGTTACCAATGGAGACTACGGTTGGCGAGTGGTACAACTGACACCAGAGGAGAGACACAAATCTTTTACAGATGAGTGCAACCCAAATTACAACGAAAACAAAGAACTTGACAAGGATAAGTAGATGCCCTATAATGACAATGGGAAACAGAACAGGCATTTGCATAGTTGAAGTAACGTAAGTCCTCGTTTTTGTTTCTCGCACCCAATTATATTATTGCCATGAGAACCAAACACACCGCACACTATCATTTGAGGAATAGTGAGTATGGCACAGGCGCAGACATTAATTTCAGACAGATTGATAATTCTTTCAGTGCTTTGTTAAAAATGGGTATTGGTGCTCTTATTGGTTACTACATTCACAGATTGACTAGGAGTGGACAGTTGAGGTAGTGGCACACAGGTGGTTGCATTACCGCCACAATGCAGTAATATATGAATGTGGAGGGAAGGTTTTGTGTTTGTTACCTTCCTTCCCTTTTCTCTTTAACAAACAACAATACAAACAGAATTATGTCAACACTCGAAAAATCACTCACAAAAGTTGAAGTGCTTCAATGGACTGAAACACTTTGTCGTGCCCTTGAGCAACAGTACAAGAACTATGCAGTTCGCTCTTGCATCAGGAATAACTCAACAGAAATGAATCCATATCTACAGGAGAGGATCAACAAACTTGAGAATGATGAAGAGTGCATGAAGTTTACTATCACATCAGGTAAGAAGTATCATAAGATCATTCAGAATGACTATCGTAATGGCAAATATGAGAGTGCAGGGGTTCATGCTTTTGTTGATAAAATGACAGGAGAGGTTTACAAACCTGCTTCATGGAAAGCACCTGCTAAACACGTTAGATTTGATATGAGAGACATTAATCAACGTGAGTGGATGCTAGCAAACTGTGACTGGGCGGGTGGTTATCTGTATATCAGGTAATACCCACACCTATCTAAATAATCCAAGAGTAACATAAATCATGGGATACGATTCACTAACATCAGATACAGAAGCACTTACTAAGACTAAGTTGCAACAAGTTGATAGACTTAAGAAACAACTACAGGCAGCAATGCGAACCATTGGCAACCTTGACGAGAGATTGACTTCACTAGAGTCAATGGTTAATGCTGCCCTATACAAACAGCAAGATGACATTAAGACTCTTATTGCAGAGGTTAATGCTCTCAAGGGCAAGGTGGAACTAGAGAAAGCATCTAGTAGATTTGATATGGAGGCAATGCCCGCTGAAGCACCAGGCGCCCCTCCAGTTGGATAACTGACACACAGGTGGTTGCACATTATTGAAATTACACTATTATATGAGAGTAAACAAACGGAACACTATGGACGATTTTGATTTTGAACAGATTGATGAATTTGAAGGACTAGAGCAAGATGATTGGTTGATGGACATTAACGGAGTTAAAGAGGAGTTTGACCCTGAGACTCAAAAACTATTGGCACAGTTCTAAGACTGGCACAAGACCCCTTGCAGGGGTCTTTTTTTATCCTATACTATGATTATTGAGACAACTGACTATGCAACTTAGAGATCATCAAAAAGAGATTACAAATATCATGCAACGCCAGTGTGGTCAGGTACTTGTACCTACTGGCGGTGGTAAGACTATGTGTATGATTGTTGATGCTAAGTGGCGATTCAGTATGCCTATTCCACAGACTATTATTGTTGTTGCTCCTAGAATCTTACTTGCTCAACAGTTGTGTGAGGAGTTCCTAGAGCAGATTGATAATGTCGAGGTGCTTCATGTTCATAGTGGAGAGACTAACTACCAGACTACAACTAATCCTAAAGAGATTCAAGAGTGGCATCATAACAGTACAAAGAATCAGTTGATCTTTACTACATACCATTCACTTCACAGAATCATGGAAGATGTTGAAGCGGATACAGTATATTATGATGAGGCACACAATTCAGTTCAAAGAAACTTCTTTGAGAGTGTCAAGAACCGCTCTAACATTACTAGACGTAAGTTTTACTTCACTGCCACACCTAAACATCATACATCACAAGAGAGAGGTATGAACAATGAGAAGGTATATGGCAAGGTAATTGCAGAGATCCCTGCTCCAGAGTTGATTAAGAAGGGGTATATCGTACCGCCTCAAGTCAAGTCAGTCAAGTATCCTATCGGGTTCTATGAATCAGTTGAGCAGATTGACAGGTGTATGATTCTTGATGCTCTTGAAAATGAAGATCACATGGACAAAGTATTGGTCACTGCTAAGTCTAGTAAGAACATTCACAAGTTGATTACTCAAACTGATTTCATGGCAGTATGTCACTCTATGAAATACAATGTAATGTGGATTACATCAAAGTATGGTGCTATCATCAATGGTAAGAAGGTCACTCGTAAGACATTCTTCAATTTGATGAACAAGTGGGGTGCTGACCCTGACAAGAAGTTTGTCATGTTTCATCATTCTATTCTCTCAGAGGGTATGAATGTGAGTGGATTGACTGCTTGTATTCTACTGAGGAATCTTGATCTAATCACTATGGCACAAACTATTGGTCGAGTCATTCGACTACATAAGGAAGATGCACTTAAGATTAGCACAGGTGCTCTCAAACCTAACATCAATGGAAATGGTTATGTAAAACCATTTGGCAAGATGTTTGTACCAGTTTACAGTAATGTGGGTATTGGTACAGAACGCCGCCTTCAGTCAGTTGTTGACACTATCTTTACTAAGGGAGAGTCACAGGTATCAAGGGCGACAAGGTAGTTGCAAATATTCTAAAATTATAGTATAATCAAACTACATGGTAACTAAAACCAATGGCACAAATTGACAAAATCCGAGCACAATGCCTTTCAGTCATGGAAGAGCAGTTCGCCACACAGATGAGCAAACTGGTGGACAAGGTGCGACTTGAGGACGCTGAAGCATTAGTACAGGAAATGATGATCGAGGCAGATGATTTTGATGATGCAGATTTATTCCTTGATGACATCACAGATTGGACTGACTCAGACATCGCCAATATCACATTCCAAGATATAAATGATGTTGAGGTGGATAGAGATTTCTAGAGAGTCTCGACAAACTAAAAAAGACCTTATGAAATTAGTGTATCCTGACCACTTAAAATTTCTAAAGAAACTTAAGGCGGAGTTGAAAAGAGATAAAGGTATAAGACCAAGGCGTAAATCCAGAAAAAACTACAAACATAAATGAATGCTCAGTCTCTAAATCTATTTGGATTTAATATCACTAAATTTGTGATAGACGATTGGAGTGATAAGAAATCTAGACTCTTAAAACTAATAGATTTTACTGATAATGAGATCATAGAATGTCAGACTGACTACTATAAGTATCAGACTACAGCACCATATCTTAATGAGTTTGTTGACATATTGCAAACTGATTTAGATAAGTTAGTCAATGAATACACACAGATATTGAGTGATAGATATGGAGGAGATTGCCCTTTCAAAAATGTTGAGGAGTGGCAACTATGGTCACAGAGATATGCCATAGGACAATTTCATGGTGCTCATAATCATGGTTTAATGAATATATCATGTGTATTGTATGTTGAGTTTGACCCACAGGAGCATTTTCCTACTACATTCTATAGTCCACACCCTAACCCCTATTATGGTACAATAGATAAGATTGCGCCTCCAGTAAATGAAGGCGAGATTCTAACTTTTCCTTCTGTTTTGTTACATGAATCGCCAGTATCTAAATCAAATAAACAGAGGACAATAATGTCGTTTAACATACCTATGAGGTAAGATGTATCAGATCAATGTAACACTAACTGACAAGCAATTTAACTTGTTAAGTGAAGCATTATTTTTCTATTCTGAGGAGAAAGATGATGACAACCTATCCAATTCTATAGAAGAGTTAGAAGATTTAATTGATATTTCAACTACTAAAGTAAAGCGAAATAGGCAATTTCTCAACCCTGAGTGTGACATTTAATAAACTGGCACACAGGTGGTTGTAAACCTACATCAATGTAGTATTATATAAATGTGAGAGAGATAACTCATGTGGTTACTATGCCCGAACATGGAGCGCCAGCATTGCTAGGTCAGTACTCAGTAGGGGTTCAGGTGTAAGCGATTCCCATAGTGTAAATTTGGACTCTTGGGTGAAACCCATTACAGTAGTCCCACGTTTCTCTCTCACCCACTTTATAAACTGGCACACAGGTGGTTGATTTCCTGTTGCCATGGTGTATAATGGTAGTATGAAGAACAAACACCTAGAGCACCCAGAAGATAGTATCCTGACTCTTGGTAAGAGTGGTGCTATTGATGTAATCAAGTTTTTGAAGAGCAAGAGAAATCAAATATCAGTCAAGTATGATGGTGCCCCTGCTATCGTGTATGGAGTCAACCCTGAGAATGGTAGATTCTTTGTTGGCACTAAATCAGTATTCAATAAGAAGAAGATCAAGATAAACTATACTCATACAGATATTGAAACTAATCATGGTCATATCCCAAATGTAGCAAGTATTCTACACACTTGCCTTGAGACTCTACCCACAGATCATGGAGTGTATCAATGTGACTTTATTGGTTATGGTGGTAATGATACCTACAAACCTAATACTATCACATACAAATTTGATAAGGTCATCAAACAGTCAGTAGTTGTAGCGACTCATACACAGTATATTGGTGCAACTATTCAAGAATTAGATGCAGTATTCCATTATCGACCCAATAATTATAGGAATCTTGACTGTCGCAACTTAGGACACTATCAAGTTGATACTCATGCTACTATGAATAACCGCTTAAGTGTCAAGATTGAATTCTTGCTCACTCTCGCCCGCACGTTGGTACGTTTTACCGAGTTCCCCACGCTCAAGGAAGGAAAAGCACTAAAGGTAATTGTCAACAGTTATGTGAGGGAAGGCAAGAAACTTAACCCCGATCAACTTGCAAGTGATACAGGATACTCAAAAAACTTGTTCCACTTATACAATATGATTATTGAAGTTAAAGAACTATTGATGCAAGGTATCGTTACATCAAAAGATGTTGAGTGCCTTATTGATGGTCAACCCTATGAGCATGAGGGTTATGTGATGACTAACAAGTATGGTACATACAAACTTATCAAACGTCAACGCTTCAGTTATGCAAACTTCAATATGAAAAAGACATGGGGTGTGCCAGTTGAATAAGTGGCACATAGGTGCATGAAATACTATTTCATCATACTATAATAGAAACATAGGGGGCAAGGCGATCCGTTAAAAGAAGCGGTTCTTTTGACTCGAAGGATTTAATCTCAAACTGCCAATCTGAGTTGCCCCCTCTCAAATACATGGAGATCAATGCCGTATTCAAGACTTGAAATTCCAACCTACATTGTTGACCAAATCATTAAGTCACTCAATGAATCAATCGAAGTATGTTATGGTGCTTCAGAACAGAATAGTGATGATTACACAAAAGATTATCCCTATGCAGTTGGTTTTTCTAAAGCAACTATGGAATCGGTTGTTGATTCACTCTTACGTCTAAAACTTGAACAATGAAAACATTAATCCTAACAGACACCGAGTTCAATAGACTCTTTGAGATATTTGAACCGACTTACTTCTCACTCAAAGAGAGAGTAGAAACAAAGTATGACCCTGATCTCTCAAATGATATAAGAGATTATATCTCTCATGACATCTATCGTAAAATGATAGCAGTTGATGGAGGTATATAATGAATCAGTTTAGAATAGAATGCTCTGAAGTCAATTACTTCACTATCTTAGTTGAAGCAGACACAGAGGAACAGGCAAGAGAACTTGCTCATGCTGACATCAATTCATTTGAAGTAGAAGATGAATATGTGTCAGAGTGGAATATTGAAAACGTGGAGGAATTGTAATGCGAACATACATTTATAGAGATTTCAACGATTTGAGAGATCCAGAGGGCAAACATGGTTGCCATTTCATACCAACAAAAACTCATGTGAGTGAGAAGTATGGCAGACATTTCTTTATTGACATTGGAATGAATTTTGTATCCGCTCCTAGTTTTGAGAAGGGTGGATATGATGAGACACAGTTAGACTATGTTGGTTCATGGAGTGACCTCGAAGGCGTAGTATTACAGGACTTGTTCGACATCTATCAGAATATGGTATTTGAATATCATCAAGAAGAGATAGATGCAGAGAGAGCAAACTATTATGAACTAGAGGAGGCAGTTGAAAAGGGAGAGATAACCTATTTGTAAACTGGCACACAGGTGGTTGCACTTAAATACTACTGCCTGTATTATAATACTATACAAACAAACATTATGGCATCAAAACTAAAAACCACACCAAAAGAAAAAATGATAGTCAACCTTATGGAAGAGGTTATCAGTATTTTATCAACTTGCAAAGACTTATCTGACCCAGAGTTTTCAATGTATGAGACTATGAAGCACGCAGTTGACACAGAAGTTTACTACCCACTATACGACAACTAATGACTGAAATTCCTTTCTACGACTTCCCTAAGAGTCCTATTTTGATTATCGGATTCTTTGGTATTCTTACCGCCATGGTAACACTTTATGTTGTTAATCGTGACTATTTCAATTCCCCTTTAAATCAAGATAAGAGGATTAAATGACACTATCTAAGGACACATTAAACAAACTTGCTGATGCTTTGGTATTGGAAGTTATCGAACATATTAACAACAATCCAAAGGCACATAACGCTCTATATGAGTTAGTTAGTGATGCAATTTGTGAGAAGTTAGGTAACAAGAATGATGACGGAAGTTGCTCCTTTGATGGTAGCAAACTTGTTCCCGCTGTTGTTGATAGGTTACAACTGATGATCTTACCACAGGTAATGCCTTCCGACCCAGCAAACTTGTGACACTTGGATTAGTGGCACACAGGTGGTAGATTTCCATTCCTACCATACTATAATAAGTACATAACAAAACAAACAACAAATCATGTCAACAAATTCAAGAATCGGACTTAGACTTGCTGATGGTTCAATCCTATCCGCATATCATCATTGGGACGGTTATCCACAGTGGTTGGGAGTTACTCTCAACAAACATTTTCCTACTAGGGAAGCAATCGCTGAACTTATTGATGGTGGAGACATGAGTTGTTGCCATACTCAATCAGGTTGGGAACTTACTGAACCAGAGGAACTAGAGGGCAGAGAGTTCAAACCTTGTTACTACACAGATAGAGGAGAGTCTATTGATGACAATGCTCCTAAACATCACAAAACTACTTCACACTTCTTTGAGGACACTAACAAGTGTTGTGGAGAGTATGCTTACATCAAAGAACTAGACGGAACTTTGGTATGCTATGGTATTAGTTTTTGGAATGAGAAAACTAAGGATTTCAACGATACTTTCACACCTATCAAGGAAGAAATCCCTGCTGACTATCCACAGGAGTTAATGTCAGCATGATATATCCAAATGACTTAAAGACTACTCTATTTTCAGAGATAGCAGAAATCTTAGAGGAGGCGGACAATTCCGCTCCCTATGATATAGTTGATGCTATGATCGAACTAATGAATGAAGATCAGTTGAATCAACTTGCTGACATTATTACAAACTTGTATCCTAAAGACTAATGACTGACCCAAACTTGACTGCTGCAGAGTGTGACGCTCTGCTACAACTTATCTTAGGTACGCCTTGTAGGGTTACTGACAAATTGAATGACGATTTTAATGTCAATTTTAGGAAAATTCGTCATAAACTAGGACGTTTAGCAGATATTGATGATGGAATCCCACAAATGCTAGTACCTAGTGACAGTTGAATAAGTGGCACAAGGGCGGTTGATATTCAATATCACTGCCCTATAATGATAGTATAACAAACAAACAGGTTTATGACTTCTATCGTTGCTATCGGAAAAAACAAGTATGACATCAATCAAATTGATGAGTTTACTGATTACGTTTTTTCATTCTACGGTGCTGATGATGCACTATATCAAATGAATGTCACTAAAGATGACATTACACTTGCTACAGAGGACTATCTACAACTAATATCTGATTTAGATAGTGACATATTCACTTGGGGCGATGGCGACTCACTTGATAGAGAGAGAGTCAGAGATATGCTCGTAAGAAATTATGGATACTCTAAAGACTTTGATGGTGGAAGTCTTTGGGTACTAGACCAGTAAACAAACTGGCACAAGGGCAGTTGATTCTTTGAGTCACTGCCCTATAATAGTAATATAACAAACACAGAGGTTTTAACTATGATGAATCGTCAAGGTTCTTTGGTCAGAGACTACAGTTTCGACCAACTACAAACAATCCGCTCATTTTTTACTGATGGAGAGTGGGATACAATCGCTAACTCACTAGAGGACTATCGTTGCTATGATGATGACTCTTTACAAGAAGATGAATTGATCGAGGGTAGATCAGTTTATGAGCGTTGTAATGAGATAGACGATAGAATTTCAAAACTATTTGCGAGGACTAAGTGATGACATTTGAAGAATTAGAACAGTTGAAACTTGATGCTTTTGAAGTATTGGAAGTATTAGAGGATACCGCTAGTCACATTTGTGATGAAAAACAACTATCTGGACAAAAAGTGTGGACTATGATTCACTCATTCGCTCAACTTAAAGTGGACGAATTTCCAGAACCATATCAACTTATCGGAGGCAACTAATGAACAAAACAAACAAAGATACCTTACTCAAGGCACAAAACATGACTGACAAACAGTTTGCTGCTCTTAAGGAATACTATGTTGAGCGAATTGTTGATAATATGTCAATGAAGGACTTGATAATCTACGTTACTGACGATATGCAAAGATGGATAGATGACCAAACATTTAATGATGCTATGGTAGAAATTGAAGAGTATTTTGATGAATACTTTACAGATACTATAGCGGAGGTTATAGAGAATGTTCAGTAATGATGAATTAAAAACTATTCATAAGTCACTTGATGATTATATAAGTGATTATGAAGAAATGGATAGTACAAAAATTGCACCTATTTTATTCAAAATAGAGGACATATTAACCAATAGAGGCGTTTTTATTGAGGGCACTAATGATGACTAAGTATCAACAAATCAAAGAGTATGTAGATGACCACGTTAAGTATTATGCTTTTTACCCTTTTGATATTGTACTCAATATGGATACAGAGCAAGAAGAAACTCTTACTTATGATGAGTATTGGCATATTCTAAAGAACAAATCAACCTATGATGTGACAGTTTGATTACTGTCACAATGGTGGTTGTTATCGTGTATGACTGCTCTATAATAGTATTATAACAAACAAACAAACATGATTTACTACAGAAATCCAAATACTAACTCAATCACTCTTACTTTTGATAGTGGTAGAGTATCTGATCTAAAGAGTGCTTTAGACTTCGCTATTGATAATGACACTTCACTAGGTATTAGTGATGTTGTTGACCTTACTTGCATGAGTGATCTATTAGAGGAGGCATTATCATGAAATTTGCAATTAGAGAACTTGAGTACTTGTTAGAGTGTTTACAATTCCATTATGCAGAGCATAGTGATGATAAACGTCAATACATGGCACTTAATTGTGAACTATCATATAGAATTGATAGAGACTTGAGACAACAAAAAGAAGTTTATCGTTTACAAGGGCGTGAGTATAAAGGTTTACAATCAGTTGTTAATGACCCTGACCCTTACGGACTAGAATCAATTACTGAAGGAGATTATGATGGCGAGGGAAACTGGATTCATGAATAGTATTAAATTAGATGTTAGTTTAACTGAACTAAGTATCATTAATTGCGCTCTTGATGACTATTACGGTAGTATGGTAGATTACTACCGCACTAGCGAATATCATGAAGTTAAAGAGATTAAATCAATTAAAGATAGAGTAGATGCTCTCACATTCAAAGAGCAAGAGAAAGTAGCAAAGAACAAGGCAAAGCAACCTACACCAGAATGGTAGGAGAGTCAACCAATAGTGTGCCAGTTTGATTAGTGGCACACTATATGTTGTTATTGTATTTCATGCTACTATAATGATAGTATAACAAACAAACAAACAATTATGCAATTTCAATCTGAATCACTCAATACAGTTGTTGATTACTTTGAAGTAAAGGACTGGCGCAATAATGTTAGTAAGAACGCTAGACTTAAGGTAGTCACATTTAAAGGTAAAACAGCAGAGAAAACCGCAATCAACGTGTATGACATGGCGGAGGAGATCGACATTTTACTAGAAAATAACTATGCTGTTACTGTTAATACTAAAAGACCTGCTCAGTTTATGTCTAGTAGGACAATCGAAGAAGTGGCACAATCTAGAACTGGATTCTAGATTTATCCACTATAATAGTAATATAACAAACAAACATTATGACAACTATTGAAATTCTACAAGAGCAACTTAAACAACTTAAGATAATCGCTCAAGAGCAACTTAAGAATGAACCACAGCACCCTAGGCACAAGTTTGCTTATACTATCGTAGTAAGTGACCACCCACTTGGTTATCATGAGCACTATACTAATGATTTAAAAACAGCGAAGAAAAGTTGTTTAGAGTGGGCGCAAGATTATGGTTCAGCAAGTGTTGAGAATTCTAAGACATTTGAGACAGTATGGAGCGTAAGATAATGAAAGTATCAGAACTAATCGAAACACTATCAAATTATGATATGAATGATAGTATTACATTTTACTATCTTAAAAATGATGTTCTAACTAATTGTCAATTAGAGAGCACTTGTTGGTATCCTGATATGGGTATTGAGTTTACTGTACAAGATACAGGCGAGATACTAGAGGAGGCAGAGTAATGTCATATTGTGATGTATGTGGCAACTTTGATTATTCCCATATAGAGGATATGGAAGAGCATGAAATCGAAAAAGAGAAATTTTCGATAGATTATCAACCTGACTTATATTACTATTGGGATAATCCTATAGAGGAGGATTATGATTGGCGAGATACCATGCCCGAAGCAGATTGCTTATGCGAGATATGCTTTGATATACTCAATGATGAGAAGAAAATCAAGTGGAAGTGTGCCAGTTGTTAAAGTGGCACAGTGGTGGTTGAAATTGGTATTCACTGCCCTATAATGATAGTATAACAAACAAACAAACAACTATGACGATTCAAGAGTACAAAGAACTATGTAAAAAGGACGTTTTGAGAATTGGTCAAGATATTACAGAGATCAAACTTGGAACTACAGTTCAATCAAAAATACATGATGAACTAGAGGGCGAAGTGGTTATTCTTGATAGAAGTAATGACTATGCTGTTATCAAAACTTGGATAACTGACTATGAATTTCAAACAGTTGAATGCTTCCTATCTGACTTGGAGGCAGTTTAATGAGTTATACTACTGAAGAGTTTAACAAAGATGTTAAAAAACTTAGAGACTTAATCGCTAAGTGTGAAGAGTTAGAAGAGAAAAAGCAAACAAAATACTGCTATAAACCTTACCGCACAATTCACAATTACTAAATCATGAATACTGAACAAAAACAAGTAGTTGATGCTCTTAATCAACGTAAGTATTTGAAATTGAATACTGGATTAAGAATTGAAGCAATAGACTCTAGAATTACTGGACTCTATGCTTATGGGCGCAAATTTGCGGAAGTTGTTTATAAAAACGATTTTCTAGTTGATGTTACCAGTAATGAGACTAATTTTGAAATTGAAGAGTTTTTAACATTTTACATTAAGTCTAATGTAGCAGACACTTGGAAGAAGTTTATAAACAAAATGATATTTTCAAACTACCTCGGAATGGGCGTAGAGTCAACCGATAGTGTGCCACTAATCAAAGTGGCACAAGCAGTGTAGATTTTTGATCTCACTGCCCTATAATAAGTGTATAACAAACAAACAAACAACTATGACCAAAACAGAACGATTAATCAACAGAATCAAAGAAGTAGAGAACTTTGAAAATGTTGCATGGGTATGCAAAGACTTTACCGATTTTTGCTTTGAAGTAGCAGAGTGGGGCGTAGATCACGCTGCTGGTGTTGATTTTGATGATCCTGACCTTGATAGAGTCGCACTTGATAATGCTATCGCTTCAATCGGTTTACCACCTAGTGAGTGCTTATAATGGATACTTACACAGAAATTATGAAGTGTTGGGAAGGTGTTGATGAGGAGCACGCTACCACTTCATTTGAATTCGGTCTTATGAATGACCTTTACTATCAACTATTCGCTCCAATTTACGATTAAAAACTATGTCTTGTTTACAGAATGAAGCAATCCTAGAGTCCTTATATGAGGAATCACTAGAAGAAATCGAACAGTTTTACAAAATGAAAAACAAAACTGTTTCAGTAGATCAAATTGATGAAGAAGCAATTAAACTTGCTATGAAGCGTTTTGAGGATATGATTCAATGATCTCAAAAGAGTTAATCGAACTTGCTGACCAGTATGAAGGCAACCTATTGAACTATTTTTGCGGTATGTCACCCAAAGAAAGTAAAAAGTTTAATCAATTCATCAAAAACAACAAAAGGAGGAAACACTCATGAACACAGAGGCATTAAGTGACATTCAAACAACAGTTAAATTATCATTCTATCAGTTACAACTGATTCAAGAGTTAGTATCAGTAGAATATGAAAAAGAGATTATAGAAAACTATTGGACGGAAGAATGTAATGAATACAATGCCATAAACACCAGTATTGAACGTGCTTTAAAGCGTGTAAAGACTAAGCATAGTGATAAGATTAAACCCTCTAATTATGATTATGTAATCCCAGAGTATGTTCCCACCAGACAATTTTAATGAGTAATTAATCGTCTTTAATTGTTACTTAGTGGCATAAGTGAGTTGTTTGTTAATCACTTAGTAAGACCACTAACTAACAATTTTATCGTGCTATTCGTCTTTATTAGTATTACATATATGAAAGTCACTTCGAGGCGAACGCCCGAAATTTTTTTCTATAAGTAACACATAAGAACCGCAATCGTGGTCACGTTAAGATTACATAACACTGCCATGTTTCCCCACTAAATAACATCATAGTAGAGGAAATATGCGTGCTTAGTTGACATTTAGTGCAATATCTGGTAGAATTAAATGTAATCCACCGCCTCAATCTTATGACTTCTCAATCACAATCAGTAACCCGCTATCGTGTTACTTTAGACTTTACAGTTAGTGAAGCAAACTGTAATCCACCGAGTAACTGGAACTGGAATAAGTTACTTGAATTAAATGATAGTGACGGAGAGAGAGTTAAGTCGTTATATGTAGAAAATCTGGGACAAATTGCCATTACTAAGTGTAGCAATAAGGAGGCAGTCTGATGGAGAAAGTTACACATAAGGAGAAAGTTACGGAAACAAGTGAAGCATTCGTTAAGAGATTATCTGAAGGTTTAGATGATATAGAGGAACAAATTTACCCAGACTATGCTATAGAAATTGACATTGAATCGTATGACCCTTGATAACATTGAAACAATGCTAAATGCCCCACTATTTGATAAGAATGAAATGGCACTTATCAAGTTATTAGTATTAGAATCACTTAGTAAGTATGACTCACTAAGTAACAACAATACAGAGGGAAATATCTATAAGTTACTAACACAAATTAAGACAAAAGTACATGAATTAAGTAATGAATTGTAAGGCACTTTGATTTTTTCATTAACATTTAAAAAAGGTAAAATAAACATATAAGTGTTTATTATCTCTTTATGTTAAATGAAGCAATTAATGTGAGTTTTTATAGACATCTTGGCGGGCATTATAACACAGAATGCTCAGAAAGTCAACGAGTACTGTGCCACTTTATGCACTGGCACACTAGGACTTGACTGTGCCCGTCAAATGTGCCATAGGGATTCCGTAACATTCTGATACAATTATTGCGGAGCAGGGTGAGTGTCGAATAGTTTATAGATCCTACCCCGAATCTCTTATAACCCTATTATAGGGCATGAGAGGAAATTGTCAACCACTTTGTAAGCATCAGTGTGCCACTTTAAGAACTGGCACATGGCCTGTTGTTTTGTGCTTTCACGGTACTATAATAAGAACATAACAAACACAGGTAACACACATGAGAAAAATCGAATCAGACATGAACGCTGCAATCCGCAACCGCTCTGACTTTCGCTCATCTAATACTACTGTAGAGAACGCTTTCAACACCGCTACAAACCAGATGGAAGCAATCGTAAAACTTCATGGCAACCACATTGCGACTGTAACCAATGATACACTGGTACTCTTTGATGGCGGTTGGCAATCTAATACAACTAAGAGCAGATTGAACGCTCTTATTAATGAATTCACAGACGGCACACAGAATGGCGTATTTCAAAAGAATTGGGAATGGTTCGTAACTGCTTCTGGCATTACTCATGATTTCGCTGATGGGTTCGAGTTGGCGGTTGCTTAACTGGCACATAGGGGGCACTATTGCTCCCTTTTTTCTTTTATAATGGACCTAATCAAACAAACACACATGGCAAACAACATCAAACAACAAACACGCTTAAAGACATCATCTGGCAGAGTAGTCACATATACGGTCCTAAAGAGAAGCAATGCTGGTGCCACAATGGCAAGGCGCTCATGGAATAACGCTGCTCCTAAAGGCAGTTTCATGCACAATGGCATGGCAGTACACGCTGCTAGTATAAACACAGGCAGCAAGGTAAGTAAAGCAATCTAGTGCCACTTTGGTAACTGTCACATAAGGGGCATACATTACCCCTTTTTTAATGTACAATAAGAACATAACAAACAAGGACCAATTATGTTCACAGTATTAGACATTAAACTAGACTTTACACAGTTCCCACACTTTGACACACAGGACCAAGAATATGCCACGGAGTTATGCCTAGGCGAATATGAGGCACTCGACGTGCTAAACGTGGTCCACAGAGTAGAGGAACTCTTTAAGTTTCCAGTACTTGAGGCGATTATATCATATAACGGTTATAATGTTCACGTTAATAGGACAGTTTAACAACTGTCACATGGCCTCACATATGTGGGGTCTTTGTGATTATAATAAGTACATAACAAACAAACACTTTTGCCTTATGTCTACTCGTAACCTAATCGGAACACCTTACACAGGTTTAACAGAGGATCAGAGAGACAACCTAAACACACGGTTGTATGATCTCATTAACTCATTAGAGTATAACGTAGACAAGTCCGATCTAGTAGATGCACTTA